ATAACACACTTAATAAAACCCAATTATTTAATAAAAATCCCATATTTTTCTTTAATATTTATAACTTATTTTAATATTTTACACCATCAATGTAGATAAACTTATCTGTGTTTTTAATGGTACCAAAAATTTAAGGGCATCATTAAAATCAATCCCAGCAATAGAATCAATGTCCGAACTCATTTCATTCAGAATTCGCTTAAGCTAAATCATCTCTTCATCAGCAAAAGAATCTTTTTTTAGTTTCTTATTGAAGGTGGTATTTGTCATACCCATCTTCTCAGCAAGAACGCTTTTAGTGATTGACTGAAATATTTCTGTAATCCTATTCATTTTCAATCATTTTCTTAAGTTCTTCGATTGTAAAAATTTCTACAGTTCCAACATTCTTAACTTTAATGTTGACCTCTGCTTTTTCATCCTTTATGATATTCTTAACTGTTTCTAAAATCCTCTTCATAGCTTCTTCTTGTGTATTGTATCCAATAAAGTCATCATAGTCTCTTGGTAGACTATTGCAATGTTTTTCAAGTTCAAGTGGAGACCACTTATTTGTTGACGTTCCTGTGTTCTTATAGTAAATGAAATTTTGGTATAGGTCAACTCGCTCGGTAATATAGAGAGTTTCGTACTTGCTATCCTTATAGTTCCATCTATCGTACTTGTGGATATAAAATTCAATGGTTCTAATGTAGACCTTGCTCTTTAGCATGGTGAATAAGCCAGCTAGAAATATTGCTGTTGGTATGTTGCTTAAAAGTGCAATTGCTAATGTATCCTTAGACCAGGTTAGACCGTAAGTTGCTGAAAGATATACAAGGAATGAAATCCAGATTAAAGATAAGGAGAGCCAAATTGTTATCCAAGTTACTTCTGACTTGTTTCTTTTTATGTCCATAGTTTTTTAAATATAGGACAAATTTACTATAATAATTATTATTGTGCAAATATTTCTAATGACTCATTTTTTATCATTACTAAGAGCAAAGGCTCAAGAGAATTAAAGAATATTATCTTTTTTTTCAAATCTATTAACAACTCCACAAAGTGGTTGAAGGTTTGTGTAGTGATTTAACTTAATAATATCTTCTTCAGAAGTAGCAGAGCTAAGTGGGATTATGTGGTCTATATCCCATCCATAATTCTTTTCTCCATTAAACAAACCTCTGTTTTCCCAGCTCATCCAGGGCTCAAATTTAGATTCGAGATGCAGCTTAAATTCCTCCCAATAACATCCTAAAATTTCATATGACCGTGACCTCTTTGTGTATCCTTGTTTTTGGAGGCTTTTAAGAATTATTTTTGATATTTTACACTTAAGAGAATACAGTAGGTCAGTAGATTTTTTATTTTTATGATAAGACTTATTATAAGATTTAGAGTAAGCCTTTATTTTATCTTTATTTTTTTCTCTGTATCTTTTTTTTTGAGCTAACACCTTATCTCTATTATTAGCTTTCCATTCTTTAGAGTTATTTTTAGCCTTTTCTTTAATCTTATCTTTATTTTCTTGATAATATTCCTTCGCCTTTTCTATTACCTTTTCCTTATTATTCTGATACCAATTTCTTTTTACTTCTTTTTCCTTTTCTTTGTCTTTATACATATTAACTATTTTTATCAAAGATTCAAAAAATCCCTTTTATAAAATAGTAAAAAATATTTTAATAACAAATTATGTGTATGAATATTAATCATTGCTTGGAGATTAGATGCAGGAAAGTTTGAGGTTCTAAAACCCCAAACCCCTTTTTTAATCTCTTGCTTATCGCTTGAGTGCTATCAATCCATCGGCTTGGCTGGGAACCCCTTTGAAAACCCCTGCTCATCAGTTTATGCACATGCTCAGGTGCCTCTCATAAAAAAGAATATACAGAAAATCTTTGCGGCCTTAACCCGTTCTCCTCATCACAGGAGTGTGTGAGGCTCTCCAATTTGGCACTGAGTTAATGGTCCATTCAGTGTCTATTCCATTTTAGAGTTGAGGTAATTCTCCTCGTTATAACTCTAAATAAGAAATAAAAACTAGAATATCAATAAGCCAAATTAACTTTTTTTAGGCGTTACCTAAAAGGGTAAATTTTAGGCAAAAAAAAATTATAATTTTTCTTCATACCAAAATTATCTTGCTCCATCTTCCTTTTATTTTTGTTGGTTTCCAGTTCAACTTTTTTAAATGATAAAAAAGTTTGTTTTTAAATTTTTGACCATCATTGGTAAAATCATTAGACAATTCTAGCTCAAGTGAATTAATCCAATGGTCTATTTGTGACATTGACACTTCGTATCTAATTCTAAATATAGAATCTGCAGAGCTTGTTCTGTAATAATCTGAACAAAAGTGAGAATCAAATAATATAGCGCATTCTTTTGGTTTCATATTATCTAGCTGCAGAACCTCCAACATTTAAGTCTGGATTAAATCTACCAAGTACATAATCAGGCCTCCTTCCATCTGGCTGAACGCATACTGCTAGTATTCTCCACCCAGAGTTAAGTTCGCTTTGCAATCTATCGGTGCATGAATCTTCCAACAGCATTGTTTCATTTACTGTTAACAATAATCCACCTCCAATGTGAACATCGCATTTTTGATTAAGAGTATCTGCTTTTAAGTTCTCAACAATATTCTCAGACATCTTGAGAAATGAATCCATCATTGTCTTCATTCTCTGCTCCTGAGCCTGAACCATTGAATCAATAAAGTGTTGATGCTGTGCGATTGCATCTATGTTATTCGGTTCAACAATTGTTTCTCTGCTTCCAATAACGCTAAACTTCATGTGAGGGAAGTCATGCATAAATAGTTGAAGGTCGCAAACAAAAGTATCAGTTGACTTAAGAGCTTTTCTTTCGTCAACAATATACTCTTCAAATTTTTGCTTGGCTATAGCCATCTTTTCTTCTTCATCACCTTGCCAAGGCCTAAAGTCGTCTATTGTCTTAAATCTTGATTGAGGTGAATACTTTTTTAAGGTCTCAAGTTCTTGCTCTGAAAATTTAACATCATAGTCAATCTTTATTTCAGTTAAAATTGCTTTCATTTTCTAATATCTTGATTGTTGGTTTTCAAATTCCTTCTGAAGAATTTCTCTGGAGTCTGATAGATAATTGTTCTTCTCAAGCCAGTCGAATACTCTCTTGAGCTGCCAATTAGCTGCGACCTTAAAGTCTTCAACAAGCATTTCCCTTGGGAAGTTTCCCCAGTGCCATGTTGCGTACAACTCTGCAGCTGAGTCAATATCTTTAAACTCCTCGGAGTTATTAATGCTATCTACCACCCAATTATCCTCCATGGCCATTCAATTTATTTCTTATCAATTAAAGGTTTTCTTATTAAGAGATAGCGAGTATTTATATGAGTGGTCAGAGCTGTCATATCCAAGCCACTTAACCTTAGTTCCTATCTTTTTATTAAGATAAGGCTCATATTCATAATTGGCCTCATAGTCATGAACATAGCTACCAGAAACATAGTGCCCACGGAAAGATAATAGAACATCATAGAATCCACCTTTCTCTTTTATTAATATCCAGTTGAAGTTGAAGGCTCTCTTAACACCTATTTTCTCACCTTCAAACTTTTTGATAAACTTAGCAACCTTACTATTTTTTGTATATTTGATGGTTGTCTTTCCACCGTAGCAAGATGGGTCTAGGTTGCTAATTATTGGAAGATAGCCCAGATTAATTAGTTCAAGACATAAATCTCCAATAGCATTTCTAAATTCATAATGAGACCACATAACTGAGCCAAAGCTATGTATTTTTCCCTCGCACTCCACTAGGATTCCATACACCTGAGGGTTGAGATAGTTTTCCTTTTCTGTTCTGTCGTTGTCATATGACTTGTATGATACAATCAATTTACCTTCTTGACCAAGGTCTAAGTAATTCAGCTCTCTATTAATTCTAATAGGAGTTCCAGTTGGAACAACTTTCTTAACTGTAAAGAAATCCTTAAGCTCCTCTCTCCAGGTATCTCTAATTGTGAGCTCATTATCATCACTGATAATATTTAAAGTTGTGTTGAAGTCGTGATACTTAAATTTTTCGTAATCTTTGAGATTATAACTATTATCACCATAATTATCCAAGAATGCTGTAGGATATAACTTAGATAAAAATAGGAACTTTGTAATTTCTATATCCAATGAATTTGTCCAACTTTCTCGCTGGTGTTCGCTTAGTCTCTTAACAAACCCACTATCAACTCTCTCAGCCCATGAATAGAAACTATTTATTTCTTTTGCAGCAGCTTGCTTAAAGCTTTTATCTGCATACTTTAAGAAATCTTTAGCTCTATCATAATTTTCAGACCTAATCAAGTACAATAAAATAGCGTGACCGTAAGTTTGCAGTTTTTCACCTTTTTTATTCCCATAGTCACCGTTGTTTAAGATGTAATCATTTAGGTCAACTATGTTATAGTTAATCAAATAGTCAACAAACTTATTTGATGTTTCCAGGTCCTCCTCAACGAACTTATATCCAAGTTGATTTCGTCCATATCCCCAACTTCTACTTAATTCGCTGCAGGATAAGGTATCTCTTATGATGTCCTTATAATTATTTAGTCCGCTTTTATCGCCCTTTCCAAATATAAAATTTCCTCCATTCTGTGAAGGATTTCCATGGAATGTTATATATAAGTTCTTAACGAAGTACTTAGCTAACCCATAATCGGTGGTCATATCTGGCTCCTTATCCCACTCAAACTTTTCATTGTCAGACTTTACCATTCCATCAATTTTAGCCTCATGCTTGCTAACAATGTAGTTAAACTCATTAACCAATTCTTCCACGGTAACTTCATACGAGTTTCCGAGTTTTGATTTTCTTACTATTGGTTTTACTTCTAATGTTTTCTTCATATAAAAATTTTAAGAAATATTTTGTCTCAAGGTATCTTAATATCCAGCTTCAGCTTATTATATACCTCTTCGAACTTATCAGAGACAATCTTGTCAGTGTCATCTGACTTCAGTGCAGCCAGGAACCATTCATGGAAACTTATATTCTCTTTATCGTTGAAATACCTGTCATTGACAAAGTATCCATTTGGAAATGTCATATCAATCTCAATTACTTTCTCAACGAACTTATCGAATTGGCTATAGATTAGAATTTTCTTGGCTTCCTCTTCATCAACCCACTTTTGGTCTGGATGATAGCACTCACCCGACACAGTTGAAATCAATCGGTACTGCCCTTTCTTGTTTCGCTTAATTTCCAATCCCATAATTACTTATCTTCTTTTAATAGTGGATACCTGAAATCGAGACTTTTAATTGCACGCTTTGCATCATTATTAAGTTCCTCAGCTGAAATCTTATTTTCAGCAATGTAGCGAAGAACATCTCTAGCATTTTGAATTGCCCACATCTTATCTTTGTCAATTCTTTCTCTCTGAGCACCGACATTAAGTCCGTATGCAAATACTGCTCCGATTAGCTCACGAAGAGGCGTTCTTCCCTGCTGGGTGTCGCTGTAGGCAATGTTTGATATAGAGATTCTCTCAGGAAATGCATCACAAGATGCACTTTCATCAAGAGGTCCATCGAACTCATATTCATGGTCCTCTGTGTCATGCTCCTGGTAAGTCTTTAAGTATTTATCATATCCCTTCGGCTTTGCCTCGATGTCCCAATACTGGTCAAGATACTTTATGATGGCATCCAGAAGACCTGGAAAATTATTTAGTTCCTTGAGGGTTGATTCTTCAACGGTTTTATTCATTTTTCTGTGAGTTTGAGTATTATACGCAGAATGAGAGAATATGTTTCAGAATTTAATTTATTATTGGTCTGAATTTTAATATATTATATTATAAATTTATAATATGACTGAATTATTTGAAAGCGGAAGAGTTGGGACCAAAAATGGTACTGATGAAGAAATCATCAATAGATGGAAGGATGTTGGAATATTAGAGTTCATAAGTGAAGACCTAAGAGGTTTATTTGCACTCAAGGCTGAAGATATTGCATACACAATTATAAAGGCTGGAGATTCAGCTTATATGCATGACCTAAGCAAATTATCTATTCCTTGTCTGGCAAGAGTATTTCGTGAAATTGACAAAAAAGAAGTTAATGAAGAAATTAAGATTGAAACTCTGGAGTCAATAGATAGCAATGAGTTTATATCCTTGATTAATGATAATTATGGCGCTATGTTCAATCTTGTGCTTAATATGCATTCTTCAGAATTATACTACGGGTATAATAGTGATAGGTTTAGTATTGACTTGGATGCTGATGCTCTTGCTTATATTTCAGAAATGATTTCAAATAAGTATGTATACAGATATAACTTAAAAAGGCGTATTAGAGAGGAGTTTTGGTATAGATTTTTCGAGTTTAGAAGTACAGAAGATAAGGAATGGCTAAAGAGTGCTGCAGAGTCTATCGGAGCTAAATTAGATTCTCATATTTTCCCAGAAAACAAAGAAGATGGAATTATGCTACTAGATGAATACATCAGACAAAAGAAAGAAGAGTTTGATAAGAATAAGCCTGAGCTATACAAACAATATTAATTAATAGATTTTACTGAGGATACCAGATTACTTTCCATGTATCTGATAATTAGCTTGATGTCGTCAACAGAGTAAAATTCACCAACTATTTTTCCATTAGCGTATAGTAAATAAGTTTTCTTATTATCTCTGATGAGACCTGGAGTAATCTTAAGATTTACACCGTTTAAATCTTTTTCGGCAATTGGATTTTCATAATTAAACACACCCATTCTTAAGTCGTTTTTTTCACGACTAAAGTGTTGCATCATATCGCCATTAACGTAGTTGGATTCAATTTCTCTTTGTAAGTCTTCAGCTTGCTTGTCTGTTAAAAATCTACCTTCTATTTTTCCATAGAATTTATCAGCAGCTAAGTTTTTAAGTGAATCTATTTCGTTTTCATTTAAAAACTCACGTATAGTCTTTGATACAAATTCTCTTAGGTCCATTACAATTATTTCTATATAAATAGAATAAAAATAACGAGACTAAACTTATTATTTATATCCACAGCAGACAATCCAAACAAAGAATTGGTCTCGTGGGTTTCTCATTTGTTCTAAATTTAGAATAAGGTACTTCCCAACTCTTCCAGATGATGAGTTGCAAAGAAGAATATCTCCAACCTTGAGAACTTTTTGACTGAACACACATGCTCTATGTACATATTCACCAATGTGACGGTCAGTTGGCTCGAAGTTATGTCCCCAGTGACTCTTTGAGTAATAGTCATACTCAGCTCCAATCTCAAGCGAGTTAGCAAACTCAAAGAGCTGCTCCTTTGTTGCGCTTGAGGCAAACTCTATAAATTCTTCTGGACTCATATTTTAATCGAAAAACCAGAGCTGTGGTGACACACCATATGATAAGTCAATTGACTCGATGTCATTCCAGCCCTTTTTAATGTACTCATCAAGGTTCTTGTAAACCTTGTATACAGACTTTCTCTCATTAAAAAAGCCTCGGCACTTGTATAGGATTATGCAATGGTTGTCCTGCTCAGAATTTTCTTCAATATCTCTTTTACAGTCGGCTATAAACTGCTCGTGTATTTCCTTTTCTCTCATTGTTCAGAGTCAATTAAGATTCAACAATCTTAAGATGAATGTATTTGTCATAGGAATTTATTTCACCCCTAATCTCAAGAGTCCCTTCAGACTCGCTCTTAATTCTTTCCTTAAGACAATTTATGTCAATTCCATCTAATCCTTCAAATTCTTTAACGGATGTGCAGAACAGTGTTTTTCCAATTTCAGCACATTTTTGTGCATCCTTAAAAATATTCTCAAGAATCTTATCCATTCTATATTGGGCCGCCTGCTTATTTGACACTATTTTCATTTTTTTCTTTAATTGGATAAATTTTGCATTGCTCCTCAATTCCCTTATCAAGAAGAGCATAAACTGTATTTACGAACTCTGGAGAGAATATTTGAATCTTCTTTGTGAATGTCTCATGAAAGGCCTTGAGCTTTTCTTTCGCCACTTCCTTTGCCCCTGGCTTATCAACATAAAATGAAGAGAAGAAAATTGACCTAATAGGCTCAATAAAACCCTCTCCAAGTGCTGAGGTTGATGTTATAAGGCGGTCAAGCTCCTTAAGAGACTCTGACTCTCCAGAATAGTCTAGTACTGTTTTCATCTTACCTTGATTTTAATATTTTTCCATTACTACGAACCAGGTTTCTCCGCTGTCACCATCTCCTCCAGTAACAGACTTCAATATCCAACCCTCTTTTCTCTTCTTCTTAATGAATATAGGTATGTTTTGAACACCGTCCTTTCCACCTGAAATTATGTTGCTATCAAAGTGCTTCACAATAACATACTTTGGCTGTGCTGGCCTATATGTAATCAGAGAGGTTGTTGTTGCCGATGTGAGAACAATCAGCAATACAAGTAGGATGTTAATTAGATTTGTTTTCATTTTCTTTATGTTTTTCTACAATTTCACAAAGCTTATCAAGACACTTCTCTTGCGCTTCTTCATATGAATCATACTTATCTGATATATAGTTTTTCTCATCAAATTTTTCAATATGAAATCTATAAGTATCCTTTTTAGCTTCTACGATATATGAATTATAACCATAGAATTTTCTAAACCAGGCAAAAGCAGATTGCCATGTTGGAGCTAAAAAATTATTTGGGTTGACAGGATAAAAGTAACACCAAAAATCCAACTTAAGTTGAAATGTCCCATCAATTTCTATATATTCTGCGCAACAATTTTCTTTAAATCCAAGAGCTCTCATTCGAGTAGCTATTGAGTGAGTTACAAACTCCTTATGAATTTCCTCCTCCAGTCTTATATCAACTGTTCCATCAGGCAAAAATTTAACGTGAGCCTTGTGAACGAGCTTTCTAAGCTTAAGAAATTTATTGACGATGGTGGCAGGGATTTCTTGAACTCCAGACTCAATAAGGTGAGTGTCTGTTGTTGCGACAATAACTTGCTCATACTCGTGAGCCACTCCAGATGAGTGTGAAAGCTGACCTCCACCATCTAAGTACCAAACACTCTCATCAGCAGTAATTCCCCTGCTAAGCAAGACGTACAGAGTTTGTGGCCGTATCTCTTCAGATATTGCGTACTCTATCTCATCATAGACCATTCTTCTAGTTCTTGTCTGAAGATAAAGTCTGCTATGATTATGACTGGCGAGTATTTTGACTTCACATAAGTTCATGGTACGTTATACGGAAATTGGTGGGTAATGTTTCAAGTGTTGGCCTTAAAAAGTAGAGTTTTTTAATGTCTGCTGAATTTTTGACATCAAATTTTTTCCAATAAAATAGTAGAATAGCTTGATGAGTTCAAATATTTTCTACTACCCAGCTGATTCTGGAAAATATTTTCCACTACAAGCCTATGCCTATGTTTTTGTTTTTGTTTCTATTCTCTAGCTCCTTAGCTGTAGCTCTATTATAATTTCCTTTGCGTAGCTCTTTAAGATAGCTTATTTGAAATTGATTTGGCATCTTATATAGCTCGAATATTATAAACAGTCCCTGAAGTGATGAAATATCTGGAGCGTATCTCTGCACGTATTTCCTATTTCTCTCCTTATAAAAGTATTTCTCTTCCTTTGTCATAACTTAGCTTATCTTCAGCTCTTCGATAGAGCATCTGTTGAACTCCTCAAGATTTTGATGTGCGCCCCAGATAGCAAGAGCTTTATTGTACTCATCAGTTTCCTCGTAGTCGTCCATAGCCTTGGATAGTTCATCTCCAGATAGGTCTTCATCGAAGTCTGGATTTGTCCTATTAAATGCCTCCTCAATGTGTTTTGACATAGCTCCTAGAACTCTATCAGCCTTGACTACGTATTTTTCAGCATCTTCCTTGCTGTAAAATGCTCTAAAAACTCTTGTGTACTTGGAGTCCCAGCTAGAGAAGCTTCCGATAACGATGTATATTTTGTCTGGATTCATGTTGTAAATATACAAACTTTTTGGCAAGTAAAAAAATTATTTCTTGCTGCTTGTGTGATAGGAATTGCATTCTTTACAGAAATACCAACGCTTCTCATTCCTGCTAAAGTTTTTCTGAGTTACCTTACTAGAGTTGGCAACAATTAGCATAGCCAGAATTTTGTCTAGCCTCCTCTTGTTGCATGGTTGTTTCACTGGACTATTAATCAAATGTTTCTGTAGAATTAATATCTACTGCAATTCCAGCGTCAATCAAGCCAAATACATCATAATGATTTTTGAACAGGTACTCCATAACTGCGTATGGAATATCTTTAATCCAGTATTTACGACCATACCTAGAAATTACAGCTTCTCTCTCAGTTGTGGTCCAATCTATGTGTGATGAGTGGCCAATAGACCACATAGCAGTTCTTAACTCATCATTGGTCAGTTCAGACATTGGTCGAAGAACTAGCTTAACAGTCGCATGCTTATTGAATCCTCTGAGTACATCAGGAATTTTATTAAAATCTCCTGAACCAGGATTTAAGGTTGAGATTTGTTTCTCATTCTGATTAGAGGGGTGGCTACCTTTCCAGAATAACTTAAGACCGTATGGTAAATACGGTGCTATTTGTTCTAGCTTTAACATAATATTTGTGTTTTTGCTTCCTCAAGAAACTTGATTACATCAGTCCATTTATCAAGGAAGTTGTTGTATGTGTATTTCCCAGATGATAACTCATCTTTCATGTACTCCACAATAGTTTGATGTCTAAGTTCATCAATTGAGTTATAGTTAAGCTTCTCTCCAGTATCAACATTGAAATATCCTAAATTTTCAACATACTTGAATCCCATTGGAGGGACTCTGCTGCAGTCAGCCATATACTTAAGAGATGTCGCAAACTTAAATGGGTCGAATGGTATTCCGAAGTGCTTGCAAAGCTCGTTTTGCCAAAGTATAACTCTAGCCTCAAGCTTGGTTGCATTCCAGGTCGTTGGCTCATAGAATATTTGACCAAGGACAACGATTTGTGTCTTTATGTGAAGTCCGAAGTTGTTCTGCAGAAGTCTTGAGTTATCTTGAATCTCAGCTACGTGAGCAACTTCATGAAATAGTCCATCACCAAGACTCTTAACTGGACCAACTCTCTTTCCAAATTTAGAAATACCTTCAAAATAGCGATAGCCCTCGTTATCAGATATTTCGACAACGGGGCTATTAAATAATTCGTTTTTTATTTGGAATTCGAGCACTTTATTACTTCTTAATCAACTCAAGAACATCCTTGGCATCAACATCAATTCCTGAGCCAGCCTCTTCAAGCTCATATTCATAAAATTCTCGTAATCGTCTTCCCTCAATCCAAGTTGTCTGGCTAACGGTGTAAATAGCTTCACAATCTTCTGAAACCTCTCGGTCAATGACTGTTCCCTTCTTGGCCCAGCGTGACGACTTAACCTGAACCAGGTCGCCTTTCTTAAACTTGAAGTCAATGTGCTTCTTGCATGAGTTGTCACATGAGAATAGTAAAAATGATACAATTGCCACTAAGAAAAACATCTTGGCTCTACCAGTAAATTTTGGCTTTTTTAAATTGTATCCTCTAATTTCTGGTTGATAGCCAGATTCAAAAAGATGCTGTGCGTAAGACTTTGACATAAATGTTTTTTCTTTGGTTATACGCAAAATATAAAAATATGTTTCAAGACTGCTGAGGGTAATAAGAAATAGCACATCCACTAAATGTTGTGAATCTTTCGCTTGTATTATCATCTTTAATCATGTGAGAACAAATTTCATCAATAAAACCATGTCTGACAGCTGCAGCGTAGACAAGTGGACTTTTCTTCTCAAACTCAATCCTGGAATCAAACTTAAGCGCTTCAGAGTGGCAAAGCTCTTTTGTCCAAATGCTTGTAAATTTGATTACATGATTCATGTGAGAACAGATTTCCTTGAGGAATCCATTTCTTGAGGCTGCAGAATATGCTCCGTAATGATTTGTGTAAAAAGCACTTAAGTTTTCGCAGGTTTTTGCTATCTTTTCACAAACTTCCTTTGTCCACTTGGTCTTGCCGAAGACAATCTCTCCTCCCTTTGTTGAGTTGAGGAGATTATATCCCTCATTGGAATACTTTTGTATGAAAAACTTCTCAAGCTCTGAACCCTCTTCTGGACTAACTGGCTCACTCAAAATTTTAAACTCATACTTAAGCCCAAAAGATGAGTTTATATGAAATTTTACGGGGCTTCTTGAGCTCCTTGATGTATGTGCACCCTTTCTTGAACTAATATTACAAGTGCATCCAACATATACAGTCTTGTCTGAAAACTCGAATGCGTAAACAGTTCTCTTTTTATCTCTGGACACTAGCTTTGGCTTTATATGAAATCACCACGCTCAAGCTCCTGAGCTCTATTGAATAGTTCAACTTTTCTCTCAAGCTTTTTTCTAAGCTCTTCCTTTGTTAGATGATTTGATTTAGTAATATAATATGGAAGACTGAATCTGTTTACATAATTAGGCAATTTATTCCCAGTAGGAATCATTTTAAATTTCCTCCATGACCATTTTGTTTCATCAACAAAACCTTCAAGTGTGTAAAAATCTGTCCACTCAGCGCCAGTATAGGGCTCACAATCAAGAGAATAGTACAGTGTAACTCCAGAAACCTCTATTGTATTATATTCATTTTCTTTTTTTTGGTCCATATTTTCTAGTCACATTATTTTTATTACCACCTACATCAAGTCCAACGACATTCATAAAGCCGCCAACTAGCAAAATAATCATCAACACCAAGTATCCTGTACTCATTTTTTGTTTTTATCATGTATTATACGATAAATTAAATAATTATGTTTCAAATTTTTTGAATTTTAATAAAAAATAATTAAATTAGCATAAAAATTATTTATATGGAAACACAATTAGATTTAGTAATCAAAAATCCTAATTACCCTGGCGTTGGTGAATACAGCACACAAACTATCAGTGTTAATTTGGAAGACAATCCTGATTTTGAAATCTGTGAAACAGTTAAATTTACAGTTGATACAACTGAGATGAATTTTGAAGTTAGGACCAAAAAATCAGAAGTTGCTGTTGTTTTAGGTGAAGAAAACACTGGATAAACGAAGACAATATATACATTGTCAGCCTTCGGTGTTAAACAACCAGATGGAACAGTTTACGGAAATTAAGAACAAAAAAGCCAAGAATTAATTCTTGGCTTTTTTGTTTTTTTAAACTTAAGAGTTTAAGTCAAGATACATAAAGTGATAGCCTTCTCCTGCAGAGCAATTTCCCTCGATAACAAATCCGCAATTCTTGTAGAGGTTAATTGCTTTTTCGTTGTTCTTGGATACACCTAGAGTGAGGTATTGTGTGCCTTTTTCTTTTTCTTTCTTAATAATTTCTTGCATGAGAAATTTTCCAAAACCTTTACCACGACTGTTATTCATTACATAAAAGCCCATGATACTTTTTGTATTGGAGTCATTCATTGGTAACGACTCAAGCTTGTTTACCAGATTCTCTGGAACAACGCCACAAAAGCATGAAGCAATTGTTTTTCCACCTTCATCCACAAACTTATAGTTACTTTTTTCTTTAATGACTCCCATCTTGACTCTCTTTTTTAATTGATTTAACGATAGTTATACGTATAAAAACGAAAAATGTTTCAAATTTGAAACATTTTTCTTCTAGTAATTTCCGTACTTACTATCATCAACCAGAGAGCCAAAGAATCCCTTGGCTTGCTCAATCTGGAGCGTTGAGCCCCAGTCGCAAACTTTCTGAATATCTGATTCCTCATCAGAGCCTTCAACAACACGGATGAAGGCCTTCTGACCATAATCATTCTCACATAGAACCACTCCAATTAGACCTCCGCTGGTTGGAATCCAAGACTTACCTAGTACTTTCATAATTAAAATTTATCATCTTTAAATGGATTTGTCTTGTCAAATGCGCTGAAATTAAGGTCTTCAAGATTGAAGCGCTTGTAAGTCTGCCACTTTTCTTCGTCTTCGAAACACTGAAAAATTAAATTACAACTCTTGTCTTGACGTGGTTTTTCACCCTTCAAGCCGAGATATAGAATGCAAATATACTTTCCATTGCTTCCAAAGAATGCTTGCAGCTGCATACCACCTCCAGAAAGAACCCAAAGGTCATCAAGACCATCGAACTGCTTTTTTAGAGCGATGAACACCCTCTTAATGAGTGGGTGATACTTATCGACAAGCTCTCTAAATTCCTCAACCTCCTTTTTAACTTCAGCTTGCTCTCTTTTCCCTCTATGGCTGCTAGACTTCATGAGGTACATATGATATGGTATTCCGTCATAAAGTGTGCATACAGTATCTCTATCACTTTCCTTGCCGATTCCAACTGGCTTTTGAACCTCGATTCCCTCCTTCTCAAACATAGCCTTAGCTTCTTCAAATCCGCCATCTTTTGGCTTAGAGTCATCCAATCTTTTTCTTATGCTGGCTATTAGAGCATCAGCAGTTTCTTGAAGAATCTCAAGTGGTAAATTTGACTCATACTTTGTTTCTCCAAGCTTTTCTCTTGACTCTATGATTGGATTTCTGTAGTGCTTATTATCCTCAAACTTAAGATTAAGAAAGTCTTTTTTTCTATAGAACATCGCATGATGATACATGAACTTAGCATACATGAATTCAAGCATTCTCATTGAATTACCTTTCTTATGCTCTTCTATCTTATCTGCACCCTCACTATCAACCATTTTGTCAATACTATCCTTAATAAGGTGCATTACCAACGCATAGTCACTAGCGTTTCTTGCGTGGCTTTCATCATCCAATTCTTCGTCTGTTTGGATTTCAGTATCCCAATCAACATTTTGGAATAAATCAGTATTCTTAAAAATTGGCTTCATAATTTTGGCTTATAAACTCCGTATTTTGCTTCACATTCCTTACATCTCCTATAGTTTCCAGGAAATATAGGAACATTAAGCTTTTCTTCTTTTGTCTCGCAGTCTGAATAAAAATCATGACCACAATCAATACATTCCTCTCCGAGACTCCTGGAGAATTCGATTTCACCTCTAATATCTCTTGAGCTTGATTCGTCTAATCCGTATAAGTAAATTAAAAAAATTACAACACCCAACATCAACCACTTAATTGGATATGGAAATAAGGCCATAAATAAAATAATAGCTATCAGCACGATAAAGAAAATACGATTTGACTTCTTTATCTTAGCCTCTGCTATCCCCCGTTCAATTTCATATGGGCTTTTCATTTCTTGTATTTTTTGTAAAATTCTGGATTCTCTCTGCACTCACGAGCAAATGACTCATAACTATGTTGCATTGGTTTAACAGACCACGAACCAGTACCATCAAACTTTCCTGGTCGTGTCCAATGACTATCAGCATAATTAATATACGCTTCTTTAATTTGCGCTTCAGTTGGCTCGATGTCATCAAATGACTTTCCAAATAGCCTGAGTATGAACTCAAGAATTCCAAATACAGCGAGTCCAATTAGTAAAAATAATGCTATCAATAACTCTGGTGCAAAAATCAATAGAAGCACAAGCAATACCATAAAAACTACCATAATTATTCAGATTTATATTTTCTTTTTGTTATGCTTCCATCGTTCTCAAACTTAATCTGCAAATTTTCATCCAAACTCTTTTTAGTTATAAGTTTATATAAACTCTTGAGATAAAATATTGGATTAATCCATCGGAGTGCTGTTATCAACCTTGCAATCTTTTTCATTCTAAGGCACGATTCGTAGTTCTTCTGGGTTAATAAGTTGCCACCGCAAACTGGACATGGCTTATCAATCCAGTTAGGATAATCCTCAAACTGAACATTATCATCTCTGTAGTTACAGTGTTTTGTGTCGCACTTAATTCCGTATATTTCTAATTCCATTCGTTAAAATTTAATCGCAAGTTACTAAAATTTTTTTAATATCTTGCAATAATTTTTCTTCTAATATTAGAATTCTGATAATTTTATTGCGACTAAGGTATGATGAACTGGAGTCTGAACTGAACGAAGTAAGATAGAATCGAAAGAACTTAACAGCATTTTCCCTATTAGCAAAGTCAGAAATCAAGTTAAGCTTCTGAAGGAGGTTCTCATTAGTTGCAAGTGAATCAACTGAAATATCTATTGTTCTATCAGAACTAGCACAGAAACTGGTCTGCCCTATCACGTACCTATCCTTAACGTTAAGGTATATTGGGTTTTTCTTAGCCATCTAGCACTTAAAATGTAGAGATTATATCCTTAGCGTGTTGGAATAGATGCGACTGCTCACCATGGGAGCGGAAAACATCTCCATCAGCCTGGACATATACCACTGGATTTCTATTTTCCTTGCGTGTGATGGAAAGTGATAGGTCACTTTCTCCTCCGACAATTATAATGACATCATCCTCATACTTAAGAAGCTTTGAACTTCCCTTGTATGATGAATAGAAATTAAGGCTACTATTTGTCTCAGAACCCTTGATTCTTAGAATAGCTCTGCAGAGCTCTACGAATATTTCTCTGGAATTGTTTTTTTTGAACTGGTACTTTTCATAGACTCTCTTATTTTCCTGAGCACGCTTAGCTTCAAGAGACTCCTTATTTATTGAGAAAAAGTATGACCAACTCCAAAGGTCTCCAAATCCACTTCCATGTCCAGATTCTTCACCTACATCTTGACCATCTACAAGAGTGCATTCGAAAGGAGGTTCTTTTAGTCGAAGTATTTTATATCTAGTTGAGCCATTATTGCTGTTGTATCCACCTTCTATTTCATCCCAAACTACGTGTTCAGTAATTTCTCCCACACCATCAGGGGTTGACTTAAATACAAACAAGGTCCCCAAGTCTTGACTTGGCAACCTTCCTTTCTTTCTTAAGTAATCTTTCTTATTCATTTATTGAAAAATGTTTACAAGGTCACAAAGGTGAATATATACCTCTGAATATCCACAAGAGTGACCCCTTTCCCAGGCATAACTATAGACCTTATCTCTATACTTCTCTGGAACCTTTGTCGTAAGGCCTGATTCAATCTTGATGAAATCCTCAAGAAGTTCTGGAACATTAGAACCAGCTCTTTCAGATTTCTTGATGGCCTTGTTTCTTTCCTTGTCATACTTTTCCCATTCCTCAAGTTCATTAGCGTATTCTCTGATTTCTTTTGATGTTGACATCTTATCAGGAGATTTTGGCTTACTCTTGTATGGTGGAATTTCTACTTTTTGACTAGCTTCTCTCTTAAGCTCATAGAGTCTAACAATAACTTCACTTGCAGAAAGATAGTTTTTTTCCTTAATTTCAATAAGTTCCTCTATTGTTGCTGGTATTTTATCAAAAGTACTAATCATGGTAATAACAATTTCCTATGTTATACGTATTAAAATCAAAATTGTTTCACTTTTCAATGGTGTACTTGTGGAACTTTGTTGAGTCACATGTAACCAGAGTATAGTTTGTTTCGAAATCATCTCCAGATAACTCAGTTGTCTTATGATATACACAACCATCTCTCATGACATACTTATCTTCTGTGTTCACTTGAATCATTACATAGCCAACAAAAAATACAGCTGCCAGTATAATAAGTCCTGAAATAGTTTCTCTTGTCATAATTAATCTTTTGGTTCTTCTAAAATCATAAAGTGTGATGCTTCAACAATCCTATTCCTTCCTAAAAAGGAGTCATCAATGAAGTTTTCACCATTCCAAAAATAGAAATCCCTATGCTCATTGTAATGCTTACAATCTGGGACAAAGCACAAATAAGGCCCCTTTTCTGGGGGCCTATTATCTTTTGTCAACTTAATCCATTCCATATTAGTTTCTATATTCATCAGTAATGACAACAGAAACAGTGTCGTACTTGCTATCGAAAATTCCAGGAATTACTGAAGGTGTTTTAGTCTTAGCAATTGTGTAGGTTCTGTAATAGTCATAGTAATATGGTTTGAAGTCTTCAACATCCTTGGAGCTAAGCTCCTTTGGATTGACCATCTTCTTTTCGTCATAGACATAGATGTTCTCATTACCCTTGAGCCATGCGATTAAGCAAATAAGCATCATGCTAAGTGCTGTAAAAATTGAGATTCTTACTATTGGATTCATAATTTCCTTTTTTGATTTTTAACCTCTTCTTCTTTTTATACTTCTATTCCATACACTTGGTGTTGTTCTATCACTAAAGTCTTCACCATCATTAAAGATAAGTGCCCAAGTAGCCCATGTTAAAAACACAGAAGCTGCACCAATCCATAAGAAATGCAAGAATTGTAATGGTTCTGCAACAAATCCATCATATAACAATCCAAAAATAGCTGTAATTGCAATCATCCAGAAAGAAATTCCAAATGACCACATGTTTGATGTTGATTGTAAAATCATACCACGCAGCCTTCTGAGGATTGTAAAATCCTTTCCCCACTTGTGAACGTAAACGTATTTGTTTTCATTTCCTGGAAGCTTGTACAATAGAACTGGGTCAACATTTACAGTAAGGAAACTTTTCTCTTTTCTGTTATCAAGATGAAAACTTGTTTCTGGAGCCATAATGTAGAAAGCACTGTATCCACCACCAGCTTCTGGGTGATTTTTGATGAAGTATTTAAGCTTCGTAGCAACCTCTGAATCAAGAGTTCCAATATAATCTCTTGAGTTAAGAAATCTTAAGTCATACTTAATGCATATGTCCTTAATTTCCTCTTGAGTGAATACATGACTATCATACTTTTCCTCGAAATCACGTCTTTCAATTTCAACACCCTTAGCTCGCTCAACTTGCTTTCTTTGTCCGTCAAGCTCTGCTGCTCTTAAGGCCTTAACCTCTTCGTCAGCACCAGCGGTCAATAGTCTATTTGCCTCTGTGATAACACTTTCTACGCTGTCAATGGTATTTTTTCTCCTCTTGTTCAGCTCTTTATCTATTCCAACTTTAAACATAAAACATTGTTTTTATATTGTGCGAATTTAATTATTTTTTTTAAGACTTGCAAATAATATATCAAAAGTCGTCCTCATCAATTGGAGCCTTAGTCTCAATTAAGATTTTTACAATCTCGTCTACTGGGGTTGTCTTTGAAATTTCATGACAATCGCTCCACTTGTTAAAGTGTCCGTAGTGAGCCCAAAGAATACTCTCAACCCCGTATGAATATCCAAATAGTGAATTGTCATGTGATGTGAATCCAATTTTCTTACCATGACCATATGCCACAGCAATCTCACCATCTTCCTTTTTCACTTCAATTTTCTTTCCAATAGCTTTTCCTGCAGAGGAAATTAATGAACTCAAGGCATTTTCGTTTTCCTTAATAACCGAAACCAGGAATCCATTAGCTCTTAGGGCATCAACAAGAGCTCTGGAGCGCTCACAAGTTGAGAAGTTGTCAAAATATGAAGGCTTGTTAACCTCAAACTTGATGTTAACTGGATTCTCTTTTCTAATTTTAAAAAGATATGAATTGTCAATTTTCTTGCCTGGATGGTAGTATGACTTATTGAGTTGAACGATTGTTCCTACTGGAATGCCTTTACAGCTCAGAACTCTCCGAATGGCTGCCTTGATGCTGATTGGTGTAAACCTTCTATTGTACAGATATGTATCTTTATAGAAGTTGAACCCGAATGGTGTGTAAAATCTGTTGTCGGTGTAGAAGCAAGGCTCACCATTGTATAGCTTTCGCTCCTCCTCTTCTTCGTTGTATACGAAGTTATGTGACCAACAATAGTGAAGGTCACCCTCAATGAGAATGTGATGACATTCATTTCTTCTCCAACCCTTTGGAGCTTGATGTCCTAACTTAATATTTCCTTCTAAGTCTTTCATAATATTTAAAAATTGCCAACTATCATTCCTCTCCAGTAAAAGTTTTTAGTCAGAACTTTCATGTTGGACTTTGAGTTCAGATGATTTATCTTCTTCCAGTACTTTATAGACTTCATGTCGGCAATGACCGACCTGATGAATCGCTGATTCTTTGTAGCCTTAACCTTCTTCTTAATCTTTCTGAAACTAGACATGCTAAATTACTTAATGTTATCAAGTGGATAGCAGTTCATTATAGAATCCTCGCTAACTGAAACCCAGATTTGAGTACCGTCAAATTCCCTTACCAATCGTTCTTCAACAAGGTAGACTGGCCTGCTAGAGTAGTGCGGGGAAATCTTAACTCTACTCTTTTGATATACCTTCTTCAGAGCTGCTTCAACGTGTATCTTTGCGAACTCAATAGCTTTTTCATATGAGCAAACTGATTGAAACTTACCTTCCTTATCCTTTACACCATAGGCTGTGTAGAGACCATTATCTTGGCCAAAAAACTCTTCTGCCGTTGGTGTATTTTCAATTTTTAACATGTTGTAATTACTTTACCAGTTAATAGCTCCATTCTTCTAATGAGTCTTTTTCTTGCTCTCTTCAGATTCCAGTTTGCAAATATGCCAGTATTGAAGTATAGAGTTGACTCACTATGACCCTCTTCAGATTCACAAATGAGTAGAATATCTAATTCTCCTGCAAGTCCTTGATATTGTCTAAAAGTAACTTTCATAATTATTTCCTTTCGTCTGGCTCACCACAGTAAATACAAGACCTTTCAGGGTCTACATTTACTGTCACACAATAGCCTACTTTATTTTCCTCACTTTCACATTCCCATTCTTCATTTACGAAAGCATAAATTTGAGACTTAACTTTTTCTTCATCATAGTCTTCAAAGTCTTCATCGTCTCCAAAGAATTCATCTTCATCTACATATCCGAGATAATATTCCATATTAGAATTAACTCTCTCATCAATATCTGACTTATTTTCTTCAAATAATTGTTGAGCGTTTTTCTTGGAATTCAAGATTTCTTCATGCATAAACGCTACCCCCTCCATGTCTAAACTCCAAAGTTTACCATCAGATGTTCTCCAGGCTTCTACTTTTTCTACCATATAGTTATTTTATGATGTCTTTAAATCGTTCATCAAGGCAATACACCTTAGGTGCATCAGCTTCCACGCCCTCATAGGCCTCGTTTACGTACCAATTTCGAGTTTCTTCCCACTCATTAACCGTGTACCACCAACCCTCTGGCTTGAACGCTTCCCAAGCCGCTTCCTTTTCTTCCTGCGTCTCTACAATGATTGTCTCCTCACAAGTCATTACTGTGATTCCGATTGGATTGAATCCCTTTGCACGAATGCTATCAAGCCAATATGACCTGTCTGTTCCATATCTTTCTTTATGGTCTGGATGCTCTTCATGCCACTTTTTATGAGCTTCGAACATAGCATCCATTCTAGCTTTTTCCTCTGGAGTGATGCTGTCCAAAATTTCTTGCAATATTTTACTTCTTTTTGCCATCAGTGTTTCAATCCTTTTAACCCTTCTAACTTTGTTACAATGTAGCCTAAGTTATGAGCTGCAACAAAGCATTCAATTTTTGTGTCGAAATTAGCATCATCAAAACTAATTGGAGCATCATCACTTGTTAAGCTAATAGAAATATCATCATTATAGAAGGTAAATTCATATGCCTTGTATTTTGAATACAGGTATTTGCAAGGTTCTCTCATAGTTTCTGAGTCATCCTTAAACTTCCAGTTATCAACCACGAAGAAAGATGGATAGCCAGCTCTTATTATCTGCTTTGCATCTTCCTCCGTTACTTGGCTCAATGGTTTTCTAGTTGTTTTATTTTCCACGCCCATCACCATCAATATAAATTAATTTAACAGCTTCATTTTCTCCAATGCAAGCAAATGTTGGATATTCTCCATTTTCATCTACTTTGCCAGTCCAACCTTCAATTGTTGGGTAGAACTCGAATCCATATTCACGACAAAGTGCGTCAACTTTTCCAAGAAACTCATCCATTTTTGGAGAAGGAATGTTATCTTTATTTAACTCTGGCATATTTACTTGATTTGAATTGACTTTACGAAGTCTATGTGTTCCTTAGACATTTTAACTCCAGCAAAGTTAATGTTAAGAAATACTGACTTAACATCTTCATCAGTTGCATTCTCACCAATCTCACCATATCCAACAGATGAAAATTTGAAGAACTTATGCTGAGCATGGTCAGATAGGTCATTCCACTTGTTTCCATGAAGGTCCTTGAACTCTCCGTTGATGAATCCCAAGATTGCGTTAAGTCTTTGCTTTCCGTCAACGATGTCCTTAAAGAATGCCTCCTTACCACTTAAGCATCTATTCTTAACCCAGTCATATGAGCGTCTTCTTATGACAATCTTACCTATTTCAATGTCGTTATAGATGGACTCGATAAGAAGCTGCTTCTGCTTTGTGGTCCAACATAATTCTCTCTGATATACAATTTCATTTCCATCCTTGTCAATGAAGAATGGATTCCAGTTCAGTTCATTGACTATGTAGGTGTTCTTCGTTCCAAAGTCATACTCCTTATCTAGCTTTTGCATTCCACAAGCATGGGTTATTGAGTATAGGTCAAACATAATCATTCTAAGACTAGCATACCATGACTTTTCTGGGAATGGGTCTGCCCCAATTCTGTCTGTATTTTTTCTATAGTCTCCTTTTTGAATTCTTTTAGGAGATGGATAGTGATACTCGTTGATGGTAATTGACTCATCATCATGAACTTCAATAACTTTGGTAGAATTTGCAAATGCTTTCTTATCTTGAGTGCCAAGACCTCTTACAGTAACGACATCCCCAGCCTTAATTGGCTCAGCAAGAAACTCCTCAATCATTTTTTCCTTCTTATTCATAATGATGGTTTATAATATCTTATACGAAAATTCTAAAACAATGTTTCAAATAGTGCAAAGAATGAAAATGCAAGAGCTGTACCAGAAGAAATCACTAGATATAATTTATCAAGCAAGTTGCCCTCAACTCTCCATAGCTCTACAGAAGACTTCACGAGTACATAAGAAAAGAATATACATGCTGCTGCGTAAAAAACTGTTATCATCTCTATTGTTGATTGTTGTTTGTTCTCAATAAAAAAAGGCAAGCATGAGGATTGCTCTCACCTTGCCACGTATAATTCCAGCATCGGACCAAGGTTTGTATACCCTTTCGGGATGCAGTCTTGACACACCTGGAGCGCCTTAACACCTGCTTGAGCTTTGTTATACGTAAACTATATAAAAATGTTACAAATAAACATAAAAATTACTTTTGCAGAGTGGATTGGTACCACTTATATACATTTTGTCTAGTCACATCGGTACCAGACATTCCTTGAAGCTTCTTAAAGAATTTTTCATCATCCTCAAGCATCTTCAAAAAGTCATCAAACTTGTAGTCACCCATATCACCTCTAACACGTCTTCCAGACAAAAACATATAGAATCCATCAATGAAGAATCTAAAGTTTTTAAATTGCCCTTTGTATTCGTTTATTTTAGTGATTTGTCTAAGGTCATCAACAATCTTTTCTCTGCTAAATAGAACGCTCATTTCACCAAGTTTATAAGGGAAATCTGCACAACTCTCGTACTCATTTCTAAAATACTTATGGATTGCATGGAAGTCATCCTGTTCTCTTGGTCGCTCTTCAAAGTTAAATTTACCATGTCTGTCGTTGGCATTTGACCAAATATCAACACCAAACTTTGTGAACATAAAAAGTCTGAATCCTCTGTCGAAGAAATCATCTGGTTTGAATGAATTCTGACTTCTTCCTTGTAGCTTCCACATATTCAATCGGAACATAATGTGCATTAATCTCCAGTCCTCAAGTTCATCAGTAATTACTTTGATGTAAACTGGAAAGTCAATGTCTCCAAGGTCTCCGTAATCGGTAAATAAGCGATTGAATCCGTCCATAAGGTAATATTTACCATCTTGGTCACGGTATGCGAAAAAGTAGTTGCTGGTTAGACCAGATTGCTTCATTGTAATAAGTTCATTCTTTTCTCTCTCAGCATTATAAAGGTATCTGTCATCAAACTTGCTAAGGTCAAGGTCTCCATACCAACTCTTGGCAAGAGTCTTTAATTCCAGAAAGGTCGAAGAACATAGTTCAAAATTCGACCATAGAAGTTTATCATATCCCTTGTCTATAACTCTCATGAGTAACAAATTAATTGGTTAAATAGTTATACGTTACAAAATAGTTTATGTTACAAAACCAGGTGGTTTTTTGAGGGCACCTGGTTTTTTTCTTGTGACTACCAACGTTACCTCAGAATGGCAAGTTATCATCTATACTAGACCCCTTCATCCGCCTTGTATCTTTAGGCTTTACGTCAAGATTCAAAAACCTTTTGTTAACAAATAAAATAATATCTCCAAATGATGAGTCGAACCAGCGCATCAAAAAAGAAATAGAGCCAGAACCACCAACTCCACACTCAAAGCACTTATATACTCCTTTTCTATCCGATACCCTAAAGTGTCTATCATTTTGCGTCATTTCTCTGCAGAATGGACATCTACCAACGAAGTCACTTCCAGATTTTCTAAGTGGTACTAATTCTCCTATTAAGATTGACATCTTTGGCAAAGAAAACACAATCTTGTTTATATCCTCCTGGTGGAAGATATATCTTGACTTTTTCCTTTTCCTTTTATGAAATAATCTATGTTTCATCAAGAATCTAGCATATCATTTATTTGCTGCATTCGCTCCTCTCTCTCAGGATTTTCCCAGATAGTTGAGTTGCAACTGTTACAAATAATATCAAATGTGTATGAGTCTAAATCTCTATAAGGGTTTATATCATCATTTCCACATTTTTCACACTTGACCCCATTTAAACTAGGAATTACCAAAACATTTGTCGATAAAGTTGTTGGTCCAGAATGAACATGTTCTTCCGATTCCATATCAACCATAAAGCTGAATACCAACCACAATAAAAAAATAGAAATTATGAACGCCATGTTACAACTTTACAATGCTACTATTCTCATTCATAAAGCAAACGAATGAATATTCCTTCTTGCATCTTTCAAGAGACATACTCTGTCTCCTAGAAAGTAAATTCCAAGCTTCATCTTGAGAGCCAGCTGGAACAAGATAATGCTTATTACCCTTTTGAAATATGAATAAAATCCAATCCATTAATCTTGAACAAAGGTTTTTTGGATAAATTCTGCTCCACTCATTTTCTCATAGTGTTCAAGAGAAATTACATCAAACTCCTGAATAAGTGGATAGCAATGTGTTGCGATAAATACTTGACAACCGTTTTTTACAGACTCCTTAATGGCTTGTATTAATCTGAATTGGTTTGTGATTGATAAGCCAGACTCTGGCTCGTCTAAAATAATTACGCAATTCTTAGCTTCTCTCAGAGGGTTAATAACGAATGATTCCAACACCTCTCCATGAGACATAAACCTACTAGCAAGAGCACCACCGATTCCAATTCCAATACTTTCTCCACCTGGAGTAGTGAACATCTCAGGGTCTTTTACTCTTGGGTTATCAAGCTCAGAGTTAAAGAAGAATGAATTAACACCATTCTTTTTTGTATATTCTGAAATGATTATTTCAAGTCCTGGATGATTTTTTTGAAGCAAAGTTAACATCGTACTTTTACCACAACCCTGATTTCCGACAAACAAATTAACATCGCTGCACTCAATTTCAAATCCTTTTTTTAAGACTTCTGAGCCAGGATAGTCCTGTTTATCTTGTATTTTTATTTTTTCAATATATATCATGTCCATTGAGGTTTTTTTGGTAATTCATATCCAAGTTCTTGAAGTTTAAGGTATCCAAAGAAGTGGTTTTTGTTGTATGTTGATGGTTCGCCATTCATTGACATTTCTTCAAACCAAACTGATTGATGGCGAAATCTAATTCTAAACTTAGAAAAGGTAGAAAAATAGCCATCACTCACATTATCAATGCTTGCGCACTCAAAATCAATATATGCATCGCCATATTTTCTAAATGAATCTTCAAATGATAATTCATGAATTCCAAAGCGTCCTATAATGGAGTTTTGAGTAAGAAGATGGATTGTATCAACCACTTTCTGAGCATCTTCATCTGTTATTTCAATTAATTTTTTCATTACTTTGAATCCATTGAGTCCAGTATAATCTTGGCCATAGCTTTCATAGCCTTGTCTTTCTTCTTTAGCTTTGACTCCAACTTGCTAATCTTGTTGTTTTGCTCAACAAGCTTGTCATTCTTTTGCTTGATTAGAGCATCCTTATCCAAGGCACCCTTTGCAGCATTATAACCCTTAATCTCACTAATAATCCTTTCCTTATCGGCAAGCTGCTTCTTAAGTAGTTCATTCTCAGCTAGTATTGCAGTATAAGTCTTATTCTCTTGCTTGCTGGTCAAATGCCAGTTATTGCACTTTTGACAAAGATATGCTCTCTGTGGAACAACTGGTCTGTCACTCGTCTTCTTAAGCTTATCAACATAGAATAGAGCCTGCTTCTCATCTGAAAAGGCAACTTTTTTACATAATTGCGCTTCCATTACTCAGGCTTTTTCTCGATTATAGACTTAAACTTAGTTTCAAAATCAACATTCTTTTCCCAGAACATGAGGTCATTCTCAATATCCCACCAATGATTAACTCTACTAGAGAAAAATTCATCACCCTTGATGAAATCATCGAATGCATGCCACTCCTTAGTTCGCATTTCTCCAGCGGCAATCTTCTCAAGATATAACTTAACCTCTGTCTTCTGAGAATCCTTGCAGAATACTGTTATAACCTTTCCTTGAATTGGAACATCAATGTATGTGTAGAATGAAATATCTTTTCTGATTCTATCAAGAGAGCCAGGAAGCGCATCCGATTCATATTCAGTGCTTCCCATGTAATCAAATTGGACTATTGAGTCAATCCCCTTCTTAAAGTCTCTGTCGTTAAACTTACCTCTTTGAATTAAATATGTATCCATCTCTTTAATGACTTTTTCTTTATTATACGATGAAAAACTATATTTGTTTCAAATCTATTTCTCCAGACTTAGCTTTTGCTAAAAATTCATCAAATTTTAAGGAATTATCTCCAGTCTTATGCTTGTAAATCTTAAAATACTGCCTGGACGTACATTGCTTGTCAATGATATATCCATTTTCATCTTCTATAACATACCACCACTTATTTGGGCCAATCATTAAGGGGTTTTTTATTATTTTAAGATTAATATCTTCTTTTTTAAATTTACAAAACATATTTGTTAAACTTATGAAAAAGGACTCAAGTCACTATCAACAGATGTAGAGTCAGAATCGCTAGATACTTCCCAAGAAGCTCCTGCTCCTGCTCCACCGAACTCACCTCCGCCAAATTCTACATCGTGAGATTTCTCGTCAGAATCATTTAGCATATCTCCGATAATTGCTCCAGCTGGGTTTCCTCCAATCACTGTTCCGAGAAGAGCATCATCTGTCAAGTATCCAGCAACAACAGATTCTAAAAATCCATCATCCTTGCTGATTTCACGATTTCTGAAGTAATCCTTAACATATACATCCTCATCGTTTTTTGCAACGTATAGTCCATGCTCATCCTTTTCAACTATGGTCTTTGACTTTCCAGTAAACTCCTGAACTCTCTTCAGGTATTCTCGCTTCTTAATGTCTCCATGCCAGATATGGAATAGTTCACCTTCAACGTATCCAATTTCACCATTGACAACCTCATAGAATCTCTTGCTCCACTCATTGATTGAGTCTATGTCATCAGTGAACGATTTCATGATGCAATTATGACCAATCTGTCCAGCTGCTGCGTGAGCAATGATATGGTCGGCACCACCCACAAGAGCTTTATCATATAGAGGAACTTCCTCAAGAACTTCTCTTCTAGCACCCCATGCGAAGCCAACGTGTCCGTGGTCATTATAAACATTACTTTCCCAAAGTGATGAGTCTGAGTAGTTAGCACAGAAACTTCTCCACACCTTGCTATTTATATCGTTTGGAGTAAGCTCGTTGGTGTATATCACCTCATCAAGACTGAAAGATGGCTCAAGCTCATCTTGCTCTAGGTGAACACAATATTCGAATGGCTGAATAATCTTATTTTTATTAAGCTGTCTAACTCCTTCAACAAGCCAGTTCTTGTTTGTAAAGATAACATCCGCATCCACCCAGAAGATGTACTTATACTGCTCAGGCAATTCTCGGATGATGTTATTCAATAGTGACTCCTTATGCCAAAGTAAGCTCTTTGTATAGACTCTCTTGATGTTTTCATTCTCTGGAAGCTCTGGCTCTGCATCTCCGATTACACACTCAATAATTCTATGTGGAAGATGTTTGATGCTCTCATAGAAGTGGTTAAATGCCTTGGTTCTGTATTCAGAACCCTGTGGATTGAAGAAACAAGAGATAATGATAGCTTCGCTATTCGTCTTGTACTTGTTAAAGAAAATGGTGTTATTCTTGATGAAATCTAGCATTACTTCTTATTTTTAAGTTGTTTTGACTTTTCCTGTTCGATTTTTAGCTGAACCTGCATTTGCTTGGTTTCCTCCTTCTCAATTTCAACTTCCTTGTTAGCCTTAATTTCCTCTATGGAAACGTCATTTGCATTTGAACCGCAAGACGTAGCAGCAAATAGGATTGGTATTAATAAAAATTTTTTCATATTGATTTAATCAAAATTTACATTTGGTGCCAGGTTTCTTAACTCTCTATATTTCGCATCCATTTCCTCTATTGAGTTGAAGTAAATGTCCTTCCTAGACTTATTATTCATGTAGATTGAAATGTGTGGCTTATGGTAGAACTTACCATCTTCTATGAAGAGTTTACTGTGCTTAAATTCTTTTGTTGTTGAGACAAAATTTTCAGTCCACCAAGTTACAACTGACTCTCCTAAGTCTTCGTATACTGGAAAGAATAGGTACCTTCTGCCGACTTTCTTTTTAAAGTTAGAAACTATTTTAAAATTAACGTCCCAATCTTCAATTTTTGGGAACTTTGAAATTTTTGTTATTCCATGTACGTATATTGACTCCATGCTTATTGTTTTATGGTGTTTTCCAATTTCCTTCTTCGTTCTTAATTACTGTAGAATCACATTCAATACAGTGTCCATATGATTGACTACCATACTCTGTAGATACAAGCTCATGTGGACATTTTGAGGGGTCGTTAGGCTCCTGGTAATTACTATCAATCTTAACAACCTCGGTCTTCTTAATAGAGTTACCCTTGTCATCTTCCCAACCTCTATTAATTCTTGATAGATATTCCTGAGCTTCTTGCTTTGTATTAAAATCTAAGGGAACATAGTAATCCATACCAATCATTTGGCTACAATCCAACCAAATAGGAGATAGTGGAAGTCTTTGTTGTATTCTGTATATTATATTCCCATTATTAAGCGTTAGCTTCAGAATTCTTAATGAAGATATTTTAAGTGGGCTAGAACTTAAGGTCAAAAAATTAGCTATTACAAACGTAATAATATAAGTCAAGAACAGAAACATTAAAACTCCAATCATATCTTTTTACTTTGAAGCAAAGTTACAACAAAATAATTAAGTAAGCAAAAGTTGGTGTTAAAAAATTCTATGCTGAACATAAATCGCATATCCGTACTCACCTTGACCAGAATAAGTCTCTACGGTGAATTTGCCAATCTTGTATGCTTCGCCTCCAAACATATCTTCAACCTCTGTAGGCTCACCCATTTCCTTGATGACTTCCCAAACATGGTCCATGACATTGCTGGAGCAGAAAGAAATGTGTTTCTTCCAGGCGGAGTCACTAAGTCTCTTCTCAAGCTTCTTGATGCGCTCTATCCACTCCTTGATTTTATCATCCCGTCTGCCCTGAATGAGCTCTTCGATGATTTCTCTTGTCTTTTCTTTTCTCTTCTTTTCAATGAATTCAGAGAATAGTTCAACCTCCTTCTTGTACTCAAGATATTCTTGGTACTGAGGAAGTTTCTGAATAGCCTCAGCACGCTTCATGAATTCATCAAGCTCCTTCATGAGGTCTGATTTTTTGTCGAATATGCCTAGTTTATTATTTTTCATTGTTTATTATTTTTCATTGTTTTTAGTTTTGCTACCTCAAGTCTACAATATCCCAATTACCTTCATATCTATCACCTTGATAGAAATTAAGAACGTCAATAATATCTGAAATTTTACTATTGTAACCCTTAGACTTTATTTCGTCCAAGAGCTCGCATGATTCTTTGTGAAGCAAGTCATACTTATTTCTTTCTTTAAATTTTCTAAGTTCTTCAAGAGCTGCCTCTTTGACTTTTCCTTCTGGTAATGATTTTATCTCTTCATTGGTTAAGCCTAGGTAATCTTTATCCTTTTTTTCAGAGGGACGATAAACATCAGAAAAATTTTCCCTAATGAAATCAACAGATTTTTTTATAAATTCCTCTTGAGTGTCAACACTAAAATAACATGAACCATGTTTTCCATTAATTACCAATGCTCTTCTTGGAGGAGTTTCTTCAGAAGTGTCTGGAACAACTGCGTTTTCATCAGCTCTTAGCGCTTCCCAATAATCTTTAGCTTTTTGACTATCGTATGTATGAAGCTTAAGAATTGGCTTACCTTCGTTTCGGTCAATTACTTCGTAACCATAGCCATGTGGATTTCCTCTTTGATAGAAGCGTCTTCGTCTTTTAGCGTCCTCATAGTAATTCAACAAAATGCCATATACTTCTTGTTGATTCTCATTTGGTAATAGTTTGTTAATTACTTTGCGCAACTCATCTTCAAAAGGTCTATTAACTTCATGTTTGAAGTGAAGGTCCCACAATTCAGAAAAGCCCATAGAGTCAATTCCATATTTCTCTGCAAACAGTTTCTGACAATCAACTTCACTTTGTGTTTTCATTACTTTGATTTTTACTCATGTTATACGCAAAATATATAGGTATGTTACAAAAAAAGGAGTCTAATCGACTCCTTTCTTATTATTTTAAATTTAGAAAATCCTTAACCTCATCCATCGCAATTTCTGGAACATCTATTAATGTTGATGGATAAATGGTAGAACCCATCTTGTTTCCAGTCTTGGAATATGGTCTCTCGATTCTTATTCTATTTTCTCCAACGTAAACTATAATTTTGTGGAACAGAGGCCATTCGTTTTCGCTGTATGGAACACTGTCTCTTGTGTATTCCTGCTTTTCAAAATCATAGTTACAAATTACCTTTTTTAGAATTGTGTCCTTATATTCTTCATTGGAGAATACAAAAGTCTTCAATACTTCCATTATATTTCTAGCTTGTTAATAAGTGGAATAATTCTTTCAAGGATGCTATCTCTTTTTACTTCTGTGAATTTCAATGGAACTCTTGCCTTATAATATCTATCTCCATAGTTATCACCACTCTTGTGAGGAAGTTTGTTAAGACGAAATATAATTATTTCATCATCTTCTTTATCATCTTCGTCATCTTCTTCATCACCACTTTCATCTAATACAAATGCAAAACTATTTGAGAACCATTTGTTACCAGCATGCTTATATTCAACATCAGGAATTAAACTTGAAATTCCATTTATTAAGTCTTCTCTTGTTTTTGGCTTGTTTTCAAAATAATCCTTAAAGTCTATGTTGTAATCTCTGTTTTCAATATTTCCTTCTTCATTAAAGAAACAGAACATAATAGAGCACCATTTTCCAGATAATTCTTTTAGAGTAATACCATCGTAAGTATCTAGCTCATATCCAATTTCTGTTTTTGAAACCCTTCCAAGAGCGTCATAAGACTCATCTGTTTTTGAAGATAAGAATTTTATGTGTGCATATCCAGAATGAGTAAAAAGTTTCATGTTCTCATTCAGATAGTCAGCTACACTAAACTCATTGTTTATTTTATTTAGAAGATTATTTCTATTTGTATCTTCGAATGAGTTGGCATCTTTTACAAAATAATGACCATGCTCATCAACACATAAGAACTGATTATCATTCAATTTTTTATCAATTCTGCAGACACCCTTAGCCCCAGATAACCAGTTGCTTTCAATCCATGTTTCTGAAGGCACATTTAATGCTTTTATTTTACTTACAAGCTCTTCGTCCACGTTTTTAAATACTGTGTAACCACTCTCAGTCTTAGATGGACCTAATACCAGTGGGTGTTTCTCTTTTGTCTCCATTTATCTCTATTTTTGTTTATTTAGAATGTAATTGCTTAATCCAGTTTTTTCTTATCTTGTCCTCAAACTTGAATATCTTAAGCTCTTCAAAGTCTTTTCCAGATATAACCCCATTCGTGATAACACTAATGTAATCATCAATATGAACTCTGGAGAGCTTGTCAGTTCTTAGATAGATTCCAGCATGGGCGTATATGCTCTTATCCTTATTATTTTTGAACCATTCGTTGAACTTATCAACATTGAATATAGCTGAGTCAAAGAATCCAGAATCAACTAGGTCCTGTATCTTATTCTCCTTTTCAGCAGAATCGTTTAATAGGTAGTTATATTCTGCGTATAACTTTCTATACCTTAAGTAGCCTCTGGTTATAAAAATCTGACTAACCGTCAAAGCTACAATAACAATCAAAAAAAATGCTCCAATACCTGTCATAGTGGAGCAAATTTAATTATAATTTTATAAAGAAACAAATTATCCCTTAAGTTTATTTACAAGTTCGTCAAAAAGTTCATACCAGTTTCTTGTATCGAAGTCTTCATCGTCTATTGACATAATCTTAGAGTGAAGCTCATTTGCTGCAGAGAAGTCAACAATCTTCTGATACTCTTTTAGCTGCAACCCAAACATAAGGATTCTGAGGGCATGGAACATTCCACGCTTAGCTCTATCCTTGAATTCACCATCAGAGGTCTTAGCCTGCTTATCAGCAATGTGCCTTGAGGCTGAGGCTTGCTGGATGACCTTATCAATCATCTCCTTATTATCCCACTTCTGTATTTTGAATGGCCACTTTCTGAGGATAATATCTTCCTGAGCAAGAGATAGGCATTCCATAGCTGGCATGCTGTAGTTGTTGATTGCATCCTGGAATCCGCCTCTTGAGTATAGAGTTCCTTGAATTGAATAGTCTAAGCTGGATACAGCATTGTTCTTGAATGCTCCGCTGTTAAGCATGGAGTTCTTGGCTACAAGGATGTAGTCATGGTCAGAATACTTGGAGGCTGTTCCATAGACTTGACTCCCATATTTGTAAATGGCTATTATTTCTTCATCAATACCCAATTCTTTAATAATATGTTCTGCAGTGTGTTTCATGTTTACAAATTTATATAAAAAAATAATAGCAACCTACCCTTTTGGATTTTATTTTCTATTTATATAAAATCAAAGTATGAAAAGATATAGAATAAACGAATTTACAATATTTCCATCAACAACAGGGATTTACAAAATAGGATTTGATGGCTCTAAAAAAGTATATGTTGGAAGTGCATCTTCAAACTCTTCAAAAATAAAAAGTGGCAATGGATTTTATAATAGATGGAGGAAACATATTTATTTGCTAAAAAATAATAAACACCATTCTCCAGCATTACAAAACGCTTTTAATAAATATGGGAAAGATAAGTTATCATTTGAAATTGTTGAGGAGTGTATGCCAGAAGAGTGCATATTGAAAGAACAATATTATATTAATTATTTTGATTCATTTAACAAAGGATATAATGGTAGGCCGATTGCTGATAGCAATCTTGGATTTAAACAATCAGAAAAACAAAAGAAAAAAATAATTGATAAGTATAAAAAATTAAGAGATTCTTTGGCATCAAATGTTATACAGCTTTATAGACTTAATAAAACTACTAGAGAGATAAGTAAAGAATTAAACATCAGCAGAGGTGTAATAACTAAAATATTTAAAGAAAATAATATAAATGGACGGTCTGTTTCTGATTATACTAAAAAAACTGTATATCAATATGACTTAAAAGGCAATCTAATAAAAGAATGGGATAGTATTAGAGGCTGTGCTTCTGAATTAAATATTGAGCCTGTGTCTATACGATTTGTTCTTTCTGGAAGCTGTAAACAATCTAAAGGTTTTTATTTTAGTTATGAATATTTATCTAATTCAGAGGTTATTAATAAAATACAAGAAGTTGGCGACTGGATTCCCAAAACAAATAAATACACAAATATCAAGCAAATAGATTCTAACGGAGATTGTTTAAAAATCTGGAATGATGTTAAAGAAATAAAAGTTTCACTTGGTTATAATAATACTGGACCCATCACAAGAGCTATAAAAAACAACAGTAAATATAAAGGTTTTTACTGGAGACTAGATGGATAGATACAAACAATCTCCTCCTCGATTCCTAATTTGCTGATTATTTCTTCCTGTTTATGCATCTTTGTTTAAATTATGTACCCAGACTGTCTGAGTCCTTTCCTAAATTCATTCCACTTAGAGACATCTCGCCTCTCTATTGTGCTCATTCTTTCAGATAGTGTCATCTTAGACACTTCATCACTGGTGATTTTCAATTCTTCAATTAAAAAATACATTATCTGGAGCTCAACAGTCTTGGTGCTATTATCCTCGCTAGTTGTCATATTAAATCACTGGCTCTGTCAACACTATCTCTCTTGCGTGAGTTGGAAATGGCTTCAAGTGATAACCATTCTCGTCAAAGAATCCATCATTGTACATCAAAATTCCTTGATGTCCAAAATTTTTATCAGACGGGAATTGAAGCTGGAACCCTATTTCATACCACTTACCGTTTTCTAATTTTATAGAATCATCGGACTGAACATGCCCGTGATAGTTTGTGCTTTTCCACTCTGACATAGCTTTTATTTTACGAGCATTGACAATTTTATTTTGACAACAGAAGTCTGATTCTTGTTTTCCTTAAGCAACTTATAGCACTCAGCAATATTTGCAGTTTGCTTACTAATAATACACTCAAGCTCATTCAAATCCTTATTTGAAACCACTATCTTTTCAGAAGCATAGTTTCTATTAATCAAAACAGAACGTGAACGAATCATATTCTTTCTTGAGGTGACATATAAGTCCAAGTCAATTAGAATAAACGATTTCTGAAGCTCAAGGTCCTTAAGCTTCTTATAGAGTTTCTTATATTTTTGAATTACGCTGGCCATATTATTGTTTTTTGCATTTTTGACAAACCCCATCAAGATGATTGGTCATCTGTAGGCATGTTTCACAAAATCCTAGCTCAAACTGAGAAGGTGCATAACTTAGAACATCCTCAATCTCAGCAATAAGAGCCTCGTTTCTCTCGTATGCACTTGAGTGATGATTTGCAACATCTGTCTTAAGATGTTTGGAGTAGTGAATACCACCAACAATGCCATACACATGCCACCAGAATCTTGCTCCTGGGTTTTTGTCATTGGCCTCTGGGTCTCCATTCTTGAATCCGTTCTCGCTTAGCTTATTGTGAACAAAATCATAAACCTTATCACTCCACTCATTCAGATTGTGATAGTGAGTTTTCTTAGATGCAGTTTCTCTTAGAGACTCAAGAAGTGATTTAAAGACATCAAGGTCCTCCAAGCACTTCTTTGGTGCTTTATAAAGAGTTAATACAAATTCTTTGGTTCTATGTGATAGGTGTTCCATAAGATATTCTACGATAAAATTTTAAAAATGTTACACATTACCACGAGGCAATTTCTCTGGAGAGTTGCTCGCTAGATGGTAAGTTCTTTTTTTCTATCTCTTCCTTCATGCAGTCAGCCATGTATAGGAAGTCAAGAACTTCTTGAGGAATGTCCTCAATGTACCTAATATCCTTTAATTCAATTGCTTTGTCTATGTGTGAATCCAAGTATGCGATAGCACTGTACTTTATGTCTATTAAATCATAACTATCAACAACGCCTGACTCAGAGCACTTATCGAAGCAGAATTTTTCAGCCTCATATTCTTGGATGAACCTCTTTTTTTTAACTTCATCATAGTGACCATTTACATAGTGGCCAATTTCATGAACCCATGCTCTGAATGTCCAGCTATCAACAATCTCAGGGACAATTATGAATGGCTTATCTGGACTGGGTAGAGGAAATTTAAGCTCTCCATGTTCCCTTGAAGAATACATTACACAAAAGTTATTTATTGAATATGCTCTTGAGCCAGCAAGCCCCCACCTTCCAAGGTTGTGAACTAGGACATTCTCCAGGTCTATACCACTTTCAATCACCAATTTCTCGGCATACTCCTTCCACTTCTCAATTTTCTTAAGTCTTTTTTCCTCTAACTGTTCCTTAACCGTTTTAGGATGGTTATTCGCTTCTTTTTTAGAAAAAAAAGCTTTAAATAAATAAATGAAAAATCCAATCATGTAATTATCTTTACTTGATTATACGCAAAAATTTGCTGAAAGTTTCAATTGGTTATTTATTGGACTCAACCATTTCCTTCAGCTCATTAATGCTTCTGGTTGTAAAAATGCTCAGCATTTCGTATTCCCAGTCCTCACTTGGCTTCGGTATATGCTTCTCAAGAGTTTGCATTGTCCTGTTCCACTGCAAAGTTTCTTCTGGAGCCTTAAAGCTTGCGTCTTCAAGATTCCATTCAAGGTCTGCCTTAAACTCTTTTTTTTCTTCTGGTAGGTGCTCCATCATTTTTCTTATGACTTCACAGCAATCACGTCTTTCCATAATTTGTTAACTTTTAATACCTGCAAGCTTCATTGATTCGCTCCACACTTCAAATTCTTTTAATTCAAGGATTTCTTTTGTAACTGGAATACCGTGATAACCCCCAAGCATAGCTCCACCAGTTACATGATACATCTTTTCCTCAATGATGTATTTTTTAATATCTTCAACATCATCTGGAGCTTTAATTGCAACAGGCTGCATATTCATCATGGCGATGGTGCAAGATGTACTTCTCTCAAGACCAGCTGTCCAACCAGAAGTGAAGCTGCTGAAGCAATTCATCACTTCTTCTTTTGAAGTATAGGCAGCAATAGCATATCCGCCAAATTCTTCAGATTCTCTCATTATCAGATAGTGCTTACCATCTGTGTTAAATACTAGCAAGTAATTCATGTTAATTTATAATTCAAGTGAAACCTCAAGGATTCTAAACTCCTCCATAATTTGACTCCAGTTCTTTTCCTTAAACTTCCTGGCGGTCTTGGTAAGGAACTTCATTTCCTCAAGGAATAGTCGCTGCTTAGGAACAAATTCCTCAATAGACATTCCCGCTTCCATTGCCAATCCAAGAGTTGTTTGACCAATCCAGTTGTACTCAAACTGCTGCATAAGGTCAGCATCTCGAATAATCATCTTAAGCTTATCCTCAATAGATGAATGTGGTTCCTTATATGGAAACCTTGTTGCTTCTATAATTAGAATTGTCTTCTCAGCTACATCAAGCGTTACACACTTTGAATACTCAACAAACCTTGTGAAAGCTTCAATTGCTCTAGTGATGTTTTCATCATCACTCTTCTGCTTTCCACCAAGGTGGTCAACATCATGGAATAGAGCCCCTAGGTGAAGAGGAAGCCTTCTGTCAAAGTAAATACCCTCACCCTTTGCAATATACTCAGAGTACTTGAGAACTGTGAGCAAGTGATTTAAGTTATGATAAGGCATATAATTTGAAGAGTTATTCTTCATTATGAAGTTAAATGCCTTTTGAAGAATAGGGTTATTTTTTATAATTTCAATTCCTTCCATAATTATACTTGATAATAACGATACCACAATTTAATTCTGCCATTATTTTTAAAAGCAATTAAAGATGTAGATTTACAAATTTGCAATAATTGAGAAGATACATTTTTGCTGTCAATTCCGCAATTATTTCCTATTTCTTTTGTAGTCTGTGGTATATTGGTTAAAGAATTATAAATTGTCTTTTGTTTTTTTGATAATAATCCTTCTGCAATTTTAACACACAAAGCCTGTGCTAAGTGATGACCATTACCACGATAAATACCTTCGTGTTCTTTTTGTTCACAAAGACCAATTATTGAATTATAAATTTCATTTTCAATATTTCTTTTCATAAAAACAATTTGTTATTGTTTATTACCTTTTTGTCTTCTATGATTAAGAGTTGAAAAAATCTTAGTTGCAGCTATTAACTCCCATTCGAGACCAGCAGCTTCATGTTTCTTCTTCTCACTTATAATTCTTTCCTTAATCCACCCAATCTCTTTATCTTTTTCATATAATTCAATTCTGTTAGAAAAATCCTTGTCTCTATAGGCTCTGATTAGCTCATGAACCGCCTTTGCTGTTCCACTACTATCAAACTTAAAATTCTCTTCAAGATAAGCAATTAGCTCATCAATTGTAAATTTATTCCAATCCACAAAATCAACTGGCTTCTGAGCCATGATTACCTCTCCATCTTCATTCAGCTTGGGAACATCTATAAACCCTCCTCTGTTTGAGTGAATACCTTCTGGTTCTATGTAGATACTCTCAGTTACAAGCTCAACTTCCTCAAGACCATCATACTGGTCCTGGTATGCATATTCCTTAACAATATCATCACCAACAAGTGGAATTCCGTATTTTTCATTAACTTTTTGGTCTGTTGTAGCAACCAGTTTCTTACAGTCCTTTCTCCAGAATTGACCACTTTCAAGATATGCAGCATCAATATTGAATCCGCTACACTTAGAGATGTATCCAGTTGGAATATGAATTACAACATCATCCTTGAGAAATTCATCAACTACAAGGTGTAGATTATGAGATTCATCGCCCATCTTGGTCCAAGGATGTCCGTAGTATTGATAATAGTGTGTGACATTATCCTTTGTTCTATAAACCAATGGGCCAAAGCCCTCTGCCTTAAACTGAAATGTTTTTACTTTCATCCTCAAAATTTTGTTGTATCAGAAACCTCTGGAGATAAAATCTTTGTTGAGTCCTTTTTAGGAATTGTATCTGATGGTTGAACAGTTTTCTTGTATACTTTCTTATCTGGAACCAATGTCTTCTTCTGTTCAAGTAAGTTAATCTTCTTTTGAAGTCTTACATTCTCCTTTTGAACCTCCAGTACTTTAAACTCAAGCTCAAGACTCTCTGCTTCAAGCATCTCCTTTTCTGTATCAAAATCAGAAGAAACCGAGCACTGGCTAATGTTCCCAAGAAATGAAAAAAGCAATAAGACAAGAAGTATTTTGGTTAATGGTCTAACTTTCATAATTTTAGCTCTTTACGATTGTCTTGTACTTATATATTCCGTTTCTTTGCTTCTTGCGATAAATGTCAGCAATTACTTTTCTATTAATAACGCCCATGCCCCAGAGAGGATGGAACTGGGTTTCATCCATAACCTGATTCTCCTTATATAGTTCCCACTTTCTTCCTGGCTCAAAGACAAATGGATTTCCATTCTGCAAATAGTTGAACATCATGACTGCTAATGAGTACAAGATTGAATACATTATAAATGTAATCCAGAATGCAGTCCAGTTATCAAAGTCAAGAGACCAATAGGCGAACACCAATGGTGAAATCATTGAAAGTCCAAAAAATAATCTTAGGTAAGAATTCATTGCTTTGCTTTTCTTTTTTCTAGTTCAATTCCAAATAATTCAACCCACTTGTGGCTAATTTCACCATTTGCAAACTCATTTCGTTTAATCATCTCGATACAGTTGGCAATGTGCTCATCAGTCATACTGATTACAAAGACTGGTCCACTTAGAGAGCCCCACTTTAAAATACCAAGCATGTACTCACGCTCCATTTCTTTAGCCCTCTCTTCACGATGCTTTTGCTCGGCTTCGAATTGTGCCATTTCTGCGTAGGCATAATCCTCATACATATCTGCGATTTCTCCCATTTCTTACTTATTAGTATCAACCAACTCAAATTCGCCATGAAGTCTGAACTTCACATGGCTAAACCCAGAGAACCCATTCAGGTCTTTCATGACAAATTGTGTCCAAAATGTAATGAAGCTTGCAACATCCTGTGAATAATGGTCAATAGAGACTCTCTGTGGATTTCCATAAGGAATTACATCAACACCGCAAGACAAGTCAAGACAAGTCTTGAATGTAAAGTGGCTAAGACCACGCTCAAGAGGAGCTTTTCTATCCTCTTCAGTAAGCATTCCTTGCTTATTTAAAATATTTATCTTATCCATTTCTTTCATTTTTTTTAAACCACTCAAGCGCTTCATCTGCACTCTTTATAGCCTTGTCAAGGGAGCTTTCTGCATAATAAGCTTCAAGCGGCTCAAGACCAAGTTCGTATAGTTCGTTTTTAAACTTATAATCATCGAACACCTTCCAATTAGACATGTATTCTACTGGATTATCTTTAATTGACTTAAGAATCTCTTGACCATTTGTTAATGCCTCATCATATTTTTTTTTGTAAAAGTCAACGATGAGCTCTGCATGCTTATGAATTCCAAATCCACTTCTCGCCTCAATGCCTAGAACACAATTGTCTATAAAATCAAGTCTCATAGATATAAGTTTTCTGGCATCAAATGAAACTCCAATTTGCCTCATTATTTTTTCCATAATTGGCTCAATAGTTAGAATGTATGTCATAAATTTCTTAGCATCTTGCTTAGTGCTGTGAAGTATAGTTCTCGATGTATAAACCTTAATTGTAGTGTTTGAAGGGTTATATTTCAAGTACTCAATTTCAAAGTACTTACCACGCTTTCTAACCTTGAAGTTCTTAGTATTTTCCATAATTAATTTTTTCGGTCAAGAAGTATATAGACTATATGCAGAATGACTCCAGGAACTATAAAGTAAACTGGGCCAGATAAGAAGAAATCCCATCTTTCTGATGCTTTAACTGGTGCATCACTTGAGAACCATTTCCACTCATTAATCATTGACATTACACCACCAATCAACAATAAGATGATTGTCACGGCAGATAATAATATCATTAGATTAGCTTTTTTCATATAGAATTTTTATGTTTCCAATAGTCAAAAAATGAGTTAGCCCACAGAGTATCATTGTTCATGGCATCATCCCATACACTCTTAGAAATTTTTCTTAGTTCATCCCACTCAGTGTCTAAATAACCTTCCTTCACTTCATTCCAAAACACTTCGAATTCACCAGAACGGTATGGCGCATGAGCAACATCCCATGTCCACTTAGCGAGCCCTACATTGCAATCCTCATTCTGATAGTGCATTACAAGCTCCTCTTCAGGAATTCCAAGAGTTTCTACAGCATGGTCAATGAATTTGTTTACAGTTTCTTTTGCAAGCTCCGAGCTTGGATACTCATAAGGAATAAGACTTAGGGAAATCATAGCTTTCTTGACATCAAATTTACCGTTGACAAGATTTTCAAATATCTTACCCACAGCCTTATCTGCCTTGTGACAAAGTGTTTCCCAATATTCTGTTTTCCAACTCATAATTGATTATACGTAAACAAAAGATTAATGTTACAGAATTAAAACAAAAAGACAGACCAAAGCCTGTCTTTTTTATAATTCTTATTTATGGAAATTTATGCCTTCACTCGTGTAGCAGCTATTGAGTTGATGTCAATTCCAACTTCCGAGTCATCTCCGAAGCCAAACTTCAAAATGTTTTCTTTCTTTTCTTTTTCGAACTCCTTAGCTGCAGCCAAGTCTAATGCATCCTGCATGACAAGCTTTTGATTGGCCATCGAAACTTTTTGACTAACTGACTGATTTGCCTTTTTTCGAGCAGACTTGCCAGATACATCAATTTTAAGTTTGTCAGACACACTCTTAACACCCAGCTTATTCGAGACAGTTCCAGGAAGAGTGACAACACCATTAATTAGCTTGTCAGCTCCTTGACCAGCACTGCTGTTGAATAGTGCAGTAACAGCTTTTCTAATCCCTAATCGTTTCATTTCTTTTTGATTTATAAGTTACTCTATTATACGAGAATAAAATGATAATGTTACAATTAAGAAATGCTAACCACAGTCTTGTCTCCACCAATCGTTGACCAAACTGGTGTGCTATATCTGGTGTAGTCAAATGCGTCAACGCATTGCTTTTGGCTTAAGCTACCCTCTTTTGATTCGTGAACATATTTGGCTTCAACTTCGCTACCACCAAGTTCAAAATTGCTACTTCTAACAAGCACAACAGCTTCTGGGTCACAACCTTGAAGCTTTTCAATAAGGTCCTTTACTTTCATATTTCAATTGGTTTGGATTTTAATGCTTTAATTACCTCTTCATACTTGCCTTCACAAGCTAAGCCTTTATAAGCTGGAGTATTTACATAATGATTTTTTTGTAGAATTAAAAAATCCCAATCATCATCAATTATGCAATATCCTTTTATTTTACACTTTTTCCTTAAATTATTCCAATAAGGAGCATTCCAATATGATTCTGGATAATAATATCCCTTCTTAAACAACCATTGTTCAACCTCAACTCCCCTAATTCCATGGGTAGTACTTTTGGTAACACCAATTATTTCACCTGGCAAACTTCTATTCTTCCAAAATTTTTTGAACCATATAAGGCCATGTGATTTCCATGTTGATGAAATTACTATTTTTGCTCCAGTATTTTCAATAATTTTTCTTAAAACCTCAATTGCTTCTGGACAAAATTGTTTTTTACCATCTGAATGAAAAGAGTTTTTGGGATTTTTCCAATTATTGGTCCAAAATTTTAGACCATATTCAGTATTTAAAACACCATCAATATCAAGAAAAATAATATACATTTAACAAATACTTTTCCAACTTAAATAATCATTCAGACAGCACTTCTTAAGCTTCTTACCACTACCGCAAGGGCAATCGTCATTTCGCCCAAGTTCACTTCTATATGGAAGTTCAGAGAAGTTCATAATAACTTCTTCATAGCCATTGATGTGGTTTACCTCATGTTGCCAAACCTGTGCCTGGAACCCCTTGTGAGTTTCCTTATGGAATTTTCCATCTGGAGTATAGAACTCAACATCAACATAGAAGTATCTATCAGCAACAACAGTGAGCCCTGGAACCGACTTCCAAGTGAGGCATCCCTCGAACTTCTGTAGCTTAATTCCGTAGAGCCTTGTAATCTTTGGGTCAATTGCAATTCTGCAGTCTCTGTCTGCACCATCTGCATTCTTGACAGCGACCATTCTCAAGTTGAATCGTTCTCCATCAAGTGCGCACTGGTTTGCTGCAAGGCCGATGCCATCTCTACGAGAAATAGCATACTCCTTAAACGCCTCAATCTTTTCCTTATTCTCCTCTATAAATTTAGAAACATCCTCTATCTGAGGTGTATTAGGAGTTTGTTCGTCTGGAATTACTGTGAAATTCATATCTTATTTTCTTTTTATAGTCTTTTCAAGCCAATTTCCAAATTTTCTGTTATTAAACTTAAAAATAATCATTATTCCATATAATACAATACATACAAAGTGGGACACAGCAACTCCGCCTAATCCAAATAAAAAAAAGGACAAAATAAGTAATAACCACCAAATTATTACACTTATGGCAAAAACTAAATCTTTATTTGTTGTCATTTTTATCTTTTTTTAGAAAATTTAATTTTGATGTTAATTGTACATAATTTACTAAAATTCATTTAATCAACACTGTTACAGTCCTCGCATTTGCCATTCTTCTTGTCAGAATAAAAGACAAATTCTCGACTCTTAGTTTTTTCTAGTGTCTCAATCTTTACTTCAAATCCCTCATTGGTAAACTGAGTAAACTCTTTCTCAGTTGATTTGCTTATATAGTCTGTGTGACATGCCAAAACGAAACCCTTACATTTCTTGCATAGTGCAACCTTTGATTTTTTCTCTTTTAGGTTCATGGTCATTGTTATTTATGTCTAATGTTTCCGCTTAGTGAACTCACACTTCCGCCAACATTTCCACACTTTACATCTCCAGATGTTGTGTTGATGCTTCCTGAAACATCACCCTCAACTTGAATGTCTCCAGATGTGCAGCTGATGTTTGACTTGACATTTCCACCAATTTCAACGTCACCTGAAGTGGTAGATAAATTTCCCACATCTCCAGTGACGCTGATTGTCTTACAAGCTGGAGCGCTTAGTGATTCAACATTCCCCTCAATTGTGATGTTTATTACCTTTTCGTCACCAAGACCCTGCTCAACACCATCAATGATTATTTTACCATTGCTGATTACAACACTATTTCCTGATGTAACGATTGTTCTACCGTTAATGTTAACTTTGTTCATGGGTTTTATACGTTTAAAAATTAAAAAAGTTTCAAAAATAAATTTAACTATTCTGTTTCAAATAGTTTTTTACACTTTATACACTTAACGGCTCTTGTGCCTAGAGATTCTAATTCATGCTTACAAAACAATTGTTGATTCATCTCTTCAACAATTTCTTCTAGCACTACAATGTACTTAGCAGTTCTAATTCCAACTTGATTATCCTTCTTGATGTATTCCTTCCACTCCTCAAGAGTTTTTCCTCTGTATTTTTCCATCATATTGAGGTTATAAATTATTTTCAGATAAATCTTCAGACAGTCTCTCATGGAAGGTGTCTTCTCCATCATCACCAGAGAGAAGATAGTCAATCCTATTTGCGTATATTTGAGCTTTCTTTAGCAATTCAATTCCTTTCTTAAATTCGGCAATTGTTTCTTCTCGAAAGTTATTGGGATTGAACCAATCCTCTGGCCTTGGCTCAGCGTTATTATTTTCAATCTCATACTCAATAGCTTCAATAATCTCAGTGAATCTGTGCTGCAGATAATCAAACCGTCCTCCTGACATAATAAATTTATTTAGTCTTCTGATTTTTCGTCTACCATTTCTTTGCAGTTTTCACACCATCTGCCACCAAAAGCACCACTAACAATGTAACTGTCTCTGTGGTCGCAAGCTGAGCTGTTTCTTGGAGACTCTGATTCTTCAGTATGAGCTTGTTCAACGAGATAATTACCTCGAACAGATTTTTGAAATGGTTCAACATAACCACCCTTAGCAAAATACATTTCGCCTTGATACTTGAATTCAAATCCACCATCTCTCATGCAAATAGCCATCTCTTCGCCATCTGCAGTTTTTAGTATTACTGGATTAAAAACTTCTTCCAGCTGGATTGTGTTGTCTTGATTTACTGATATTTTCATTATTTATCTTTGTAGTTTCATAAGAATAAGGAAGTGATGCAGGCATAAGAAGAACACTGCAATCGACTCTCCAATCATCATATCGAAAAACATAACAGGAAGCGCCACGAGATAAGCCCAGAAGCAAAACCTGAATAGTTTTGTCGTATATAATGGAAACAAAGATACAACAAAAAACAATACGGCCAAAAAATTATGAACATTTGGGAATAGCGAGACCGAAAATGCTGTTAACAGCAATAGAAATAGAGCTGAAAGCCTCCACCTCTTAATTCCGTATAGATAATATGAAGTTGCTGCATTGGTGATTATAAAAAGGGGCTGCATATCTGTCTCCCAGTAAGTCGAAATAGAAAACATGTGACCCTGACTTAAGAATAAAACCAATGGCATTATGGCTGCGAGCAATATCACAAATAATCTTATGTGAAACTCAAAACCACGCAACCTTTTCATAACTCCATTTTCTAATAAATAAGAGCAAAAAAAGGTTAAAATTATCTGGAGGACATTCTATTGTTAAAGCACTTCCTGCAGAGTGGAATGTATTCCTTTGTTTCTCCCAGCATTACAACTTCCTCGCTATCTGATAGTCTGTAAGAAAAATTTGCAACAGATGAGCAATCAACACAAATGGCCTTAACCTTGGTGACATACTCAGCTATCGACAATAGACCTGGCATCGGTCCAAATGGATTTCCAGCATAGTCCATATCCAATCCAGCAACAATTACACGCTTTCCAGCATTTGCAAGCTCTGTGCATACCTCGACTATCTTGCCATCAAAGAATTGAACCTCATCAATTCCTACAACCTCATCACTATCTTCAACTAAGTCAAGAATGTCAACAGCATGAACAACTACAATTGAGTTTATAGAATTCTTAGAGTGACTCACAACCTCTGTATCGCTGTATCTATTGTCAACTTTTGGCTTGAACACTTTAAATGGCTGTCCAGCTATCTTTACTCTCTTAATTCTTCTGATAAGCTCTTCTGTCTTCCCAGAGAACATTGAGCCACATACAACCTCAATGTGGCCGCTATGATTTGATTCTAAGAACATATCTTTAACTTTTAACTAAATTACCATCTAGGTCAATATACCAATCGCCAAATGTTATTATGTAATTCAAATTTGAGTTATCAAGCTCCATACCCAAACATTTTCCATTAGGATTTGGGTCATGAACAACATTCATATTTGAGTCAACAATAATAGCATGACTTGTGCCTTCAAACGTCTGAGACTTAACAGATGCATAAAAATAACCTCCTATTCCTCCATCAAATTTACAAATTTCTTTATATTTTTCTATTGGAGTATCGAAAGTTCCAAATACAGTTGCAAAAATACCTGTTTTATCCATTATAAATTGCCACATAGACAGATTTGCTTCACCTTTCCCCGTCTCAAGAATTATAAAATTTGGAACATCCTCAAGCTCTAATTCAAATAAAGACGCTATAGCTGCTTGCATGCAATTTCCACGCTCATGGCTTTCAGAACCATTTCCAACAATCGTTTGAAAAACTTTTTTCATCAGTAATCTATTATTTTAGATTCGCCTTCTTTGAAGTAAGGCTTCAATTTTTCAAAAATCTCTTCTCTAATTTCCTCTGGTACATTCTTGAAATCAAAGTTATACATCGTCTTGCACTTTTCATTCTCAAGACCAAGAGTTATTGTAACCTTGTTATAGTAAGCCTTCTCATTGGTTATCTTGAAGTCTGAGTCTAGGTTAAATCCTATTATTGTTGCCATCTTTCTAATTTTAGACAAAAGTAATAAAAAAATGTCAATAAAAAAACCCTCCTTAAGGAGGGTTTCAAAGTTTACCACCAAGAACCAGTGTCCTTGTATTTTCTTATCGTCCACCATATTCCTCCAATAAGTGAGCCGAACGTTGCTATTGCAACTGGAATCCATAGAGGGAAGCAAAAGTTTCCGATTTCAAAATAGCAGTCAGATAGGTATCCACCTTTAACCCAACCTGGGAAACTAACTGCAGCAACAATGCTCAGAATTATTTGCGCATAGTTAATTATCGCAAATAAGTTTCTTTTAAAATTTTTAGGTCCTAATCCCATTTTATTCTATTTAAGGGGTTTATACCTATAAATAGAATAAAGTTTATTAAATGTTAAGATGAGATTTTATCTCTTTCTTTAATGCTGCAATTTCTGTAGATGTTAAATCTCTTTTACCAACCATCTGCATAGCATCTAAGGATTTTGATAAAAGTTCGTCAGACTTTTTCTTTCTATTTGAAAGTGATACAACCGTTTCTAGGAATGACTCAATATTATCTTCAGAATCTGAATCAATCATCAAGGTTCTTTCAAGGTCCCTAAAGATACAAGCCCCTTCATAGTCTTGAAGTCTTGTTAATTTATGTTTGAAGTCTTTGACTTTCTCTAGCAGTTTTTCGTTTTCCATAGATAGAATAAAGTTTATTAAATGCTACTTATTTATTTTGGATAGTTGATAACCTGGAACTGAGAATATTTCTTTGTAGAAATCGTGCTTCAAAATGTCATAGTTCTCAATTGTTGTTACTAAGTCATAATAATAAACTCCAAACAAAATTGATGGGTATACTTTTACGATTTTGTACTCAGCACCCTTACAGCACTCATGATTCCACTCATCGTCTGAGCCTAAATAAACAACAATATCTCCAGTTTCAATATTATCCATTTATTAAGAATATGCGTTAGTAACAGTGTATTTATTTGAACACAATGTCATCCTTACTACAATATCCTTCTTGATTTCATTACCATGCTCATCTTCATCCCACTCAAAAGAAGTGAAGATAATTTCTTCTCTGGTAAATTTCAAGAAATCAGTAACCTGATGATGATGAAGATATGTGTCTGTGTTTCTTACCTTTCTCTTAGATGAATAGTATCCTTCAAACTTTTCAGATTTATCCTGAACTATAGAAACCTCATACTTAAAGTTTTCAAGCTTATAGTTGTAGTTGTCCTTAAATTCAGAAAATGGTCGATTGAATAGGTTAATATCATCAATGATTGATATGAGAAGGTCAATGTTCAAGTTCACAAGAGAAACACTGTCCTCAAGGTCTTTCTGGAACTCCTTATTTTGAAGTTTATCCTCAACAATCATGTTAAATATTTCCTCGTCAAGCTCATCATATTCCTTAAGGAACTTGATTCTTGATGGCCTGTTCATGAAGTACTCATTCACGCTATCATTCGTTGTAAGCAAGAAAAGTGTCTTATGCTCATTTGTTAGAACACCATCCATAAATGAAAGAAATACTTCTTGTCCATGGAATTCGTTTTCATTAGTAGCACTGTATGTTGAGAAGAGCTTTTCGAACTCATCCAGAAAGATGCAATGATTTTGCTTGATGTTATTGAAGAATCGAACAAAGTTAACAGACTTAGGAATTGACTTATTAATGATGATGATTGGCATATTCATTTCTCTGCAAAGAAGTTTTGCAGTCAATGACTTACCTTGACCCTTATTTCCAGTTAAAAGAACTCCAAGATTCCTCTGATAGTGATTGAATGACTTCAAAACATCTTGTCTAAAGCCAGAGCTTATATCATATATTTTTTCTGGAACCTTAAATGACTCAGCATCCTCAAGCCAGCAATTACCATATTCGTCACAGTTGAAGATGTAGTTCTTAGTTTCAAGCTTATCTTCAATTTTTAGTGAGTTATAAAATGTGTATTTGCCGTTGTCGTTTAGTATATTCATTTATTATCTATATTTTCTCGAAAAATTCTATGTATATAACGTCATAAGATATGCCGTATTCATCACTCTTGTCCTCGTAAAATTTCTTAACCTTCTCTCTGGCCTCATCCTCAGTGGAAGCATCAATCACATGATTCCTATTGAATCTGGTTGGACCATCTTCATTAGGATAGACGTACTTATTAATCTCTACAGAGGCTACATGAAAATTTGGAAAGCTCATTTATCTGTTGTTTTGGTCCATATTATCCCTCAAGGACTTAAGCGCATCCATGCTACCAAGGGAATTTGGAACTACATTTTCATACGGTGGATTGAAGTTGACGAAAACCTTGGGTAATCTCTTCACATTAATCGCACCCCTGTAGTTACCCTTTCTGTAGATTTTGTACTTGAAGTCTTCTGATGTTTTCTTCTTAGACATCCTTGACGGATTAGAGATTTCAAAGTCACAATTATAAGTCAGCAACACGGTTCTGTGACCATATCTACCATATAGATTGTAGATAGCCCAACATGACCAACCCTTTGACTTAATGTAGTCTTCGCACTCATTTCGGTAGCCCTTAAGCAGGAAGTTTCCAGACTTAGAGTAAACCCAAACAAGACACCAAGCGCCACCAAACCAATCACGCTTTCCAGATGCTGGAACTTCAATGACTTCAAAATTCTCCTTTTTATTTCCCATCTTATTGAGTTAAAAAAAGAATAAGAGCTTATGGCTGACCTTGTGGGTAATTGTGCATTCTATAAGATACCTCGCCAGACCAATCGGGTAATTGTGCTTTGTAGTGATACCTCAAGCTCTTATTCAGTATTTATACGGATGTAATAGAAAAATGTTACAAAATAAGTTAAGATTCTCGATTATTTCTAATCCAACTCTTAACTGTGTGATATTGCTTTCTAATGCTTGCCTCATAAGTTTCTGAAGCATACCTCTTTCCACCACAATTTGTAAAGTTTCTTAGGAGTTCATCCACAGTCTTGCATCTTAAGTACTTTGTACTCATCAGCATGTAGTAACCTTCAATACCATCTTCAACAGTCTTGAATCTTTTCAGGTTCCCACCATCCATTATCCCAAAGAAGTTGTTTTTGTACTTGGAATTCTTAACCTTTCCCATTCCAGACTCAAGCTGAGCTTGAGCCAGAACCAACTCAAGAGGCACAAACACATTTGTTGAGTCGTAGACCCTCTTTGCACACTTAAAGAGAACATCTCCAGTTATAGGAGTTCCATTGAAAATCTCTCTACTTAAGAATAAGTCTGCATCAGACTTGTAAGTTCCAAATATAGAGTCTTGTACCAGACTGTCTCTTTTGTTGATTGCAATTTCAATAGAATCTTGATTTAATAAGTCAATATTAAAATTAATACTGTTTCCAATATTGTTTTTCGATATGTCATCAACATAGAATGACATCAAAATCAGAGATGATACCAATACAAATACTGGTATTAAAATATTTTTTAAATTTTTATGCATAACTTTTTTATTTATAATGCTTAAAACAAACATTATACGTTAATTTTTTGATTATGTTTCAAAAAATTTTGTTAATTTTTTACTAGCTTATTGAATGAGGAAATTGAATTTACGGAATTATGTGGAAGGTTGAATTTCTTTTCAAGACCTCTGCACATAATTTCAAATTCATTTTTTACATTTATATATCCCCATTGATATTTAGAAAATAGAAGTTCCTTAATATCTTCTTTTCTTTTGTGTAGAAGAGGCGCTTGTTTAACAATCTTAGTTGTATGAAAACTATCTGTTACATATATTAAACCTGCGTATTCAGGAACGTCTTTAATATCAATTAACCCATCTGGACACGCAAAATAAAATCTATTTGGCATTTTAATCTCTTGTGGATTTACCTTTTTCTCTGGAGCTTTTTTTACATTTTTCTTCCAACGCTTACTCCATCTGTATTTAGCCTCCTTAATAACTTCTTTCTCATTTCTACCCTCAAATAGCTTGTGTTTAAATTTAATGAAGTCAGCTTGAAAGTCTGACTTAGAAATTTTTATTTCAACCTCACAAAGGTATCCTGATTTTGTTACTGAGAAATAATCCGACTCCCAATCACTATCAAAAATATATTTATTTCTGAAATGATGGTCATGATTGCTAAATAATTCACTAAGTCTATTTTGTATGTCAGTTGAATTCATTTAATTTTAATAATCTCCATATGGAAAGTAGTAGCCGAACATTCCAAAGCTACCACCAAACATTCTGTTGAATGCTTCATAGTCTTCTTTGGAAATTATCTCTACAGAGAGGTTGCTCATGTAGTCATCAAAGTTTTCTACTTCAATAGCTTCGTTTGTTCCAAAGTAGATTTCAGTATATCTACCACGCTTTTCAAGCTCCTGTTTTGAGGATTCCACACCTTCTTCATACTCTTCTCTTGTCATAACCCAGGCATGACGAACATCAAATTCATCTGCCCAGCAAGCGTCAAGCCTAACAAGAACATACTCTTCATTCTTAGACTCAGTGTGTGAAGAGTCTGGTGCTGTGGACTTAGGCTGAGCCGCTGGTTTATTTTCCTTAGGCTCAGCTCCAAATTCACTCATATCTCCAAATATACTACTCACCTGACTCAAGCATTTTAGTGATTTCCTCAAGTTCCATTTGAGCCTTAAGCTCTGGACTGATAAGTTTATCAAGCCTCTCTTCAAGAAGCTCTAGCTCTTTCTTCTTCTTAGTGATATTCACCTTATCAACTCTTGTCTTAAAGTCTGTGGTCCAGTCTTCAAGAGAGAACCCAAGCCATGAAAATCCACCCTTAACTCCAAGCTCTGCTGCAGCCTCGTCATAAGCTGCTGCTCTTGATTTAAGAAACGCAAGAGCGTGAACTAATTTATCTGTATCTGTGATTGTCTGGATGTTGAATCCTTCTGCTCTATCTTCGCTGTATCTGAAGCTGCAGTTGGTTACCCAGTTTGGCTTTTCAGCCTTCTTAATTTCTTCTTTTCTCTTAGCTACTTCCTGAATTAGTAGCTGAACTTTTGCATCTGTGTTTGTTGCCATTTCTTTACTCTTTTTACCTTTAATTTACCATATTAATATTGGTCTATTCTGACCAATCTACCACTATCTAATTTAATAAAAATTTCATAAAAAATCAAGCTTTTTAGCTCTTCTTTTGTGTAGTATTTCCTATTATCATAACTATTATTCCAATCCCACTCATACTTAAAATTATTTGAATCCAGAAGAGTATATTTTCTTTCATTACTTATGTAATAACCCCTTTCAATTTCATATTTTTTTGTCTCGTAATTATATTTTCGGTCTACACAAATTCTCACTTTGGTATAGTTGTTTTCATCATGCTTTATGAACAGATTACTTCCAAAAACTTTATCATGCCACTGGTCTTCACTTTCAAGACTCCAGTCTGGAATTACAACATTACTTTCAAAACCAATTGGTAAAGAAGCATACTTAGCTTTTGAAAACTCTTCAATCAATTCAGCATAGTTAGATACTGGCACATCTGTATCTTTTGTTGCTAACTTAGCAAAACTATCCATTATCACATATTCATCTTGCTTTGAGTCTTCTTGCTTGAATATGTGATGCTTCTTCATATCAATATTTCCTTTTGACTTAGACCTCCAATATCTAATATTCTCATACCAATTAAACCTGCCAAGATAAATGAGTTTCTTTTTATTCTTATTGGTATAGGCGCAACCTGGAACCATGTCTTTTGCCCCAATTTTTTTGGTTTGTAGGCCAGTGTATTCAACCGATTCTTTATACTCTTCACACCCAGTTGGTAGTAATATTAAATCCTTACCAGCCCATGCATATACAAACTCACCTTCAAGACCTCTCTTGTGACAGTTTGTAGTCATCAATATGAACATCAAGTTATCCGTTGTTATTTCAAACTCAATTCCTCTGTCATCATAGACACGAATCATATTCCTACCATTACCCCAGTATCCATATCTTTGCACTCCTTTATTGAGCACAAATCCGCTATGTGGCTTGTTGTCTAGGTCAAATGGCATAAGTTCTGGGTCATCTTCAACAACTTGACTGCTCCACTTACCTTTTTTCTCTCCAGGAATATGACACCACCCTTTCCAAGATGTTTCCTTTCTAAGCTTTCCATCTGAACCATAGTATATTACATAGGCAAGCTTCTTCGTGTATGTGTCTTCTCTTCTCTGGAATCCTACACGAATTTTATCTGGTATAAATAATTGTGACTTCATTATGCTAAAACTGGATTGTGTGTAGATTTGCCGTTTAGAGAATAGTGAACTATTACGAAACCTTTTTCTTTAATTTCCTCTTCACTATATATCTTTTCATCTGAAAACTTTCTTGACTTGGTGATTAATTCTCCATTATCAAGACAAATAACCTTAGATGATGATATAGTATACCAATGACTGTAGTCACTTTTGGAGTATCCATAACCTTTTCCACTCTTAAGTTGTCTGTGGGCATAAATGGTATAAACTCTATATAAATTATCAGATTCTTTAAGAAAAACAATATCTAATTTTTTTCTTTGAACTTCTGTATTATACCTATCTCTACCCCAAAAATAATCATAACGGCTTTTATAATCTGATGTTCCTTCTTTTGGAAATTTTATCTTAGCAACTGTTGTTGTTAGTTCAGAAATACTACCTGACCACTTGCTCTTAGAAAACTCTTCAAGCTTCTCAGCGAAATCTGGAACCGCCACATCATTCATCTTAGTAGCAAGTGTTGAAAGACTTGTCATACCCATAAATTTAGGTGTCCAATAACTATCTCCTCCTTTCGGATTGTAAAATACATGAGTCTTATCTATTTTACCACTTCCTTTATAATTCTGATTAATGTAATTAAACTTACCAAGGTACATGTATTCATTCTGCTGGTCTTTAGTTTTGTAATAGCACCCTGGCTCCAAGTCTTTAACTCCAATGTTTTGAAATTGTATTTTGGTATGCTTAATAGAGTCTTGATATTCCTTGCAGTGAGCTGGAAGCAAAACGAGGTCAGCTCCATCCCAAGCATAGACAAATTCACCCTCTAGGCCCTTACCCTTGTAGGCATTACACTCCTGAAGAATAAACAGCAAATTTGGAATATTGATTTCGAATTCGAAACCTCTTGGGTCATAAACTCTGCAGTATGTTTGTCTAAAGTTCCAGTCAGACTTATATCCACCCACTTTTTTATTAAGAACGAAGCCTTCAGTTGGAACGTTTTCAAAATCAATAGGTTTCATATCATCACCATGAGTTTCTGTGACAACATAGCTTCTTCCTTCCCACTTTCCATTCTTAGTATCACCTGGGAATGTACACCAACCTTTCCATGATTTCTCTTTCATTAGCTTGTTCTTCTTGTAGTAAACTACATAAGCTAATTTTCCTGTGTAGGTGTCTTTTCTCTCCTGGAATCCTACCTTAATTTTTTCTGGGATAAATAAATTGTTCATCTATATTAATTTTGTCTCTCATGGCAAATTTATAGAAATAAAATTATCTATCCAAATTTTTATTAAAAGAAAAAACCAAGGCCCTAATAAGAGACTTGGCTTTCTAAATTTATAATTATAGAGTAAAGTTTATATGGTTAACAGAGTTGCTGTCATGATGAAGTGTTCTCCTTCAGTTCCTGGTAGAAGCAAGTCACCTTCCTCTAGGCATATTGCCTTAATGTCATCACCCCAAAGGTCTTCAAAGTGAATCTGGTCAAAAACTTCACCAATATCTGGCTTTAAGAAAAATCTTGAAGATGACTTGACCAAATAGTTGATTTTCTTGTATTCCTTAAGACCCTCTATAGCTTGGTTCTGCATTTTACCAACAAACTGAATAGAAACATTTCTAGGCTTTTCTTTAACTTCCTTAAGAAGTTCTTCTGTAATTGGGTATAACTTTCCAGAATGTCTAAGAACTATTTTTATTTTTTCGAGATTCTTTCGAATATCATCCTCTTTCATCTTCCCATAGTTGTAATACAACTTAGGAACTTCAGCGAGAAAATTAATTCTACTCTTATGATTCTCAATCTCATGCTTCAATTCATTAATTTCAGCATTAAACGCTTTCTCTATCTCCAACATATTACTTGCTATTTATGACTTCGTAAACAGAAATAGGTGCTATCACAATAATTGATGCTGCTCCAACTATCATGCATAGGATGAAGTTTGAAATTAGGATTACAGCTTTAAAAAAATTTTTCATATACTTCTTTTACGAAACAAAATGAAAAATGTTTCAAATACTCTCCAGATAATCTTGTTTCATGCTATAGCACCAAGAGTCAATGATGCAAATGTTTGACCTCAAGAACTTTCTGTATAAGTTATGAAGTTCCTCCATTTGATTGAATGCATCGTCATCAATTCTTATCCAGATGTCAAAATAGATGGTATCAAACCTTTGAGAGTTAGGCATTACTTCGTGGTACTTGAATGCGTCACCATTAATTATTGTCACCTTGTTCTTTGTATCGTATTTCTTGATGATTGGACCAACCATATCAATAACCCCAAGGTCTTGCTCAACAACTGTTATGCTCTTTACATCATCGTCAAGAAGTGGAAAAATAATCATACCAAGTCCAAGTCCAAATATCATCACATCTCCATAAGCTTTGTTGATGAATTCCTGGTTTGACATGGTTTCAGATGGGTGGTCCGACATCATTGTTCCACTATCTCTCTTAATCAGCTGAACATACTCCTTACCAACTTCAAAGTGGCTTGCGTACTTATTTGCAAGGAATCCACCCATATTTGAAAAAATATCCAACTCTTGCTGAGATAACACCTCTCTTCTGATTTCATAGTTCTTCGAGAACATCGGTTCCTTTGGATATATCTCCAGAAGATTTTTAAATTCTCTATTGAAGTTGTAGTCATTCGCCTTCATTTCATTATGAGGCTTGCAGTGAGGTCTTAGATTTTCTATATCATCTGAACCACCCTTAGACTTTGGCTTAATATGGTCAATGGTAATCATAACCAGGTCACCTTCCTTATCATAGGCATATAGGTCCAGGTGAAGACCACCGCCCTTATCTTCTCCAAGAGCATAGTGGAATCCAGAAATGTTGCATCCTTCCTCGGAGCAATTATGGCCTATTTCATTCAAAATATGCGCTCTCCTGAGTTTAATTCTTTTGTCCGTAACTTCCTTATCGTAGAAGAACTCAGCATCTCCATGAGCCTTTATTTCTTCTACTGTATAGGTCTTGAGTATTTTGTAGTTGTGTGTCTTAAGATATTCTCGTTTCATTTCTTCTTTTTACTAAGATTTTCAGCCGCTTTCCTAAGGAAACTTTTTTGTTCTGGTGTCAATGATTTTTTAAATTCTTCATGCTCTATTTTGCGCCTTTCTTTAATTTCGTCTTCTGTCTCGTAGTTAATGTTTTTCATTATAAGCTCATCATCTTGAGCAAAAGTATTTGGTTCCCAATCAATGTTGATTCCATCTTTTCTCAGCACAGCCATCCAAGCATCTTGAAGGGGTGTTCGAGACTCATTTGTCTTGAACCACTCAACAGCATCATCAATTGTTTTTTTCCCCTTTTCGGTAAATAAATTATAATCTATAGATTTTTCATCCAGAGAATTATCCTTACATTTCTCGCTTAGTAAGTTTCTCTTCATAGAGTAAAAAGACCTAATTCTATTTAAGTTTTCCCATTCTGGAGAACTAGGTTCTATATCATAATCTTCAGGCACTTCACCTTTAAGGCTTGACCATGGAGACCAATTAATAAAGTGATGAGTAAGTAAATGCAAAATCATATCATCTACACAATTATCCGTTCTAAACCTTTCATGAGTTAGGCTAAGAGGTAGATTGTTAAAGCCTGGGTCTTCACCAACTTTCATCTCCTTAAGCTTCTTTTCAACATTCTTGTGATAGTTTCCACCACTGTTGTAAGGTTCATTCTCAAATATGACTTTTAAATTTTCATCAAACATCAAGAACTTTCGACCATACTCAACGAATTGTCCATTTTCGATATATCCATCATATCCAAACACACCATGTATAGGATAAATTACTTTAAGAAATTCCTTAAAGCTTTTTTCTTCTGAAATTATTTTATTACTCATGAATATTAGTCTTAAATAAGTCCTTCTAAAATTACTGAAATTAGCTCTAGCAATAGTTCAATAATAACAACTCCAGCTCCACTGTTATTTGATTTGTTCTTATTCTTCATGGCCATGACATTTTCTGTGGTGAATGTAGTCCTTAATACCAATGATTAAGGTTAAAAGGCCCACAATACCCATTATTCCTGCGAAAATTGGACTATGTAGAATTGAATCTAGTAACCTTTCTTCATGATGCTCCTGAGTCGCATTCGCAACAAATATCATAGACTGGATAAATTGAATCAAGTGAATCAGCCCATGAAAGAAGTTAAGAACCCCGACAGATATTAATAAGAAATGTTTTTTCATAAATTACGCAATTTCAAAAACAGGAAATACTACAGCATCCTTTAATACAGAAACTTTGTTTATTTTAAATAAACCACCAAGAGTCCAGTCACAACCAATTCCAGATACATATCTTCCAATACAGTTATAATAAACTTTATTTTCTGGTTCTTCAATATTATGGCTCAAAAAGTCTTCTATACTTTGTTCATTTCCACAAGAGGGACACTTAAATTTCCACTTTTTAGAATCTTCTCCATATTTTTCTTTCAATGCAGAAATCCAAGAATCATATTCAATTACTGATTCACTATTAATTAAAGGCTGATTACAATCTTGATAATAATTCATGTACCAATAACCTCTATCATTTTCCCAAGATTCCATAATTTCTTCAACTGTTTTTCCAGTTTTTTCTGAATAATGTTTAGCCCGTTCAAGAACCCACTTATATTTACCACAATAATCATGAGAACATTTTGTGTTCATAACACATTTAGTTTTGAAGCCCATTTCAATTAACTTGGGATTATCTTCAGGTAAGTAAATATACCTTTCTTTAGTACACCCATTTTCTGAGAAACAATTAGTATATTGTTCACAATCTTTTTGAACAGATGCCTTAAAACTCTCTAAACCTTTTTTCATTGCTTATTCTTTTTCTTAACCCTTGTAAAGTAGTTATTCTCCTTAAGCTCAACACCTTCTGCAAGAGATGAATTGTAGTGAATCCCATCAACAGACCACTCCTCAATTGATTGAAATACTTCATCTACAAGATATGGCTCCTCGGTGCTGATTATTTCAAGTCTCTTCTTACATTCCTCAAGACCGAACTCCAATCCAAGTCTTCCAAATGCCTCATCCAGAAATGATGCAGCGTAACCAGCTGCGCCATCTAAGTTTATACAAAGAATTTTATTTTCACTGACAGCCTCATTAAATTTTGGTTGCAGAAAATCCTGATACAACTCTTCTCCAGAGTGGTCGCTAGTTTTTCTTGAGCGTCCTCCAGGATACTCAGAAAAGTCTTTTGCCACATTTAGATTAATCTTATTCATTTTCTTTAGTTTCTTTTTGTCTGTCTCTGATAGCGAAGAATAGTTTATTCTCCTTAAGAGCCTCTAGGTCTGTTGGAATTAGCTCTCGATTGAGCCATTCTTCAGATGTTTTAAGTCCGTCAGTATTTGCAAAGTGGTCATGCTTCAAGTTGGAGACAATGTACCTATTGTGAGTAATAATCATCACTCCTAGAATTGACTCATCAAGCTTGCTAAGTAAATCATTTAAGTAATTGACAAGAGCCATTACTGTTTCCTCACCCATTCCAAGCTCAGGCTCATCAATGATGATATATCTATCCTTTAATCCAAGAACAGCTTCAACCTTTTTAAGAGTCTCGTAGGAGCTTGGCATCCATCCATCATCTTGCATGATGCCAGATAAAGCGCCCCACTCAGGGTTGCTGCTAGTTCTAGCCTCAAGAGATGTGGAGGCAACACACTTATTTTTTTCCTTACCAGTTTTTCTGGAGATTTCGAACAAAATCTGCTTTCTGATAAGAGATTTACCAGAACCATTAGAGCCTGTCAATATAGTTATCTTACCATCAAGTGGTATTGACTGCATAACATCAACAAGTCTATCTATTTGTTCTTCTTCTTTATTCATTGGTTCCTTCTTCAAGTTGTAAGTTATTAACAAAAACACGAATAATTCTTTCATGCCCAAATGCACATTCATAGGCATATAGGTCTTCAACCTTAACCCATCTAACATCATCAACCTCACCAACCTCTGCATTGTGCTCAAAGGTCAATTCTGGAAGGGTTGGGTAGTCTCTGTACACATTTGACTTCGTGTCGAAGCAAATTGCATAGTGCATTGAGACATTTTGAGCCTCGTTATCTGGCTCTGAGTGAATTCTCCAAGGAAAATGCATGTGGTCGTAAACAACGTTATATTGTTGCATGGTCTTGTAAATATTAAGACCAGTTTCTTCCCAGATTTCTCTTATAACAGCCTCTTCACAACTTTCATCCCAATCTAAGTATCCACAAGGCATACACCACTTACCAACCTCATTAGGAAGTGCAGGTCCACGTTTTCCAAGAAGTACATACTTTTCACCCTCATGAATCATGAGGACAAGCCCTACAACAGCAACAGAACGTGAATGCCAAACATCCCCACTATCTGTTTTGTAGCATTTATTTTCTCTGTTATTGAAGTTCATGATTAATTTGCAGGGTCAATTGATACTTGGATGTTTGGTGCATCAATATCTGCTTGTTTAGCAAACTCGACAAGCTTGTTCATGAAGGAATCAATATCCTCCTTTGTGACATTTTTATTACCTGTCATGGTAATTGTCCACTTACCAATTTCTTTGAACTCGGCCTGAGCACGTTTTTGTGCTTCTTCCATGATTTTTTGAGTTCCTTCTCTCATAGCTTGTTCAGCTCTTTCATCCATCCAGCTCATTTTTCTTCTTTTTTAATTAAATTTATTTCTATATCAAACATTTCCTTATTCCAGTTTTCAAAATTATCACGCAAGTGCATGTGACAATTATCAAACTCTTCCATTAACAAATGCTCTTTAACTTTCTCAAAGAAAGAACAAATCTTTAGAAGATTCTCTTTATCCGAATATATTATAGCACCCTTTGAGTCTATAGCTGTATTGTCAGAATCTCCAGGAAATTTTTTACAAGAATAAAGTTCCATCTTGATTAGTTTTCTTTTTTCATTTTTTCTATTCGCCACTTTTCCTTTTCGTCCAAGTACTTTTCGTAAGCTTCCTTGTTAAAGTTATCCCAGAAGTTATGAAACCCATCTGGGAGTTTATCATTTACCACTCTTACCTTTATCTTCTGGCTCATGCTTTTCCATTCCTTTAATCATGTTATTAGCAGAGTTTTCGCTCATTCTTTGGAATACTCCAGAGATTCTGTCGTAAATCCAATTCATGAATCGTCTAACTGGGTCGTTAAGCAGTGTAGATGCAATACTCATAGGCCAGTAGGCAATCCAAGACACAATAAGGCCTTTATTAGAGGTTGCAGAAATCGTTAAACGCTTAGCAATATCTTCTGGAGTGTCTTTCTCATCAAAACTAACATATCCGCTTGATAGCTCGTATCTATTATCTTTAAGCCAATCAATCCATAAATTCCACTTATCTGCTATCTGACCGTATTTTTTGATGAAATTCTCCTTAACAATATGGAATGCTCTTGCATATTTGGAGATGTAACTTTTCCACTTTATGATTGACCAAATGATACCAGAAAGGGTATAGAATATGATAAACAATAGTGTACCAGTAGGGTTTTGAGAAATCCAATTGAATACATCGGCCCAGTACCTCCAGAATATGAGAGCTATAGATAGACAAAAAATAGTTGTTGCCCAGCCCCCTCTTTCAATCTCAACGAGAACTGAAATAGCAATTACTGCTGCAATAAGAATCCAAATTAAAATGTGTGCTTCAAGTAAGAACGCCATAATATAAAATTTAAGTTGTTTACAAATTTAATAAAAAAATCAATTAGTGCCTAGCTGCAATACAATGACCGCTCGGCTTCAAGTCCCACTCGCCCTTTTCGTTAACGTATGCTTCAAGAATTCTGCCGTATTGGTCAGCTGTTCCAGAAACAATTACACCCTGGTCGGATAAGACATTTTCATACATCTTAAGCCTAAGACCCTTTGGAGCAGCGCCACCCTTAACATGGGTTACTTTTTTCTTGCTACCCTTAGGTCTTCCAGTTGGGAATAGGTTTAGCTTAAGCTGACCTGGAATTCTCTTTTTCTTAGCCTCGCCATACTCTTGCTTATTCTTACTTCCCTTTGGTCTTCCTCTTCGCTTTATCTCTTCCATTTATTTGATGTTAAAATCCTTACTCAGCATCTGCTTAGATTCACGTCTATACAGATTGTATATTGAATGATAGTCTAAGACCTCAACCATTTTTTGGTCCATTTGCTTCTTGAACTCCTTTCTAAGGCTTGGACTATCGTTATACTCTTCTGTATTCGGAGTAAGCTCACTCTCGTATTCATCAAAGTAATCTTGAATGTTTTCCTTCAAGTCTGGAATGACGATGTAGAAATTTATTTTCTTACCCATCTCCTTAAGCTTAATCAATAGCTCAACAACCAATTCAAGTTGCATCCAACCATCAAATACAGTTTGGCAGATAATGTTATCTCCACTCTCAAGAGAAGCGAATCTTTTCATTGTCTCTTCTCTTTCCTTTGGATAGAAGGCTGTTCTGAACGAGAACCAGAACTCTCTGTTCTCTAGGAACTGTGTTTCCAAGATGCTGCTTAATTTATCTGGAATTCCGTCAAACTCGTTGTCGTTTTCTAAAATTAGATTCTTCATTAGAAATGATAGTTTTTTATTGGATTGCTTGGGTAAATGATAATAACATCTTTGATGTATAATTTCTTATCATTAACCTCATCTATTCTATCCTCAAGAACCTCGTGAAGAATAGATACAATTTCATCACAACTTGTAGCATCAAGCCACTCCTTAAATCCAAGGATTGTTGAATCGCTGAAACTTTTATTAACCGCATGTTTCCAAGCCTTAAGACAAGTTTCAGTAAGAACCTTAATGTTCTTTTTTCTTACTAAAAGCACAGATGGCGTGGTTCCGAAACGATTTTCAAATGTCTTATCGTAAATGTAGAAGAAATCAAGAAGAATTTTTGGCTCAGACCTGAATACCTCGCCTCTGTGAATGTTAAAACCTCTATCAAATGAGTACTTAGATTTAGGAGCATTCATCATAGCAAGACAATATGCTGCAGACATGATAGCACTCTCCGTTTTTGGCTTAACTTTGGAATTTTCATCCCAATAGTCTTCTCGCTCATAAAACGCTTCTTTGATTGAATTGACAAGTTTATTATACTTATCTTCAAGCATCTTTGCATTTTCCTTAAGCTTTTTAATCTCGTCTTTTATCATACAATCTTATACGTAAGTTAAACCAAAATGTTTCAACTTGATAGTCTTTCTCTTATTCGCTCTCTGATAATTTCTCTATCCTCGTCAGTCGGGATGTAGTCATTCATGAGCTCAGGTGGAACTCCATTCCAGGCATCACCGTAGTAGGTTACGTTGAAGCCTCGCCTCTTACACTCAGCGTAAAGCTCTTCGTATCTATTCTTTAAATACATAAGCTTATCATAGAAAAACTTAACATGACCAGTTCCTAGAGTGAACTTACTTGGCATTCCAGATAGATTATACTTTCCTTTTGCAATGCAGTTTGGCACTCTTTTTATTTCTCTATGCTCAGCCATTAAATGCTTATCAACAAGCTCCTTTGGGGGTATTCCAGCGTTAATTCTTGTCATATAGACTTAAGTACTTCTTCGTTTTGTTTTTGTAACTTATCAAGCGGAAGGTCGTTCGCACTACCTTCGAATGGATTTTCAATCTCTGAAGAGATAATCTCAATACCAGCAATTATGAAATAGAGTAGCATAACCAGAGGAATGGAGAATAGACCCATGCTGAAGAATATTCCAAATGGTAGTGATAGCAAGTATGCGAAGATAGACATCTTAATGTGAATTGTGTACGATTGAGGAATCGGAGAATTCTTAATTCGTTCAAGACCAGCAAATGATGTGATTATTTCTGCCAACTTTCTGTCAACATTAGATAGGTTCCCGTCTTGATAAATTAAATTTTGAATTTCGGAAATTTCTTGATACACTTGAAGTTTCATTCGCTCCTTTCTTTTATTGTCACACTTTATGAAGGAGAATATCAATAGATTTATCTTAACTAAAGATTGAGTTATATCTTTTTCAAGATTTTCGTGGCCAAGCCTTAACTTTATATAGACAAGACTTGCCTTAATGTCAGCCAGAATCTTTCTAGCTTCCCACCACCTGTCATATGCAGAGGAGGCTCTAAAACTAAGTGTTAAACCAATAACGACCCCAATGAGACCATGCATGTTCGTTGGTATGGTCTGTTCCTTGATGTCAAGATTTGAAGCCACGAAGTACATAACGACAAGGACAAAGCCCATAAGCACTGTCCTTATCAACAGATTCTTAAGGTAAATATCTGGCTTAGCAATAACTATGTATAGCCAGTGTTTCTTATGCTCCTTATCTTTAATGAACCTTAAGATGTTGTTTTTAGTATTCCTCATTTGTAACTATGGTAACTCTTCTTACTTTAACAAGGTTTACTCCTGGCTTAGAAAGCTCATTGTAATTTGGATTGTAGCCGCCAGTGTTCTTAGGGTCATAAGTCATATCAGTCGGCTTCTTGCAATAGTCTTGATTTACTATTATAGCTTTATCAATAGAGACCCATCCATAGGAAGTAACATTGCCATCTGCGTATACAATTCCCCAAAACTTATTTCCAAGCTTCGCTGATACGCCTTCTTCAACTTTTTCAGACTTATTCATGTTTAATCTTTTTTGAAAGATGTTTATTCTGTTTATACGATTTATATAAAAAAATGTTACAAATATTTTCTCCAGGAGAACCATTTTCTCTCCTTCAAGTAGTTTAGATTGTGCTGATTCATATAGGCTTCTTTTTCGAAGCTAATTCCCATGTAACCCTTCCTATATAACTCTATAAAGTAGATGGTGACAAATCCAATAAATATTAGCTCAACCTGCTGTCTGAGGTGAATACGCTCATGATTAACAAGATACATATTATTCTTGCACTCTTCATCTGGCACAAAAACAAATGGGAGGATTGCAAGTCCTCCTATTTTCATTTTTATACCGAAAAGCCAAGATATGAAGTTCAAGAACCTCGGTGCAATAACTATCATATCAACTCAAGAGAATCAAACAATTCATAAAGCCTATCTGGTATTTGCTCTCTTACAATTGTATCAAGATTTGAATACCTCTCAGCAGCCTTCTTAAACTCCTTATTAATTAGCTGCTCCAGAATGTATTCCCAATCAGCTCTATCTGCCTTATAGCACTCTACCATCTCAGTATCTCCTTCAGATTCAGATTCTGAGATTTGGTCATCATATGAGAAAAGGATGTCTTCAATGTCCTGCCAGTTATTAGTCTTGTATGGGATATACTTTGACTGTATGCTTATGACTCTGGCCCCATCTTCAACATACTTCATTATAGATTTCTCAGCCTCCTCATGGGACTCTGCTTCTATAGTCCTTGATATATTTACAGTTTTTACTATGTTGTACTCAACATCAATTCTATATTTCTTACCGCTCATTTCTCATTCTTTTTAAGTAAAACACCTTCTATGCTAAGCCAATCCTTTTGACAAACACAGTGTGTTCCACCAGAATAGTCACCTTCAAGCTCTAGCTGATTTTCTCTGATTCCAACAACTCGAAGTGGCTCCTTACCATCATACACACTCATGTGATAAACAGTTTGATTGAGCTTAATATCTTTGCTATTAAGAGCCATAGCCTCTTCTATAGCTCCAACAATACTTTTAAACAATCTTGGGTATCCAAGCTTAAAGAATTTTAGACTCCATCTAATCATATGCCTCCTGGCATGATTATCTAGTAATATTTCTGGTTTCATTTCTTGAGTGTTTTAATTACATGAGAAACAACATCATCAACTGTGTTGAAGTATGGAATATTATGCTTTTCAGCCTTGTGAATCATATACCTCATCTTCTCCGCATTCTTTGGGTGACCAAGAACAACCTTTCCAGATTTCATGAACTCACCAAATTCGATGTTTGTTGTAAATCCAGGCATTGTGTCAAGCTTTCTAGGAACCCAGAATACAATTAGGTCTGCAGAGTTCATCGCTCTTTCCTCCCAGTCTACCTGAGTGTCGTAGTCATATCCTTCTTCTGGATTTTCCTTCTCTGGGATTAGAATGTGACCATTATAGCCAGCTTCTCTGAGTTTCTTAATCATAAGAGGTCTCCAAGACTTAACAGCAAGGTCACGAGGGGTTGGTCCAGCCAAGAATACCTTATCTCCTGTAGATGGAATGTTGTCGGTGGCATACACCTCTTTCCCTGGCATTTGGCTTAAGTTAGCCAAAACTTCTCCAGCAAATACATCAGCGTCATAGAACTTTCGAATTGCATTCATGCAGAAAATAACCTCATCCTCAGAAACTGGTCTAAAGTTCCATGCGTCACAACCAACATTGATGCAATTTCTCTGAACCTTCCAAAGGGAGTGAATGTGACCACAAATGTTAAATTTATCTGCAGCAATCTTTGTTGGATAATGATTGAGATGCACAACCTCTCCATTCTTAAGCTTAAGGTCTGCTTTTTCAACAACGGTAGCAAATAACTTCTTAAGCTTGGCCATAGGCCTTGGGGTATCATAGTTACCGAGAACCAAGTGAATCTTCCCATTAAGTCTCTTGACAACATCAAGACCTCTATCTGTAGTTGCAAAATCTCCAAGGTGAAATACCTCATCATTTGGCCCTACAACTAAATTCCACTGTTCAACTAAATGGTCTTCCTGTTCTTGAACTGTCTTGAATGGTCTGTAGAATAAATTGAATCTATCGTCATCAAAATGCGTATCACTTGTAAAAAATCTTTTCATATTAGTTTTCGTTTTCTTCTTTTGATTTTCCTTTTAAATTTGTACCGAAGATGGTATTAATTGAATCTACATCACTTTGAGAAACACCCATCAACTTTAATTTTAGATTAGAAATTTCTTCTCTCATATTATCTTCTCTCTTGATGGCATTAGAGATTACGTCATTCAACCCTTTTTCTCTAAACAAAGCGTGTTCGTAATTTTGTTTTAAAATACTTATACTTTTTAAAATGGGCCACTGATGAAAAAACTTCGGCACTCTCTTATAATACCACCAAAATAATATGTGATTAATTTTTAAACTTATTTGTTTTAAATTTTTCATAATTTTTATTTGTTTCTACAAAGACCATTACAGTCACATATTGTAACATTATCACTATAGCATAACTGCATCTCATCAACAAAAACTTCTTGAATCTCTGAAACATTAAATGTTTCGCAATCTCCAATTTTATTTCCGTTGTTATAATACCAAGGTTGCTTTTCAAGTTTTCCAATAAAAGTATTATCGTTGTCTATAAACTCAATTCTCCACCAACTATTAAAATAGCCATATTTGCTTTCTAATCTAAGCATAACCAAATCCTTATCTTTTATTGATAAGGACTTTCCGTTTTTATTTTCAAAATAAATATTCATTACTTTTTAGCTATTCTACTTGCAATAATTTCATCAATCTTACTTGCAAATGTGTTTTTAACAAAGTCATATGGACATGATTCACCACCCTCTTCACATGGTGTTTCATACTTTCTCTTAAGCCCCCAATATTGTTCTGCCCAATCAACAAACTCTTGACCAATTGTTGGTGGAATAATTTCTGGACCTGGGTCTAACATTTTAAATTCTGACATATATTATAAATTTAGAAATTACTTTTTCCTTTTATTGGATTTGTTGGATATGCAATACCCTGTTGAGTATACTCAATCTCAAAGAATACCCAGCCACTAATTGTTCTAATCCACATTTTTCTTTGGTTTTACGTGTTCATCACAAAGTGTTGTTATCCAACCTCCGCCTCTTTGCTCTCCAGGCTTTCCGCAGACTTCACACGTCTTTACTGACATATTCTCATACTTGGAGATTATTTTGTAGTGATTTTCACCACCACCATTCGTGTAGAATCTAAGTTCACCAAACTTCTCTTTAACTTGACAAACTTGTTTATCCCAACCATCGGCAATCAATTCGTCTATCAAGTTTTTAACTAACTCATACCAGCCATCTCCAATCTCAAAAAAACCAGCGCTTTTTATTGGCGACCTATCATTGAAATATCCATTTTCAAGACCACCAATTGATTCGAGATATTGTTCAAATTCTTCTTTTGTCATTTGTCTAAAAATTATGCATCTAATCTGTATTCAACTTCCGAAACAGAAAGTCTATTGGCATTTCTCTTGAATGCCTCAAGCTTATAAAGCTCAGGTAAGCTTTCTGGGTAGTAAGAAAGCTTTGACTTATCTTTCCACTCACTTAATTCATCTACCTCTTCAGAGAGATTATCTCTTTCCTCTTCAACTTCTTCAAGCTCCCCCTCAAGTTCCTCTATTCTATCATCCTTCTCTTCACAATAAGGACAATCATCACCAGACAAAAGTCCTATCGACTTCTTGAGTTCATCAAAATAAATTTTAAGAGTGTCTTTAATTTGAGAAAATGTTTCACAATCCTCTATTTCGGAAACAAATTCGTCACTCATATTAAGAACCTCTTTTGAGAAGCGCTTTAGCGTATCCTTGAATGATTTTTCTACCAATTCTCTTTCCATGTAGCAAATATAAAACAAAATGCGATAACCTCCAAATAGATTATCGCATTCCTATCTCTATCACCCTAACTGGGCAACGAGTCAAGCTGATTTACAAGAAACCAGCAAAATCAAAAATTATTCCTCCAGGGGCAATTTACATTACCATCCTCAATAGTTCCACCAAGCCTTCTCCACTCTGCATCAAGAATTTTTATTACAAATCCAGATGCAAGACTTGCATGAACACACATATCTAGCACATATAACAACTTGTCAGCAACTTCCTTGTTGCAATTATCTTTACCTTCGAACTCATCAACAATATTATTAATCTCATCAGCCATTGACTTGTCCAGTTGACCATCTGGTGCCTTAGCTAGATGTCTAATAATATCCCACATCGGCTTTGTCGTTTTGTCTTCCATTTTAAATTTTTTTTAATGGTTCCAAGAAATGGTTTTTTCCATGAGTCTTAAGATAAAAACTACCTTTTATCTTTTTTCCTTTTAGCATGGATTCGATGTTTCGTGAATCAAGAGACCTTCTACTTCCACTATAGCGGTGTCCATACCCAACAAGAACTCTGTCTCCAGCTCTTGCGAGAACCATGCAGAAGTCATCTTTTCCAGGATTACCTCTTTTTTTAATCCCTAGATAATGTTTCACATCTTCTTCAATGGCTTCATAATCAACATCCATATATTTGCTCCTGGTGCAGTGATTAATTCGACCTCTCCACCCCTTAGTCCCTCTTAAGTATTCATCAACTTTCTTAGGCCTTTTATTAGCCTTCAGCTCAATTATCATACTAAAATCTTTAGCTGCCAATTTTTCGTATCCACCACTTATAATATCTATTGTCTCATTTTTATAACCTTCTTGAGTATAATCATGATTCAAATAAATCTTATTGAACTTAAATTCAACTGGCATTATCTTTGGGGCATGCTCTATGAAAAATTTATTATCAATAAATTCCTCAACAGTTTTTCCATAAGCTAGACTATATCCGCCTTGACTCGAACACCATCTACATGTATTTTCCCAGTGACGCTTATACGCATCACTTTCTTTATTCCAAGGACTACTAAATTGAACTGTTGAGAAATATGGTTGAAATTCAAGGTCATCCCAGTTTTTAGTTGCGCTCTTAAAAAGATAGTGACTATTAACTCCTGGAATAGCTGCAACAGAAGCCATATGCTTATGACTAAAACCATTTTTGTCCCACTCTTCTCTTTTTAAAATCTGAAATCCTCTTTCCTCAAGATATTCAATTTCTCTGTTATTGAATGTGGATACTTCAGTCATCTTATTATAGATTTCTTCTTCTGTAAGAGATGGTACATAATTTAACTCACCAATGTATAAGTTGTTAAAATTTAAAACTTCCTGTAGCTCCTTGAACTCTTCTACTGTGATTTTTTTGCCATTAACTTTTATTTCAGCTATAAAAAAACCTTCCTTACAAGAGCCGTATCCTATGTTCCATTTTCCAACAGAAACTCTACAACTAGCTTTTATTACAGCTGGGGACGAACAATCTGTCTGCACGATGTATCCAACAAACTCTTTACCATTACTCGGAATAATTACAAAATCGTTAACCTCAATTCCAGATTCTTTATCCGCTTTGATATATTCAAACGTATATGTTATTTTTCTTTTTTCATCAAGAATGTCTTGGAGTCTTTTGGCTTCTTTCTCTTCCTCTAATCTTTTTCTCTCAGCCTCTTCTCGCTCTCGTCTCCTTTTATCAATAGCTTCCTTTCTATCAATCAGCTCTTGTGGAGAAAAATATCTCTTCGTTGTGGTTCCAGGAATTTTATCAGTGTATTCTTTTCCTTCATGAGCCAAATAACTCCATATTTGATGGGTCATCTCACTAAACGAGGAATAAGTTCGACTAAAGTCATAATGACTTCTTATTTTTCCTTCTCCATTATGGTCAAAAGAAATGTTGTCTTCTTGTCCTTTGTACCTCAAGCTCCATATGTTGTTATTATATATGAACTCAAAATCGCCATAAGTAACATTTTTTTTCTTAAATCCATCTGGTAGATTCAGATAATGCTTAATCATAAATATCTTGCTAGTTGTCACATAACAACTTGCATTAATGAGTTCGTTATAATCATAATCAGCATCATACCAAACCCACGAAGTATATCTTGGGTCTCGACAGTTGTGAAGTGACTCATGTTTAACCAACCCTGCCTTAACCAGTGGTTGCATCTGTTTTTTCACCCATTTTCTATCTCCACTCCAACCAAAACCATTGTTATGATGATGATAAAATTTCTCACCATCTTCATTTCGTAAATAGAAGTCACCTCTGCATATATGGTTATATAGCAAAGTTTGAGTATCGGTTAAATTATACTTTTTTTGTGCATCAAGAGCCTTTTGACACACATTGTCATAATTAGTTGGTGTATCCATTTTATTTAAAAAATAAGAAATTATCTTCCCATTGCAATTGCAACTTCTGTTCCTGTGTCGTCAGATTCTCCGCTATTAGGCTCTGGTACTTGCTCATTGAGCAAAAACAAAAATGTCCACATATATTTCTCTCCAGGGGAAAGCTCAACCGTGAATTCCTTCTTATTGTTCTCATAGCTATCAAGCACCCACTCATCTTTGAAGCCCTCACAATAAACTCTATTTATTTTTTCTGAGCCACCCCTATTCAAAAGACTAGCAGGAAAGCAAAGCTCTCTTGGAGACCATACAGAAACCTTCCAGTCGTGGAAATTACATCTAGCAATTATGGTTGTTCCATCTACTAGAACAGCCTTATACACTGGAAGCCTGACTGACTTTGATGTGTGTGTAGACACTGGTTCAAGAGATACGAGCTTCTCTCTGAATAGGTCATATGAAAATGTGTCACGAATAAACACAAACTGGTCTGACATAGCTTCCTTATACTTCATTGTATCAGAAGTATCTTCAGCATTTTTATTATACCAAGCCTGAAGCTTTGCATTATTTGAATCTCGTTGCCACTCAGGCAAAATTGTTAAGTCTATTGATTCCATATTAATTTTATTTTTTCATTTATTTAAAAATTTAACAACTTCTTCGCTACAAATCTGCAAGGCATCATCAATGCTGAAAATTTTAAACATCTCTTGATAAAACTCTTCTGATGTAATTTCTTCATTGTGATACATTTCAATAAAAGATTCTTCTACAAGTTGCCAATAATCTTTTAAAAAAAATAAAAATTTAAGTTCGGCACCTATAAAATACATTTCACAACTCGTACTCCAATCATAATTAATATTAGTAAACATAGCACAATAAGGTGTTTTACTGTTTTTAAAAAAAACAATTTCTCCTTCTTTTTTATTTCTAAAAAAGCTTGTATCACAATACCTTCCAACACCAGTATTGGCATTCATAGAAAATGTATTATCTGCCTTAAAGCCAGTTAATGGATATGGTACATATTCTTTATCTCCAGAAAAAGAAAAACCTCCATCACCATTACTTGTCATTACTGACATTTTTATTTTTTTTGGAATCATTTTAATAAATCATTTCTGGTGTTATTTCTCGCTTTGATTCATCCTTAAGTAGAACCCTGTACTTGATGAAGTAGTTATACTTTCCACCACCAATTATGATGTCCTCAATCACAACTCTTGATGAGTCAATCTTAAGGTAGACAATATCACCCACATTCTTAAGACGCTTGGTGGCCTCATCTCTGTGAAGCATAGCCATTGTAAGCGACTCATAGTGTGAAAGCCTATCATTAATATCCTGCAGAGAGTCCACATGATGATTACACTTCGCATTCATATCAAGCTCCTTCTGGAGTTCTTTCTGTGTAGTCTTGTACTCAATACTAAGCCTTTCCTTTTCTCTGAACTCAAAGTAGGTCCAAACTGAAACTATTGAGAACAGGAAGAAGAGTCCAATCCAAAGATTCTTAACTGTATTATCCTTCATTTTTCTTACCATTTTTAATCCACCACTTCTCAAACTCATCTCTTGCAGACTTTCTGTGAATCAGCTCAAACTCTCTCTCATCCGTTCTACTCATGTAGGCTTTCCAGGCGATTTCTTTACACTCATCTTCAAAATAGATTTTTTCCATTTTCTCTTCCTGACTTTCATCAAGCTCTTCATATGAAATTTCGAAGTGATTTTGAACCATTGAATCCTTATAGTCCTCAAGAGCCTGAATAGCCACTCCACTATTCTTCCAATCATCTGGGAAAGGGCACTTCAAGCTTCCAAACGTAACAGTTTCTTCAACAAGAAGTTTTTTATTTTTTCTTATTCTTATTGAGTACTTAAAATCCTTTTCCATTGTTATAAACTCTTTACAGATTCTTCAATTGCCTTAGCTGACTCAAGCGAATCGCAAGTATCTTTATCTTCTCGAATCTCAACGACAGATGGGTGCATTAGTGACCAATCTCCAAACTTATTCTGAGAAAGACCCTTACAGTTTACCTCAACGATTGCACCCATTAGCTTATCCTGGTTGTCGGTTACATACTGCATCATATTTTCATCCATGTTTGAAGGGTTAGTCTTAAGAAGACCACATGACGATTCTAAATTTAGAGTAGAGACCCAGTTTTCATTCTTAGTTCCAGGAGTTCCCATCTCAAATCCAATAATCCTAAGGTCAACATTCATGTCAAGCTTCATCTTAACTTGCCAGTTAGGTTTTCCATCTTTCCACTCACCTTTCGAGTCCTTAAGAATTGTACCCTCAAGTTCTCTCTCAATTGCTTCTGTAAAGTGTTGCATAGCTTCCTTCACAGTTGTAACCTCTCTGGTTTCAACGATTTCGATTCTTGTTGGATTTTTCTCGCTAATTAAAGCGTTAAGCTCTTCAAATCTAGTTTCGTATGGTCTCTTTGATTTTTTCTCATAGTACTCCTCCACTTTAATCATATCCCAGCAGGTGTAAACAACTGAATCAAGAGCCTCTTGAAATGTGAGGTCATCCTTTCCGAAGTCAGCTCTGTGCTTCTTCAAGAATTCATCAATCTTCTTTTGAGTCTCAACTGGACCACGTTCCTCTTCCTTAAGTTGAATGTCAACAAGGGAAGAAACAATTCCGTTTGCAGTTCTTCTAACTGGGACTCCGATAACCGTAAGCTCACCATTCAAAACGATTTCATCACCCAGCTGGGATAACTCCTTAAGGAATAGAGCATCCTTGAGTCCATTTGGCTCGCCAGCTCTACTCTCAAGCTCAACATCACCATCTCGAATGATTGCATTCGCATATCTACCATCCATCTTTATTTGACTAAGAGCCTTACCTTTCTTAATGACAGCCTCGACAAGCTTCTTATCATAGGACTTAGCACCCATGTATGGAGTTTTCTCAACAAGACTCTCGATTACCTTGTTAACATTTGTTCTTCCAATTCCAATTTTGAGGTCCTTCTCGATAATTCTTTTCACGACATATTGGTCACTTGGATTTACTCCACCAAGAATGTATTGCAGATGATTGACGGCAGCTGTTCCAGTAAACTCTCTTGAGGATAGCCTATGAAGTTGTTCAATAGCCCACTCAAGACCATTGTCATCTCCAATGTACTGGAAATCTGGAATTTGCTTAATGTAGAATTTAACTCTCTTGGACATAGCCAAGTATAGCGTTGTTTTAAGTAGCTCATTATCTGAGTACTTATTAAGGATTGACATCTTAGCATTGGTTCCTGGTTCTGCAGAAATCTCGTCAAGTATTGATTTTATATTTTCCATTTATTCAATTGTTTTTTAAGATTAACTTCCACAGCCTCCACAGCCACCACATCCACCACAACCGCTGCTTCCACAACCACTGCTTCCACAACCACTGCTACCGCATCCACTGTCTCCACCACATCCGAAGAATGAGCTAAATATACTACATCCACTGTCGCTTGAGCCTGAGCTACCACTTGAGCCGCCACCTCTACTGTTTCTGTTAATGTATCTCCAGATTCCTCTGACGATAAAGAAGATAACAACGATGAAGAATACCCAGAGCATAACCTTACCCCAGTTGATTCCTCTTGCAAAGATGAACATTGCTGATATAACTACCAAAAGAGGAGCAATGACAAACGATAGCATATAGCTTGCAACTTTTGACTTGTTTAGCACGATGTTCTCATGCATGTTTACTCTTCTGTAAACTACATTTGAAAACCTTGTGTCAACATCTGGCCAAATATCACTTGGAGCGTCATGTCCAAAATTTTCCTTGTAAAGCTCAAGAGTTTTTGTATACTGGTCATTGTACTTAACCTTCTCTGTTTCTCCACCCTTGGTTGGCCCATGGTGAAAGCTCATACCCAACGTATTCTTACATAGGTCATTCCAGTAGGAGTTGGTGTAAATCATGTGTAGGTGCCAAGCTTGGTCAACTTCATCTGAAGGAGTAAGCGAACGCTTTTCAACTACTGATAAGTAGAGAAACTTCTTGTACTCATCAATTACTCTCTTTGAATAGTCAATTGACCATCCATTTTCTCTAGCCAACCTCTGAGAAAGAGAAAAGGCTGCATTAGGGTCATCAAGATTGAAGTCTTGAAGCTTGTTCCAAAGTTCTTGGTTTTTCATTTTAACTAAATTCATCTTGTATGTTTTTCAAAAAATTGTTCAACAGTCATTTCATCACCAACTGAAAATCTATTCTTAGATGTTGCCATAAACTTAATCAACTCTCTCTCAATTTCTCCTTCGGTTGGTGTATCTATGCGATTTGACTCAAGATAATCCTTGAATTCATTTTGACAACTTTGACACACATATCCAACTGAATGAACATATGTATTACACATAATTGAATCACAATCAATTCTGTGACAAGGTAATACTCCCATTACTCTTCTAATTTTAACATTTGTAAATTACAAACAGAGCCATCTGAAAAAACAGCACAATCTTTATTATTTGGGTGCTGTTCATTTTTGCCCAAAGAAAATATTGTTTGATTTTTTTCACCATTCTTAAATGGTTTTCCAGATTTTTTAACAACTTTATCACCAACTTTAAATTGCATATCACTCAATCTTTATATCCATAAAACTTATTGTAGCCCCAATATTTGTAGGCTAACTCTTTTGCATTCATTTGCTCATCTGTAAGCTCAATACACTCATAATCAGAATGTAAAGGCAGTAGGTCTCTTGAGATGTCTGCTACATCCTGTATTTCCTGAACATGCTGATGATACTTCATATTATCAAATATGACTTCACCATCCTCGTCTTCCTTAATATTTTCAATTGTTTTAGATTGCCAGAATGCGAATCTATCAAGAGCCTCCCTATATTGCTTCTCAATTAGCTCATCAATCATACTCTGGCTATTATAGCTAATCATTTGCTTGATGAGCCAGTATGGTTGAACCTCAAGGTTCAATCCCATTGTGAATAGCTTTAGCTTGTTCTCTGGAGAGCTATGCTTCAATTCAGCCTCTTTCATATTTCATAGAAATTGAGTGTGTACATTTCATTCTTTACTCTGTGATAGTTATGCTCGTACATAATAGCGATAATCTCTCTGTACGACATACCGAATACACTTTCAAAGTTATTTCTTTCAGGACCTGCTGATACAGCAACTGACAATTCTTGTTCGCTAAAATAGTTAGGAATTACAAGCTTTGTAATCATGAAGCATCTAAGCTTTGATTCTGGACCAATGGTTTTATCATACTTGTCGATTACTCCACTAGAACTCATTGAGACGTATGGTGGATTCTTCTTTCTATCACCATTATCTAGCACATAAATCTTTGAGTAGAACTCAATAAACTCATGTTCCTTCTTCCATCCATCAAGCTTTCTATTTACTTTTCTGTAGTGGATGTTACTACTGATTTCCTTATCCTTATTCTCTAATTCTTTCTTGACACTATAAAGCTCTTCTAATATTTTATCATAATTAGTCTTTATCTTGTCAATCTCACTTAGAACCTTTTCGGACTGCTCATCATCTTTTGTAACTGGAACCTCCATTCTTGCATTTTGTCTGATTCCCCACCACGTTCCAAATGCACCTCCAGCTAGGAATAGGATAATAGGAACTGGCTCTCCACTCTTAAGGGAGTCAATACCAATTTCAAAGGAAATAAGAGTTAAGAATCCAATTCCAACTCCAGTGAAAATTGACATCCAGATTTTCTTCTCTGTTGTATAGATTACATTCAGAGTTCTGAGATAGATAAATACCAGTTGAGACACAAATACTATGATTGCGACCCAATATGTGTTCTGCATTAAACTTTTTAGTGAATTCATTACGCCTCCTTGTGTTTATAGCACCATGGTGAATTCAATCCACCTCTAAGATACTGTTGTTCCAATACTCGCTCCTTTAGCTGAGATTCAACACTATTCTTGCAATCTCTAAGATATTCCTTAAGCCAATCAATATCCTCTAATGAAACTCCATCTTCAATCAATTTCTTGCTGTTCTTGAACAGGTCTTGAAGCTGGTTCTTATAGTCAATAGAAATACCTTCAAGTAGAGCAATGCTACACTTATTCCACTCCTCTGGGCTAAGCGCCTTAAGTTCCTCACCAGTAATGTTCGGATACCTGCTACGTATGTCTCTTAATGTTTCTTCCGTCATATCAGTTTCTTATACGAAATTAATAATAAAATGTTTCAAAATGTGATTTTTAAAAAAATAATTGTTAGAGCAGTGTTCAAGTGTAACATTTATTGTTTAAATCCGTATAATAATATAAACCTTTTTTAAATCATTAATTATGTCAAAGGCGATTCCTTATAGTAAAGTACAAATTGTTGACAGAGAAACTGTTAAGTTTGGCGATGAAACTTTTGACAATTTCATTTCAACAGTTGGTGGTGTAGAGCTTGCAACAATGATTGCGCTTGCTGGTACTTCTGGAGCTGGAAAGACAACTCTTTGCAAGAAGCTACAGAAAGACCTTAAGCCTGGAGAAAAATCAGTCTTCTACGCTCTTGAGAGTCGTAAGTCCTCTGTGGCTCGCCAAACTTCTCGAATTAAGACTGGTGATGATGAATTGATTTGTGACGTTGACGACTTTGATACATGGTCTTCTTTCATGAAGTACATTTATGATGAGAAGCCTCTACTTGTGATTGTTGACTCTCTACAGCATGCTGCTGACTTACTCTCCAAGGAGAATGGAAAGTTCAAGTATGACAATTACAAGAACATCATCAAGGACCTTTACGACTGGAAGGATAAGACAGAGGGAATTGCTGTGTTGATTGTCCAGATGAATGCTCAAAACCAGATTGAGGGTCCAGCTGCAACAGTATTTGATGTTGACGTTCCTATTTTCTTGATTGCCGACCCTAAGACTGGAGAAAGAACAATGAGCACCAAAAAGAACAGAATGGGTCAAATTGGTTCTCTTAAGTATGAGTTCGTTTCTGATGATAGAGTAATTGCATTCTACACAGAGGATGAATGGGAAATTATGAGAAAGCGCTCAAGCATTTCCGATATGGTTAACAAAACCATTCACTCATACTTGGTTGCATACAAGAAGCACGAAAACTACAAGGAGTTCAAGAAGGATTTCTCAAAGCAGTATAATAAGATATACGATTCAGAGCTTGAGGACATTGGAATTATAACTCAAACACTCATTTTGATTGACAGGCTTTCAAAAGAATATTTTGAGCATTAAGAAAGGACCCTTAACTTGGGTCCTTTTTTATTTCGTTATTTTTTGACTGTTCTTCTTTTCTTAAATACGAAGTCCATTTTATCCTCCAGGAATTTCACTTCCTTAATATTGTAGAATTCTATGAGCTCCTTAAGATAAGGCATAACATAGTTCTTGTCGATGAAGTCAACAAGAGCCTTGGCTTTCTTCTTATCTTTCATGTACCAGTTAGCACATTCTCTATATGCATCATCCTCAATACCCTCAATGTCATTTCCGTCTTCCTTGAATTTCTTAAGAAGCTCAGCTGCCAGGTGGTAGTTGTCTGGGATTCTGTATCCTGGATAAAGTTCTTTTGACTTTGATTCGTTCTCCATGAAAGGCTCTAGGTCAATAGATACATTATATTCCTTTCTATCCTTGTTTTTCTCAACTTTCCCCCAATAGTGAGGAGATTTTTTGTGATAAAACATTATGGTTCTGCAGGCCCATGACATACTATTAAGCGTGTCATCAATAAATTTACTTATCTTGATTAGCTCTGCAACATTTACTTTGCCACCATTCTTTACGGTAAACTTCAGCTCCTCCAGATTCAATAATTCAATTCCAATATTCTTTGTTGGAATCATTTCCCCTCTCTCAACCATTTGATTGATTGCACTGATGTGCATGTGCTTTAAATCGTCAAACATACCATTTCTATTTTTACTTTGTTTTTTTCCAAACCGTCTTATCTCTGTACATTTGATACAGGGCATCGACAATGTGTCTTGGATGATAATAAAACTCCTGCACATGAAGAGCCAGTGTGACAGCTATGCTATGACTCCAGTTTACTTCTGTATTCAAGAACTTTGGAAGGTGGACCATACAGACCTCCATCCAAGATATTTTTTCAGAATCAAAAACTATGCTCTCCCCATCTTCTGACCAGGAGCAAGGACCAATCAGGCTGCCACACATTTCTGTAAGCATATCTCTGTGATTATGTCCAACGAATAACTTAGATTCTGTTAATTGTAATTTCTCCAGCATAATACTTAGACTTTAAACTTATCTCTTTCGTTAATTTCTTCAATTTCTATAGCGCTTACACAATCAGCGCAAACGAACACTTTCTTCTTAACCTTTTCACTCAAGACCCTAACCTCAACCGTTCTGTATATTCCATTGTGATGAGGGCAATTTGAGGGTGGGAACTTTTGAAACCTCCAGGTAGGAACCTTAAAGAGACTCTTATGATTTGGCACTTGAACTTTGTCTGATTTCTTTCTATTTTTAGAACTGCCGATAATATAGGATGACATCCAGAATGATACAGCCATTAAGGCAGCGCCCACTATAATCCAAACAAGTATTTCCATCTTTGACTTATACGAAAATAAAAATAAAATGTTACAAAAAAGCCTCAAGCAAAACCTGAGGCCTAAAATTAGCATAAACTAATCATCAATTTCTTCAGAGATACCTTTTTGAATGTCTTGCTTTTGTGGTCTCTCATACTTTTCGTATGAACACATCCAGCAGCTGCAAACCTTTCCAGTATGCCTCATCCATAGGCCAGACTCCCCAGACTTTACTTCCTTCCAGTAATCAGCCCAGCTAAGATTATCTCTGTTTATACTCATGGAATTGCTCCAATCGTAATAGTTTCTAGCCCTCCTCTTTAGGTGGACCTCCTTTTTGTACCTTCTGTACGCTCTCTTTAAGCTTTTCATTTTCTTCATGGTTATGGCTCAGCGCTTTCGAGACAAGCGCCAAGCTCGTTACATGAAGAATGTATTTGTGTCTTTTTTCATAAAAATAAATATTCACAAAATGTCAATCTTATAAAAAAAATTACCTGGCTCCAAGTAGCAGAGTTTTAGAAAAGATATTATCTTTAATGAGCCGACCTCCTCACCATCCAATAGACATAACACTTGACTTGGTTTGCGTTAGTAGAAGGGGGTTTCATCTCCTCATCGACAACTGCTTCGCCTCTCCATCTTCAACAGGTAATATTTTCAAAGAACTTATTTGTGGTCCCAGCAGGACTTGAACCTGCGACCCCCTGATTATGAGTCAGGCGCTACTAACCAACTGAGCTATAGGACCTTCATAGTTGCACTCCCACCAGACAGTGATGCATTATCTAGTGGGAGTTTTATAAAGCGACAACCAACGCTTTGTGACCCGTTCAGGATTCGAACCTGAGACCTACTGCTTAGAAGGCAGTTGCTCTATCCAGCTGAGCTAACGGGCCGTTTAAAATAACTGGCATCTATCTCCTTTGAGTGCTAAGTGGTTGACATTGCCTTTCTTTCAAGGTATTCTTACTTGTCCTTGCTCCACACTACCAGTTACAAAATTCTTTTTCCGTGGTTTACACCATATTTATCTTCTATGTATGCTTTTCTTACTTCGAACATCTCATCAAAATCCTCTTCACCATCCTGCTCCACCTCAGTGGCATCTTCCCACTCTCCAGTGATAGTCGAGTAAATTAGATTCTTGTCATCACCCATACACTTAAGCATCATGAATTCATGGTCTATCTCATTGTTCTCCATGAACTCCTTCAACTCACTCATGTCAGACCCAATAATCCAAAGAAGACCATCTTCACCATCGACAAGTCCATTGTCCTTGCAATACTTTACTGCATCTTCAAAATTATTGAAGTCAGTAATAAAGCCAAATTCAGAAACAGAAAAGTCCATCATTAAATCATTGAAGTTCTAATATCCTGCTCATGTCTTTCCTTGTTGGCGTTTGCGCAATCATTGGCATATTTCTTAGCCTTGTTTTCACAAATACCCTCAAAGTAGGCTCTCTTATTCTCCCAGACATCATCTGGAATCTTATGCTTCAACAAATTCAAAGATGAGTACTTTGAAATTTGGTAAAACAACTTTTGGTCAATTTCGTAGCACTTTTGAGTAAGGTGCTGAACATACTCTTCCTTAAGAATTTCTTCAAAGTCAGCCTTTGTATTATTCATTACCTTTCTCATCGCCTTGTTCTGAATGATGATTCTCTCAGCGTCTGATAGCTCCACCTTAGCCTCTGCATCAACAGTCACACTCTTATCGCAAGCCTCAAGCTCAAAGTTCATTCTTTTTTTGCAATACTCATCGTATGTATACTGATTATCACAAAAAGTGGAAATCAAAACATTTAGAAGATTCATTTCTTTCTCAACATCAGCTTTATTGTTGATGAAATTATTTACAAGATTTTCCTGAATTACTTCCTTGATATTTTCATTATCTCCCATACTACGTTATACGGAACTTCGTTTTATTTGTTACAAAATTATTAAAATTCTCCAGTAGATAATTCATGTGCCATTGGAATCTCGCTCAATAGAACAATATTTATTTGCTGGTCATCAGTGTTATCCATCCATTCTGGATAATCCTTGAATCCTTCACAGTTATTATATTCAACAACCGCACCTGAGAATCCGTATAGAAACCCATCTTGGCTAGGGTTTAAAATTTTCCCAGTCTTCCAAACAGCGTAATGTCCATCTGGGTAGCTTGATTCAAAGAACTTATCTAGTGTAACTGCCTTATTCATGTCGTAAATTTAAACAAAGTTAATCACTTTTTTGAATATTCCAAAATCTTTTTGTGAATAGAATTAACTTGACACTCAAGATTTGGAAAATCATTGTTGATTATAACGAAGTCAGCATGCTGCTTCTTTTCCTCATCAGACATTTGACGACTCATTCTATCACGAACACTTTCTTCAGAGCAACCATCCCTTTCCATTACTCTCTTAATTCTCACATCCTCATCTGCAGTAACCAGAATAACGTAGTCAAAATCCTTATAGATTCCAGTTTCTATTCCAATTGCAGCCTCTTCTATAGCATAGTGAACACTAGGGTGATTGAAAGGCTCATTCTCATATTCACAGCAAAAGCTCTTAAAAGCCTCACCAACCCATGGATGAACTATTTTATTAAGCCTCTCCAGCTTATCCTTATCATTGAACACTATCTCCGCCAGCATCTTCCGATTAAGCTGACCACCTATATATAGGTTATCTCCAAATTCCTTCTTTATCTTACCAATAATGAAAGGGTTTGAATTCATCAAGCTCTTAGCTGCTTCATCTGAGTAAAAAACAGGCACCTCAAGTTGCTCAAAAATTTTACAGGCCGTACTCTTTCCAGAGCCAATACCTCCACAAATTAACGCTTTTACCATGGTAAATCTGTATTTTCGTAAGTTCCAAGCCTTAGGTTTTCATATTGGGGGAAATTTGTTGAAGGGGTCTGTTCCTCCTTAGGCTCATCATACACTCTTTCTATATTTCCATAATTATCAATACGGTCAAGAATTTTTTCCCCAATATTTATTACTTTTCTTTCAGATTTTTTCTCCCTTTTATCAGTTAAAGAAAAATTAATGTTAGCAGATATTATTCCAGCGTTTTCGCACATCTTAATAAACAACTCTTTCATCTGAATTGGCGGGTCACAATTGAAGAGTCCACGAAGTTGGTTGACGTGTAAGTATTTCTCCTCTTTTTCGCCATCAAATGTGCTTTTTGCTTGCAATTCCATTGTGTAAGAATTGTCATTAAATTTAAGGCTATATATTGCACACTCTCCTCTGTTAATTCTGTCTTTATATGTTATAACACAGTGGTGAAGCTTACTACTCTCTTCTTTAAGTCTTAATATTGTTCTAATCTTTTCAACTTCAAGACCCTCGATTGACTTAATGTTAGGATATACACTCTTAATCCTAAGCCTACCTTTCCCAGCCTCTCTTATTAAGATTTCTTTGCTTGCCTTATCGTGATTTGCTTTGATTGTAGAATATGATGAAATCTTCAAATTTAATTTCTGACCAAGCTTCAATAACATCTTAACGTAGTCATTAATTATATGAAACTCACAGCGGTTGTCTCTGCACAAGAAATAAAGAAAAATTAAGTAAGAACATCCTGAGTATGATTTTTTACCCATTAATTCAATAGCTTTTTTATTCTTTAGTATAAATGAAGTAATATAATTTATCTTATTTGGTTCAATTAAATTATACAAATTAATTATCTCATTTATATCTCCACCTAAAATTCTTTCGATATTTTTTGCTGGCTTGCATCCACACTCAAGCTCTACTGCTTCCTCAAGAGAGTTGGCCTTCCTAGCATTCTTATTGGTTATCATATAAGTATTATCTGTGTCTAAATCTCTCACCCAATCTTTACCAATCATTAAGTGTATAAGATTAGTCATCAGCTCCTCAGAAAGTCCATTTTGATACTTTAATGCAGCCCAGTTTTTTAGTGAGAGCCACTTCTTTCCAAATATGACATATCCATTATTTCTTATTGAGAAAACTTTATACTTTTTTCTCATAGCAATAATTCTGTCAATTTTTTTATTATGCGGAGTCCTTATCTCTGTAGAGTACTTATAATACTCAAGAGTATCATATGTTTTTGAATACCTTATGATTGATTCGCCAGAAGAAGTGCCAGTTGAAATATTAGTAGCTGACTTTATTTTATTTTCTGTTGCATCATCAACAGGCTTCTCGGCATTTCTCTTTTTTCTTTCTACATTTGGCAGAGTTCCCAGATGAATTGCGTAATCATTTACACACTTGAATTCATCTCTTGACACTCTATTCCCATCATAATAGTATCTGTCATTAAACACCCAGTACATGAAGTGTTCATTTTCAAAGTGTCTAAATTCGCCAGCATACCTAGCTCCGCTAATAATTAAGTCAACTATCTCTCTAATCTCTGGTTTCATAGATAAGTCCTTCCTGGTTTTTCTATTGATTTCTTGAGTTCTTCTTCATTTTTATCTTGAACTTCCTTAAGTATGTTTCGTAAACCACTTTCAATTTCCAGTAGTTTCTGATTGACCCTGTTCATATACACTATTGCAGCATACTTACTTACATTAGAGGAATCTTTCTGATTAATAATCCACATGCAATATCTTGAGATATTGTATATTTCTGTTATGGTCTTGAAGCTCTCTGGGGTTCTATCATAATAAACTCCACGAACAAACTTCAGCCTACCACTTGAGTCCACCTCAAAGTATGGACAATCGTAAATGTCAACTCCATTTAAGTTCTGTGTCATTTCATCATATTTTCTTGATACCACTTATATACATTCTCTCTCCACTCTGTATCACTCATGCCCCACAAAAAAGCTTTATATTGTAAATCATCTGAAAGGGTCATGAATAAAACTTCAAGCTCATCTTGTGTAAAATTTTTTCCTTCATCAGATTTATCATCATAAGTTGCATTAAAGAGCGCATCATGAAAAGATGCCCAGTCTTGCTTGTCAAACTCATATCGAGCAAGCATATACTTATGAAAGTGTATTTTTCTTTTAATCTGGTCCTCTCTATTCTCCTTGAAATTTGGAGAAGTTTCCTTAAAGCAATCACCATTACACTTAGCCGTTCCATCAGCTGGCGTTCCAGTGCAATATCCACAGTAATTCTTTCCACCACTTGTCTCTTTTGTCCAATCTATCATAATCAAAAATTTAATCCTATTGATAATACCTTTCTCTCTGAATCTCCATTTTGCATTGAGTGGAGATATTTATCTGGCCTAAATAAGATTACTCTCCGAGTTCTAATTATAGCCTTATCGCACCTAAATTCACCACTACCCTTAAGTATGATGTTCATTCTAAGGTGAACACCCTTGTCAACCTTATCTACATGCTCTGGTAGTAGAAAGTTAGGGGCAAACTTTAGCAAATATACATCAAAACCAAATAGCCACGGCAAACGCATGGCTATTATTAGTTTTTTTTGATAGTCACCTCCCTGTCTTCCAGGAACCCACTTAAGCCATTTCATTACTCCTTTTTAAAAAGTAGCCTTGAAAAGAATTGAACTGTCTTGTCATATGCAGTCCTAATGGCTGACTTTATCTTGCTTAATATTGAATCAAACCTCTCTGAGAAATTATCTTGAATTGCTACGTTTCCATGCTCATTCTTAACAACCCAGATAGATATAGCAATGTTATAGATGAAGACAATTGTCATAACCCACCAAAGCTGTGTAGATGAAAGTTCTATCTGAAGATATTCAAAGTCCTTAAAGTTCTTTCTTACCCACTTGTGTTCTACCTGCTCAGGCATCCAATCAGCGAACTTAGAAAGGTTTAAGTCTTGGTTTGAATTGAAGTAGTCCTCAACCTCAACCTCAAGAGTCGGTCTATCCATCCAAGAAAAAGCATCAACCCACTCAAATTTTCCAGAGCCATCAACCCCTATACAGACAATGAACTCATTCTTGTTTCCGCCTTCCCAGTAAGAGCGTTGCTTGTGAACAACTTCCATGCTTTGGTTCTTGAAGAATAGAATGAACATTCTAAATTGTTTATTAGGACCGTAGAATCCATTGATGTACTGAAGTTTTCTATCTGTCATTCCATCAACTTTTCTACCCATAACAACTGATTGGTATCCACCTTCAATAGACGGATAGTCGTAAAGCTTCCACTTCTTCTTTTGCTTATCATCTATCCTCTGAAACTTAAAGACAGACTTTGATGCTTGAGTTCTGTTCTTATATGAACCACTTGTTGACATCACATCCGAGCGCTCAGGCTGCCCAGCCCAGTCAGTTGAGTACTTATCACCATCAATTGCGTGATAGTCTCTGTGAAGCTCTGTAAAATACTCCTTGGTATTAAACCTCTGCTTAAGATGAACATAGTACTCTCGACTGATGTCATGTTCAGCCCCGAAGTTATCTTCTTTTGTCCACTCTGCAGGGTGATAGTCAACATCATATGGATGTTCGTACCCACATATGTATCTTTCCATTCTTGTACAAGTTCTTGGACTCTTAGACGTTCCGCAAGAATATGTTACCATTCTTGTACAATAAATAGGGTGCCTACATGGAACTTCCTCATCCCAAGGCTCGTAGTAGCTAACTCTCTTTGTGTATGAACCCAAATATTCGGTATCTGACATGTTGTAAGATACCATAATTGTATTCATCAAGAGAATGATGATTGATGTGGGTAGTACAAGAGCTGCGATTTCCCACCAAACAATACTCTTTGTCCAGAAGATGAGCAGAATTACTGCTACAAAGACTGGAATTAGCATAAAAATCCAAGTAAGCATCCTATTATGGTTTTATAAGTTTAGAATAATTCGATGTCGTTTTCCTCACCAGTCTCGTATGTACGCTTTGTACTAGCTGATGTGATAACCTGAATTTCAACTGGCTTAAGGTCATCAGCAAGGAACCATCTGTTTGGAGCCTTCTGCAAGTAAATCTTATGCTCACGCTGCATATCAATCAACGTTGACTGCTCATTAAAGAATCCTGTACGCTCCACCTCAATAGACTTCATAAGGTCTTTGTATAGTGATGCATCGAATGATGGGTTGCTTTCCTGAATCCACTTCATAAGTGAGCCATCTCCTTGTGAGTATCGACCTTCAATCAACTTTGGATAAATCTCCTTGAACGCATTCTTATACTGGTCAGTTACACCAGCCTTTTGCTTAAGGATTTTCCACATCTTGTCGAAGTATGCCTCACACTTCTTGTTTTGAGCTACAGTTTGTTCTCGAAGCTCAATCTCAGTGTTCTCAATGGAAATGTTCATCGAGAAGATAACAATTCCAACAATAAACACAATCACTGCTGATACCAGCGCAATTACTTTTTTTGTACTCATTTGTGTCATAACTTTTTGTTTTTTTTATTTTGTTAAAATTTGCTGATATTTTCAGCAAATATCTTTAAAGGACAAGCTTTTATTCTGACTTGTTCTTGGAATCTCTTTTTTCGATTAGCTTTTTAATCTTTGCGGCCATTTCAAAGTTATCATCCTCAATTGCCTCATCAAGCTGCTCCTCAAGAGTTAGGCTAGAGCCTTCAGATAGTGCAATAATTGCATCATCCATAATTTCTCGACTACTCTTTCCAGTTGGTTTATCACTAGGATAGATTGTGTCCCAGAATGTCAAGTGGTCATCCTCAGGATATTCATTCTCAATCATTTCCTTAATGCCTTGCTTAAGGTTGTCTGAAGAGATTCTTTCATAAAAATCTTCTTCACCAATCATGTCCTCAATGTTCTTTCTATTTTTTTCAGCTTCCTGGCGAGTCTCATCTCTCTCTTTTGGAGTCCCAAGTTGGGAAATCTCACTTAAGATGCAGCCAAATAGATTATGAGTAGTGAATGGTCTATAGTCAGATGAAAATATCATATCTTCATCTCCTTCAACATCTTCTTCGATTTGAATTTCAAATGAATTATCCAGAGTGAATAGTTTATCCTTTATTTGACAAAGAGGGCTAAACATGATACTTATTGAGTAATTTTCTTTATCGACTCTGTTGTCAATCTTACCAAATGCCTCAAGCACTGGTGAGTCATAGAACTCTGTGTGGTCTTCATACTCATGAATGGCAGTTGCCCAGAACACCCTAAGAACGTATTCTTGATATGGTGACTCTGAATTAAAAACTCCTTCATAGTCTGGGATGAAATCCTCAATCTTAAGACCACCCATTTCTGCATTGAACAGGATGTTGAAGAACTCTTTGTGAAAAATGACTATATCGAATAGTCTCTCAAACGTCACATCTTCACCAAGTTCAATATCTTCTCCCATGTGGAAGATGACTTCACGAACCTCAATCTCCTTGATAGACTCTGCATTAGCCTTCATTTTCTTTAGGCTAAATGGAGATTGATATATTTTATCCTTGGTAATAGTTATCATCTAATTATTTTAATTTGTCTCTCAAATTTTGTAATGCCGACAAGTCACCAAGAGTTGTGGTACTTGTTCCAGTTGAATAGGCGTGAACTGGCTTTTGTTTCTTCTCTGGCTTCTTATCAGAGATAACAATACCAGGATGAAACTTAACACCCTTCATTTGAGAAAGCGTCCACTTGATGTGCTTATCACCCTCTACAATCTTAGCCATAATCCAAATTACGAAAGTGGCAAATGACTCCTGAGACATGTACGTCTCTGTTCCGCTACCCTGAATACCCAGAATCTTTCCGTTGAATAATTGATTCATTGGGGTTGAGCTTGTGAAGCATCCTTTTTCAGAATCGAAAGACTTTGCAAACTCATCCATCTTAATTCGCATAGACTCGGTGTCAGAACTTGACTTTGCTTGTTGCAGAGTAACTAGCTCCTTTTTTGAGAATACACATCTTGCCTTATTATCTTTTCTCTTTGGCTTATCTACAGCAACCTTAACGCTATTAAGCGGAAGATATGCCTTAATTAGGTGAGAAAAGAACGTCTTGTTCTTCTGCTTTCCAGCCTCATCCTTAAGATTATAAAGCTGTTCAATTTTGTTGAAAATTTTCTGATTGCTCTCCATGTTATTGAAAAAATAATTTTAAGATTACGAAAGGTGACAGCAAACTTACAAAAACTATCGTAAACATCAAAAAATATTTTATGAAAACAAGTTTTCCTACGCTATATTTTTCACATAGCTTATCTATTCTATCATCTCCTCCACCAAAGATAGAGTGATTAATCAAAACCAAAGAACAAATGAGCAACAATGTCGGAATCCAAAATTCCTGCTTCACATTCTCCAGGTCTTTATCAACCCAATTCTGAGGAAGCTGAGATAGCATGACAAATGTATCATAGACACATTGAATCAAAAGGAAAATAACTCCATTCATTGCTACCTCAAGTCTACTCATACTTCGACCAAAGACATTTAGTCTATCCTGCTCTTTTTCGCTATCCATTGATTATTTGTTTATTTCTCTGTCCATATCCCTCTTGATGTCTCTTTCCTTAATGGAAGCTCTCTTGTCAAAGTTTTTCTTACCCTTTGCAAGTGCAATTTTCATCTTCAAGAGACCTTTACTTGTAGAAAATAGCTTGACTGGAACTACAGTGATTCCCTTCATCTTAATTTTCTCATCCATTCGGTTGATTTGCTTCTTTGTAAGAAGGAGCTTTCTCTTTCTGTATGGGTCATGCCCACTTCTTCCAGATTCCTTATATTCGGCAATGTGCATTCCGATTATAAACATTTCACCATCCTGAATTGAGCAATAGGCTTCGCTGATGCTGGCCTTACCATTTCGTATAGACTTAACCTCTGAGCCAAATAGAGATATTCCAGCTATCTCTTCCTCGATAAACTCATAATCATAGGAAGCCTTCCTATTTCTGATTTCAACTTCTTTTCCACCTCTTGCCATGGTATCTTATACGAAGAAAATAAAAAAATGTTACTATCAGAATGGTAAATCTTTACCTCTTTCTTCTTGCATCTTTTGTCCTATCCTTAGGTCTTTAAATACTGTTGACCAATAACTCTCTGGCTGCTCAAAGGGTGACCTATCCTTATAGTTTTCATACCACTCATATGCAATGTATGCAAGGTCATGAAAAGTCAATATATGGTCAACTCTATTGTATCTGGTTTCACAAACTACCGAGCTCTTAGACACACTTAGCTTAGCTTGTCCAGACTTAGAGAATCCACTAACTATGTATGCAATTGAACCGTCACTAGCGAGGTCAACTTCAACTGGAATTCCATAGTTGGCGCATTCCTGAACTATTTTTTCTAGCATTATTTTCATATCTTACTTTCTTTTAAAGATGAAATCATTTTCCTCATATTTGCCATAATTTAGAAGATGTTTTTCCTTTCCCTTACCAAGGTCAAACTCAATAACACCAATCTTATCGTTAACGGTGTATTTTTTAACCGAATAGCCCCTTGACTCCAGTTTTCTTTTGTAGAAATCAATATACACATTAAACTTATCCTCAGAGATAACATTAAATACCTCTCCACCACCACATCCGATTTTCCAGAATACAATAAGTGAGTCGGCTGGCTCCTTGTAGAATTGAACCTCTACACCAGCCTCCTTATACATCTGGATTGCATGCTTCTGAGTTTCTGCATATCTCTCAGCATTCCAATCTGGCTCTGGAGCTACAACCTTCTTAAGACCTTTCTGGATGATTCCATGAGCACAGGTTGCACAGGTGAAGAATGTACAGTAGATAGTTGCACCCTCTAGGCTTGTCTCAGCCTCGTCAAGAGCATTTCTCTCTGCGTGAACAACATAGTGATTCTTTTCTGGTCTAACATGACGAGACTCAACATCATCATCAACCCCACGAGGAAATCCGTTGAACCCCAGTGAAAGAACTTTTTTCTTATCGTTGACAATTACAGCACCAACACCAGTTGACCTATCCTTGGACCAGCCAGCAACTTCCTTTGCCAGGTCCATAAATCTTTTGTCCCACTTAGAAGTTATCATTTGATTTTATATTATTTTTATAACTATTATTTTTTATATTTGTCAAAAAAGTGTATACTAAATCTCTACCCATAAAAACACCATCTTTAAAAATATTATCTATAAAAGAATATGGATGGCATCTAATAATCATCCCCTTCTTAGCCATTCTTGACAATATTTCCTCTGAATCAATAGTATATCTTAATTGAGATTTGTAGACTTTATTTTCTACATAATAAAAGTATTCTAACTTATCACCTAAAATTTCATTTAAGTTGAAGTTCGTATTTTCAGGCAATAAATCATATATTTCTTCATCAGTCATATTAATTTTATTAGCTAGGTCCATGTTCATCTTACTTATTCATTACTTCAACAAATTGGTCAATTTCAAGATTCTCTGTCCAAAGGAAGTCATGACTTACCTTGGTGTCATAAATTGAGAACTCTGTAATTACCTTCTCAAACTGAATTTCGTTAGTATTTAAGCTATCCTTAAGCCTTTCAAGCCTTTCCTCAAACCCCTTGAATGTTCCGTTATAACTTCTTAGGGTCACCATGTTTACGAACTTCCCTTCCTCAAGCTTCTTGAAGAAGTTTCTTGATAGATGGGCCCCATGAGAATTTGATACGGTCTCAAGAACTCCTTTATCCTTTGGCTCAATGATACATCCTATGTGAGCCTCGAAGTAGCAGTCTCCTGGCATCTTATCTCCAATCTCTGTAGGAGCTGCGGGGTGCCAAGGAACTGTCTCAATTTTCACTCTGACAACATCATAACCCATAGCGGACATACTTGATTCAATAGCCTTTGCTTCCCTGTATGCTCCAGAGTTATTACCAAAATAGTGTGATGATGTCATTACGTCTTTCATAACAGATGAACCACCATTTTCAAGGTCAAGCACAATTGGCTTAATCTTGTTTCCTCTAATTTTAGAAATCTTACCACAGTCATCAACATACTTATTAACATCAAACCCTTCTCCAGCCTTTATAGTAATGTGCATCTCAAATGGAATTGGGTAATCAACTCTGTCTGACTTAGCTTGAACTGCTTGCCAGTTAAGAGATTTATTCCTAATCATGTCATCAATTTCATCGTGGCTATATCCAAGTTCATACCCAATTGATAGCGCTGTAAGAACGATGTCAGCTACCTCTTCCAAGATAGAGTTGTTGGTGATGAATCTGTGAGTAGTTCCGTGTGCATCCTCATATGGTAGAACTTTTCTAGCCAGCTCTCCAGTTTCCTCGGCACACTTCAGCGCCTTCTGAGTAATTGTCTTCTTATCCTTTTCAGACAATCTCTTAATGTAGTCTCTTAATTCTTTATCCACAGTAGGTACAAATTAATAATGGTTCAACATCAGATTCAGAAAACATATCTTGAATCATTTTACATTCATTGAAGGCTTTTATAGCCTTGTCTTTCATGGTATCAAAATTACGCACACTTCTAATGACCTCACAATTTGAAACAGTGTTGTAAGAATTGGAAAGGTCTATATAATAGTACGCATCATCATTTCCTGCGTATGCACCATCAATTTGAACATAATCACTGGACTTCGTGTTTGGGTCTTTTTCCATTTCATCCATTTTCTTTTCTAGTAGGTCTCTCTGTTCTTCTGTAATTGTGATTCCAAAAATGAATCTTGCTTCGTAAGGACATCCCATAAATTTATATTTTAAGAATTAATAATTAGCCTATCTCTCTCTACCAGGAACTTATGCTCCTTTATAAGTTCGTATCTATCAGATAGAACCGACCTAACATTCATGTTCATAACCTTATCAATTACATCCTTTGGTATTCTGTGCTCTTCAAATGTAGCTTCTTTTTTAACAAGAACAATGACTCCTCCAAAGAATTTTATATTCTGATACTTTGTGCCCTCAAGCATCTTCATAAGAAGCTTTGCATACATTGGTATTTGAATGTAATAGTGACCAAGCGCTGTGTCATAATAGTTCTCAAATGGCGGAAGGAGAAGTTTCGTGTATGATTGAACCTCGAAGTTCTTTGGCTGGTTTGTTTTCCAGTCTGTTATCACAATTCCAATGTTTCCATTCTTGTCAAGCATAAGCCAAACCTTATCTGGCTGACCAGTATAACCAAGCTCTGCTGAGCCAAGAACCATCTCAGTATCCAAGAGAACAGCACCCCTCTCATGCATAAGGTCGATAAATTCCTTGCCAGCCATAATCATCGCATCTCCAGTGGCCATTTGCTCGTCATCACACTTGAATATAGGCTGTCTAACATTCTTATATCCACCATATTGATTCACAAGTTCTTGCTCCAGAATGTAGTGAACACGGCTACCCATATTTGTTGAGTAGTCGGCCTTATATTTCCACTCACTAAGAAGAGACTTCTCAAGCTCTCTATCACCACCACAATTTTGAAAAGACTTCGTTCTTGTAGAGTCGAATGTGTGGTAGAATGCCTTAAGGACAGTTGACACAGAAGGGAGGCTTGATGTGATGTTTCCATCAAGGTCCTTAATATAATATGTGTGAGTATCCTCAATGAAGCTTAGCGACATCTCTTGCTGTCTACTTGCTATTATTTCTCTTATCTCTATTGCTATCTCTCTTAAATCCATAAAATTTTTATTTTTCAATATCTTCTGACTTAAATCCAAATTCATTGCTTAAAATCTTATACCCAACTCCATTTAGATAATACGTAGTTTTTAATGATATAGCAACAGAAATCCCAAAACAAATCAAATTAACATAAGAAATATATGGTAATTCATGTGATTTAAAATTTAATAAATAGTTAATTGCAATTTCAATTAAAGTTATAATAAAATAAATTAATTTAATTGAAATTCCTAAGGTAAAAACTCTTAATATAAAAAGTAAAAAAACCTTAATCCATATCTTTAATCCATTTTTATTCATCCAGTTATCTCCTTTATTTTTTTAATGTATTCAGTTCCCACAAGCTTCTCCATAACGCTGCAGTACAATTTCTCATCCTTAACAAGACTCTCTGACATTCTGAATAGAGGGGCATTGGTTTGAATACCCTTTAGCTCAATGTCATATACATACTGAAGCATAAATTGCTTGCTAATCAATATCGTCTCTGCATTTTTATTCAAAAGCTCATCATAGTCATTGTTCTCAAGAACTAGCTGATGTGTGCTTGGGTAGTATTCCTTAAGCAGATTCATGTACAGACTATTTCCAACGGCTGTTGTTGCCTTGGCAAATAACTTAGTTGTCTGCTCAAGCCTCTTTGACCTGTTAATCACAGTTCCCATGTAGGTACTAAGGTAGCCCTCGTCAATTTTGAATACATTCCCAGAATCAGCACCAATTCCAAAGGATATAACATTCTCTGGATGATTCTCCATGAACTTGTTACACATATTGCTAAGTAGTCTATGCGTTCCAAGAACATATGCAAATCCAGCCTTGTAATGCGTCTCTTCATCAAGGAAAATAGCAAGAATACCATCTCCAGTTGAAGACATATAAACATTGTCGGATATTGTCCTGGCAAGCAAGTTCTGACTTCTATAGTAGTCCTTCATGAAGTTAAGGAAATCTACAGAGTTTTTAGTCTGGAATTCCTTAAATGTACTTGAGAAGTTTCTGATGTCAGTAATTACTGCAGTCGATATTTTCTTTTCTTCTTCTAGCTCCACTTTTTCAAATTTTTGTCACTCCAATCAACAAAAACAATTTCATTGTCAAAAATGGTATGTTTAGAGCGCAATTTGTATCTATTACCATTATAATCAACCTCCATCACAACATGCTGTCTACCATTGTAGTTAACCAAATCTCTCAGTTCAAAAACTGGCTTTAAAGTTACTGAAGGAGCGGGTTGAACTACCTTGACTGGATTTAGCTTTGCCCTAATCTTATCCGCTTCTCTCCTTATTTCTTCAAGATAGTACTGTTCATCAATTTCGCCAGTGTAAATATCATTTACTTTAAGCTTTACTTCTTCTAAGACCTCTAGTCTTGTTTCAAGAATAAGCCTCTCTCTTTCTGTTAAATTACTCATCTTTTTTAATCATTTTCTCGATTTCAAATTCACTACTTCCAATTGCACCTATAAGTTTAACAACGTCTTTACCAACATGGAATTTCTGTTCCCAAACATGTAGTGATTCATTTTCCTCAAAAGGCTCTATTGCCTCTGTAACTATTTTTAAGTATAATTCCTTACCTTCTTCTTCTCCTACTTTTTCCCACTCTCCAAACTTAGCAAACCACTCTTCTACAAAGCTACTACTTTTTTTTGGAACTTCTATGACATTAACCTCAACATCTACAAGTTTCCAATCTTTAGGAACATCAATGCTCCAATCAAAGTTTCTATCAAGTCCGATAACTCTAAATTTAGAAAAATAATCAGACAAAATTTCGATAGTAACCTCTTCTCCATAAAGCTCTGGCCTCTGACTTACGCCAACCAGTATGGTACCATTATTAATACTAAGAACCCCGAAAACATTAGGTTCAACTAGCAACGTCTTAAATATAGCCATTATCCTATGTGTGCTTTAAATTCCAAAAAATCTTTTAGTGAAATCTCTTGCCAACTTAGTACAAAGATTTCACCCACTTCAATTTGCCATCTAAGCGGATGCTTGTTGGCTATCTTTTGATATTTGTTGCCATTGCGTTCATAGACAACAAAGTAGAATTTGTTAGAGCCAATTGCCTCTGCAAAACTATTAACTTCTTCTTGATTCCATCCTGTTTTATTTCTAACCACTGAACCATCTTCAATCCATAAGTCTGAATCATACTTATCTTTTGCTGGAATCGTGTCCGTAATTGTACTTATCAATATATTTTTTCCGTTATATACAAATTTAGAACTATTCATCTTCTATTGCTTTTTCGATTAATTCACTAACTAATTTTGCAACCCCAACTGTTGCTGGCTCTTGAATAAATGTAACATTATCACCGTAAATCATTCCTTCTGGAACATTTGGGTCAATAATGTAAATCTTTGAGCTCCTTTTAACTGACCTTGGTAAGTCTGCTATTGGATATACACCTAAAGATGTTCCAATTATAATAAAGATGTCTGCATGTCTTGTTAAGGACTTGGCCTTCTGAAAATCCAATATACCATCACCAAAGAATACAATATGTGGTCTAAGCTGTATTCCATGCTCATTTACATCACCAAGGTTTATGTCATTATATCCAATTTTAATAACCTCATCAACAGGTGATGACTTAGTTTCATACATACAGCTTCTAGCCTTTGTAAGCTCTCCGTGAACATGTAGAATATTGCTTGAGCCAGCTCTCTCATGCAGGTCATCGACATTTTGTGTAATAATATTGACATCATAGTAATCCTCAAGAGATACAAGGTCAATATGAGCCTGATTTGGCTCAACATCTGCAAGCTTTTTTCTTCTCTCGTTGTAGAAGTTCAATACAACCTCTCTGTTCGTGTTGTAAGCTGCTGTTGTGCAAACTTCCTTGATGTCATAGTTGTTCCAGAGACTATTTTCACCATCTCTGAAAGTCTCTATTCCAGATTCCTTGGAAATACCAGCTCCAGTTAAAATAACTATTCTTTTCATCTAATTTAGATAAACTTTATTTGCATTGTATCTTCATTGTAAATGAAGTCTTCAATGCTGTTAATATTGATTCCATCAATGTAATTCCTTCTGCTTGACCAACCACCTTCCCATCTGGTTCCACAACTAATATTAGCACAATAATATTTTTTGTTTATCAAGAAATATAATTTACAACTGAAGCCCCCGTCAGGAAGGTCATCACCATATGCCTCCTCTATTTGGTCATTACAGTCACGATGAATAAATTCCTCAATATATTTATATGGGTTATCAGCCAGCACTGCTTCATCATCATAATACTCAGTATTAACAACTTTTATTTCTTGCTTTTTTGGAGCCTTTGTATTCATGGCTATATTAACCCATGAGCTTCTTATTTCTTCTTGAATTCCATCATCAAGCGAGTCAATACCACAACCTCTTCTTCCGTTTAAATCGTTGATGATTTTATCAACAATCAATTCTGCAGTTTCTTTATCCATGTTTTTCTTTTTAACAATTTATATTCCCTGGTCACCATCTTCATATACAAGGGTGTAAGTATCTCCAGATTTTTTAACACCAATAAATGTAGCACCCCTTTCAAAATCAGCATTTTTATCATACGTATCGAAGTATGGAAATTCAATTTCTCCAAGATTCAATAATGTTACAATCCTCTTAGGTAGCTTATTACCTTTCAATTTGTTTATATACTCCAAATCTTCATAGTGTGAGAATTTTTCACCAGATAATTCTGTATAGGTATAAATACCGTAGTGCATGAAGTAAATAACATCAAGCTCACTGGTTGCATTAAAGACTTTCTTAGCGGCCTCTATAGCTTGTGTCTCAAATTCATTACCACTCTTGTTCTCAAAATATTCGAGTATATTGTATGAACGAACATCTTTTAAGACTGGGACACCGAATTGATAAAGGGTGTATGTATCATTTGCAATTTCAGCTTTTCTTTGCTTTTCTTGCCTGATTCGCTCTTCTTTCTCTTTTTTAGTAACAGAATCAGCCAATTCTTTATTGACGTGAAATTTACGAAAACTTTCATAATGCTTAAGAACTGATTCACTACATTTAATCACAACACCAGTTAAATCATAAAAATTAGTAATATCATAAGCAGAGTTATTTTGAAATTGAACAGTTTCAACTCCTAAGTCCTTTAAGAATTTAACTTTAGCCTTTGGCTTATTGTTAAATGAATTCATCAATGTAAAAGTCTTCTTATTCGGCTTGTAAATACCATTGATGGTAAACATTTTAATGAAAAAATCTAAATCCACTTCTCTTGTTTGAGGATTAATATCATAATCTCTTGAGATTGAATACTGAGATTTCTTCTTGGTATATTTACTCAACTCTTTTGGAGTAACTGAATCAAGCCAGAAATAATAAGTTTCTTCCCACTTTCCAAAAACATCTTCAATAGCATAATCCTCAAAAACTAAATCTTCTGCATTTTTTAAGAACTCTAGCAAGACATAGTAACCCTTAACAACAATAGAACGCTGTGTTAATTTCCCATTTTCTATTTTTTCTTGCGTATATAAATTTAAAACTCTATTAGTAAATCCATGATATTCAAGATAAACTGAAAATTCATCTAATTGATATGGTTGCTTTTCACTATCACCTCTTTCCCTAAAAGTGCCACTATTGAAAAAGATGTAAAAAGTATAATCTCCAATGTTAAATTTTTTTGTCAGCTTAGTATTCTTTCCAACGTATTTATTTATCATGAATTTATGATTAAATATCATTTTTTCAGAAATATCTCTGTCATTTGTTTTACCAAAAATACCCCAGTCTTCAGGAATATTAATAGCCCTGCAGTCATGAACTTCGTAAAACGGGTTAAAGTTAGGTTTCCTTCTATCGTAATAATTATCATTTTCTTTATGACTATAGGAAGCCCAAATATTCATATATGGCAAATCATTTGGATTTAGCCAAAAATCTTGATGGAAATTTTCTATAAACTCTTGTGAACTCATCTCTTATGCTTTTATTTCTTTTTTAATATCCAATATGAAGTCACTCAGCCCCTTGTCTGAGTACATTCCAACATCAATTCTGTGACTTAACTCTCTGGAGAGTTTGAATCTCTCTACTTCAATTCCGAAGTGTCCAAATAAACCGTCAAAATATTCTCTATACTCAGCATCATTCTCGTGAATAGACTTGATGTAAATTCCATCCTGGTCGAAGAATGCTTCATAGTAAGGGACGCTTATGATAAATATTTTTTTGCTCATCTTTCTCTCTTTTCTTTTATAATTTCCACCTATTACCTCTGTAACAACGCCATAAACAGCTTTTGTCCATCCATTGACATATCCACTGTTGTTTGAAATCTGGCACCCACGAGATTCATTCTTTGCTGTAACCAAGTGTGTGTACCAATTCCCCTTTACCTTACAGTAGACAATATCTCCAACCTCAGCCTTATCCCAAGTTATTGGTTCAAGAACATGGTCTTGGCCAGACTTAATTAGAGGCATCATGGAGTTTCCCTTCTCGCTTGTGATAAAGGATTCTCCACGCTGTAATCTCTCTAATTTAAAGTTTCTACCCACTGTCTTTATTCAACCATTTTTATAAGTCCCTCAACAACAGCAAATGCACCATTGTAAAATTCGCTTGAAGTTATGTCTATACCATTGTCAGCAAGCAGGTCCTTAGGTCTCTTGGAGCCACCAGCTCTCAAGATATTCTTGTACATCTCAACAAACTCCTCCTTGTTCTCAGAATCCTTGTACATCTGGTATAAGTTGAAGCTTAGGATGTTTCCGAAGCTGTATGCATAGCAGTAGAACTTCGTATGGAAGATGTGAGGAATGATGCTCCAACCATACTTAACGTATTCTGGAAGCTCCATGTCTGGTCCGTAGTACTCCTGACTCTTTCTAAACCAAATCTCGTTGAAGTCATCATAAGACAACTCCTCGCCATCAAGTGTTCTCTGGTGACATTCTCTCTCGAAGTCAACGTACATAACCTGACGGAACATTGTAGAGAAAATATCGTCCAAGTTTTTCATGATGAAATAATTTCTCTCATTATCACCAATATTCTTCATGATTTCTTCAAATACAAAAGTTTCATTAAAGATGCTGGCTGTTTCAGCCAGTGAAAGCGGAGAATGGTATACAGAGTATGGCTGAACCTGTGATAGCCACCCGTGGATTGCGTGACCAAGCTCATGAGCCAATGTCATAACTGACTGAAAGTCTGGCGTGTGATTAAGCATCACAAAAGAATCCTTATTCTTATTGTATGAAGCATATGCTCCACCCATCTTGCCCTTAGATGGGAATACGGATACTCTTCCATCTTCGAAAATCTCTTTTGAGTAATTGTAGAAGTCTTCATCAAACTTCTTTACACAATTCATGTACAATTCATAACCTTCCTCAAAAGTCATTTCGTCATCCAGATTTTCAACTGGAATTGGTGCCAAGAAGTCATGGAACTCAACCTTATCCTTACCAAGCATCTTAGCCTTATTCTTTAGGTGTTTGTGAAACAGGTGATAGTTTGACTTCACCATCTCAAGTAGCTTGTCAACCACCTCTTCATCCATTTCTTCAGATAGGTTTCTGGTGTGCATTACACCCTCATAGCCTCTTAACTTAATTCCACATACATTACCCTTACACACTGACTTATAGATGTTTCCTAGAACAATCTGGTGTTCTCCATATTTCTCATGCAGAGCCTTGTGAGATTCTTTTCTTAATTCTTCATCTTTCGACATTCGGTCTGCATAAACCTGAGACTTAGTTTTATTCTCACCATTAATTTCAAACTCGAATGAGTTTGTTAGCTCCGTGTAAATATCACCCAAGATTGAGGTAACTTTACCCATTTCGATAGATACCTTCTCTTCTGGCTTTGAAAGTGTATATTTCAAGTCATTTGCAAGACCAATGATGTAATTCTTAATAGGAGCATAAGATTCAAGACCACTTCTATCCATTAGCTTATCATACCCTACTTCCTTAAGTTCTTCAGTTATAAAGAGTGTTTTTGATGAGTTCTCGGCCCAAAGATTGTGCAATTCACCCATTTTCTTAAGAACATCTTGGTCCTGTGTGTTAAGCGTATTGAGGTAAGAGAAGTAGTAGTGAGCCTTCAGCATATTCTGATTTAGTGAGTCAGACTCTTCAAGAAACTGAAGAAAATCCTCATCTGATAGAGAGGCTATTTTTCCCTCATATTTTGCTATGAATTCATCAAGCTGCTTACTATCTGCATCAATTCCTTCTTTAATTCTTGAATCCTCGATTGAGGAGAAGTAATGCTTCTCCAGGTCCCACTCTGTTTTAATTGTCTCTATCATATTTAACTCTTTTTCGTCTTGGCAAATTTAATTCAAATTTTCGATTAAAAAAAATTGCTTGGCCTATTTTTTTGACTTAAATTTGCAATACTTATTTTTTAGACATGAGTGAACAAAGACAAGAGAAAATAACTGGTATAGTTGAGAGGATAATTTTCCAAAACAAGGGAAATGGATGTCATATTTTAAGCATCGAATTACCGAATAAGAATGAAAATGTTGTTGTCAAGACTTTCCATCCAATTATACACGAGGGTTTAACATATGAATTCGCTGGTGACTGGTCTACACACCCACAGTATGGAAAACAAATGTTTGCTAAGTCTGTTTACGAGGTCCCGCCTAATACAAAGGCTGGTCTAAGAGCATATTTGTCTTCAACTTTCTTTCCTGGAATTGGTCCCGTAATTGCTGGTCGTATCATTCAATACTTTAAGGATGATGTTATAAAAATCTTCAACGAAGATATTGACCAACTTCTCCTTGTTCCTGGAATATCTCCAAAGAAACTAGAAGTAATAAAGAACTCTTGGATAGAAAATCAAGAAATAAATGATGTCATGATGTTCCTTCAGCAATTTGGAATATCAACAGTCTATGCTGCTAAGATATACAAGCACTACGGAAAGGGGTGTGTTCAAAAGATAAAGGAAAATCCTTATAGCTTAGCCAGAGACATTGGTGGCATCGGATTTAAGTATGCCGACAAGGTTGCAATGGAGCTTGGGATTGACCCAAATAGCGAAATCAGAATCAGAGCCTGCATCATGCACATTTTGGAGAATGGTAGTCTTGATGGTCACTGCTACCTTCTTGATGACCAGATAACCATTGCATCAACTGAGCTTCTTGGTGTTGACATTAGAAATAGGGTAGACCTAATTCTAAAGTACATGGTTCAGGATGGAGAAATAATGGTTCAAATGGTTGATGAGCAGCCAAACAGATACTACTCTAAGAAAATTTACTACAATGAGAATCATTGCGCAAACATCATAGGAAGATTATTACTAGAGGACTTAGACGTTGTTGTAGATGAAGATTCAATACTTAAGGGATATAGAGGTGTTGAACTTAGCGAGGAACAAAAGAGGGGGGTTATGGGAGTAATCACAAGAGGTGTCAGCATCTTAACTGGTGGACCAGGTACAGGTAAGTCAACCATGACAAAAGCCATCGTTAAGGCCTTGACAAACCTACAGCTTGACATAGCTCTTGCTGCACCAACTGGTCGTGCATCTCAAAGAATGACAGAAGTTATTGGACTTCAGGCCATGACTGTCCACAAGCTTCTTGGTTGGGACCCAATCAATGGTGGATTTGTACACAATGAAAGAAATCCTCTGGATTGTAATTTTCTAATTATAGATGAAAGTTCCATGCTTGACATCAATCTAGCGAGCTCAATTCTTAGAGCCATTCCAGATGGTTGTCAAGTGTTATTCATCGGTGACGTTGACCAGCTTCCTCCAGTTGGGCCTGGAAGCTTCTTCAAGGATATGATTGATAGTGGTGTTGTTCCCACTTATAAGCTTACTCAAATATTCCGTCAAGGTAAGGAGTCAAACATAATCACATATGCACACAACATTAATCACGGTGAGCATCCGAATATAGAATCTCCAATTGTTGAACCAGGGATTTGGAAAGATGGAACAGACTGTATGTTCATAGATTCTGGTGTTGGCGAATATGGGAAAGACCCAGGCCAATACCCACACTGGAGCTCTTTGAGATATAAGATGGATGTTGTTGAGATGACTAAGCAACTCTACATAAACATCATAAAAAAATATAAACAGACTGATGACATTCAAATACTTATTCCAATGAGAATTGGAGAACTTGGAACTATACGAATAAATGAAATAATCCAAGAAGCGGTAAATCCTTTTTCACCTCACAAAGGTCAGATTACTATAAAAGATAGAGTTTTCAGACAGGGTGATAAAGTTATTCACACAATAAATAACTATGAGATTGAGGTTTTCAATGGAGACATCGGCTGGATTCAAAAGATTGATGAGACAGCTGGAACTGCAGAAATAAAATTTGGAGATGAGAGAGTGGTTAAGTATAAGAAAGTTGACTTACTTGAACTGGAGCTTGCGTATGCTATAACCATTCACAAGTCACAGGGTTCTGAGTTCGATTGTGCAATACTTCCAATTATGCCTCAGTACTCCAGAATGCTCTACAGAAATCTTGTATACACTGGACTTACCAGAGCAAAGAAACTAGCTATATTTGTTGGAAATAGAAATACATTTGATAGGTCAATTGACAATGTTGACCCAAGAGTTAGACAGACTTCTCTTAAGGAGCTCTTAATCAAGAATGACATCGTTAACTCATTCATTTCTTAAAAATGGAACAGGTTGATTATCAAGAAAGAATAGCTGATATTAAAAAAAGAATAGATAGGGAAAAGTATGTTCTAAACTCAAATGGATATATCTGTCACTATAATGAAATAACATGTGAATATCATTGCTATGAAAAGTATGCGCTCTACAATGCGGTTAGATTTAAAATAGCAAGCATAATCAAAAAACATGGCTATATAGACAAATAAAAAAGAGAGCTTATTGCTCTCTTTCTTTTTCTTTTAATCTGTCATATTCATTAATCTCCAAAAACTTCTCCAAAAACTGTTCTCTGGTTAACTTATTGTATTTATCAAGATTTTCATAAGAATGCGAGCCAGTTGAACTCCCTGTTTTAGAAAACCCTTCAGCATAACCCCTATCTTCCCTTCCAGTATCCCAAATCAAATAGATGTACTCATGGCGATTTAATATTCCTTCCTCAGTTAAATAATACCCTTTAAAGGTTGCATAACCTAACCTATCCCGCATAATATCAGGATTCCAAATCAGCTCAATATTCTTTTTAAAGCTTTTATTGGCCCAATTTTTACTTTCTTCCTCCCACTTAGCCTCTCTAGCATCTAATAGTTTATCAAAATCTATGTAGTGCTTTGATTCTTTGTAAAAATTCTTTTTTGTTTTCCTAGTTTCCTGGTCAACAAGCTCTGGCCAAATCTTTTGAAGCTCTTCTTCAGATTCTTTAAGAATTGCATATCCGAAATGTTTATTAACCCAATCTAAAGTTATTGGAGACTTTACAATCCTCACAAACTCCGCCTCAATAGAGGATGATACATAACATTTCTTTGAAAATGGTATCTTCTCAGCAAGAACCTCAGAATTACCCTCTCTAGTCCATAGCTGAATAACCCTTGGTTCGCTTATATCTACTATTAGATTGTAATTACAAAATTGAACCGCTTTATCATAATAAGAACACTCATGAAAATCACGAATAGTTAACATTACTTCTTTTGGTGGGTTGATATAAACGCTTTCTTTATTCATATTTTTACTTTTTGCTATTAATAAATTCAATCAGCTTAGACTTACTTATGATAATTGTATCATCCAATGAATCCTGAATTAATTTATCTGGAAGGTTGTCATGGAATTGTCCAAGACCAGTTACAAGCCAGAATGAACCCTCATCAATTGTTACCTCTCCTTTTTGTCCATTCTGAAGCTTTGTGAGACTTCCAGTCAGCTTATGTACGTTTTGGTCCAGAAAGAGCTTATCATACTCAAGACCTTCTAGTTCCTTTTCCATTATCCTTCAAAATTATTAGAATATTCAAGTAATTCTTCAGACTTTTTCTCAAGATATTCCTTCCAGTGATTTCCAGCCCTTACAGCATACTCATTAATCTTAGCGTATTGCTCCTGATTCACCTGGAGGCTTATAACTCTGAAGAATCTTGAGGGCCCATCTGTCATTCTATATGGAGCTATCATCTCCACATTAATCCTGATGTATCCACTCTTTTTAAACTCCTCATCAGCTGTAAAGTATGTAGGAACATACCCGCCAAAGTTGCTCATATATTCTTTTTCAAACTCTTCAAATTCCATCTCAAATCCCATAAGACATATTTTTAGTTAACACCAAGGTCTTCCTTCTCTCTGTCGAAGAAGTATTCTCTGGCAATTTGAGAAACATACTTATTTACATCCTTCGGCTCAAGACCAGCTTCAGCGATAATGTCAGACTCTTCCTTGATGACATCGTTAATAACAAGTCTCAAGTAATCACCAAGCTTTGCTCTATCAATGTTTCCACCGTTACCAATATTACAAGCCTGAGTTAACATCTGGTCTAATCGCCACGCAGGAGTTACCTTATTAGCAACCTCATGAATCTTATTGATTTTGTCGCTGTCAACAGCCTTCAAAGTCTTAACCTTTGTCTTTCCAGCGTGCTTCTCGCCCTTAACCTTGAATCTGTATGTATGACCCTTGAATTCAACAGTCCAAACATTACCCTCTCCAATTCCAACGTGACCGAAAGCCTTAGCAACAGGACACTCGTTCTCAACCTGAGTCATAATCTCAATCATCTGATTTTGAGCAACATCTGGCCTATTGAAGTCAACCTCAATTTCGTATGTCTCAAAGTCATGAATATTGAAGATTCTTCTATCTTCATCTACTGGGAAATCTGAGGCATCAATCCAGAATGACTGGAAGTCCTCATCTCCTGGCCTTGAAACCTTAACACCAAAAACAAACAAAGACTTTGGGATATTGGAGATTCCCATTCCTTTTTGAATAGACTCTCCAGCCCACTCACCGTAAACAGTGATTGTGTTCTCATCAAGGTCAATATTATGCTTCTTAGCGAACTCAGAAAGAGCTTGAACAAAGAAGAATTCATTTGAGTGTGCAAAGAACGCAAACCCATAGTTATCCTTCTCTGGAGTAATGATATTATCCTTAGACTGAGCCCACATTCCATGAGAATTGTTGTAAGAAACACCAGCGTTGGTTCCATGAATCTTAACAGTTCCCTTGAACTTAAGAACTGGCTTCTTGATTGATGGGTCGTACATTGCCTTACCATTCTCATCAAGACCAACGAATGCGGTGCGCTCGTTAACGGTCTTAACAATGGTTCTGAATTGCTCAGTGCTTGGGTACTTAATTATTTTCTTTACTTGTGTCATATACTATTTTCTTTTTTCTTTTTGCTTTTCAATTACTTTATTATAAGCGTATAAAATGTTGTCAGCAAAATTATAATTATGCTCACTCAATAATTCAACTATTTTATCAAAATTTTGAATTTCTTGATATGTTCCAAAATAACGTTTATAAGGCCACTTATCAATATCAATTATTTCAACATATTCAAGACATATCAAAAAAACAGAATTCCACTTATCTGTTGAAGTGATTGAAAATTTATAAAAATTTTTTTCTAAATTTAGCTCTTCATTTTTTTTACAGAAAATTAATTCTGTTGAATATTCACTCTTATAAGAAATTTCTTTAAATAAGAACTCCCCAACTAATCCAGTTGCTAAATCTATAATGTTTTGAGCTACATTACTCACATTTGCTTTTTCATCCATGGCTTCTGAATTGAATATTCTTTTCTTAGCACTTCAAGAGTATCCCAGCAATCCTCAACAGCACAGTGAGATACTTGCTTAATTATTCCAGCTCTCTGTAGGCAATCTCCAAGACCTGGAGGCTGTTCATCAACATACCAGTCAACATAAGCAGTTGTAGGGTCGAGAGTTCTATGTCTAAGTCTTACGTAGCTATCCCACTTTGGTATAAGCTCGATGAACTTCCTATCAAATGCATCAAAGTTCTTACCAGCTGGAGTAATCGTCAGAGGGGCCTGTCTATAAATGTCAGAATTAGACAATGCCGACTCAAAACTTTCATCATCTTTAAACTTCCCAAGATGAGGAATTAAAAAATCGAAGAACTCTTTTGCAAGGTCACCAAGCTCAATAATCCCATGATGTGAATCGTATTCACCTCTTTCGTTTCTCTTAAAATTTTCACGCTTTGCAAGTATGTCAAAAATCCTAGCATTAAGATTTATTGCAAACGCTCCACCTCTATATTGCTCATGGCGTATAATCTTGTTAAACTTCGGAATATCATCCCAGCTTAGAGGATTATTTGTATCCTCAATTATAGCCCCAAACTCAATAATCTGGAGCTCTTCAAGTTTCCCATCCTTTCCAGGAACCCCTGTTGTCTCGATGTCAATTACTACATATTTCATTTTGTCTCACTTTAAGAGACAAAATTATGCTATAATTACTTAATATACAAATCTTTTTTTATAATTGGCCACTGATATGCAAAATAAACTGCAAAGCATATTCTGATTAAAAGCCTAAAGATTGATTCTGGGAAGAAGTTATACATGAATGATTCAGTCCCCAGGAGAGAACCTAGGATACCTTGAACTATTGATAGAATTACAAGGTATATGAGTGTATTTAAAATAATTTTCATATAGCTAATTTTTTAATTGAACTCCTAATGCGATACCGTTTAGAAATACCAATACGAAATCTTCGCTTAGGCTTCCATTAGATGAAAAAACCTCATAATCATCAATAATGACTGATATTTTTAAATTTTCCTGTTTTAACTTAAGTCCAGGAACAATCTTTCTAGCCCTCTCAAAGGAGTTTATTAAATTATCTTCCATCTTAAATTGGTATGCTTAAATTTCATTAAGTCCATTTCCCTTGTAGAAAAGACTACCATGTTCTTTCCAATCATCCAGAACTGTTTCTGAAGCAAATTCATAGAATCCAAGTCTATCCATATATGAGTTGCTAGATGCGTTGTTTATCTTCTTAACATCTTCTGCAGTATATTCTGTTTCTTCAATTGTAACAGTTTCTTCCCCATCAAATATTTCTTGAGCCTTCTTTTTTATTTTTTCAGCTTCTTCAGGAGTAAGATACATAATGTATCCAAACAATTCCCCTTCCCAATCATTGTCTTCTGTGATTGTATATTGTTTCTTTTCCATGTTAGATAATTATTTTAAAGTCAATTTGTTTCCTTTGCATATTCACCTTTAGCACCTCCACTGTTACCTCATCTCCAAGCCTGTATGTTTCACCATTCTTCAAGTTGTTAACGCAAAAGTTTTCTGGGTCTATAAACAAAGTATTTCTCTCAAGATTTTCTTTGCTTATCATACCCTCACATCCGTTCTCAATGATTTCAACAAAGACTCCAAAATCTGGAACACTTGTGATGATTCCCTTGAACTGCTCACCAATCTTGTTCTTCAAGTACTCACATTGTTTGTACTTGATTGACTCTCTTTGTGCCTTTGCAGCTCTATTTTCCATTTCGCTGCAGTGTTCACATTGCGAGTTAAGCTTTGAAACATCTCCAGTCTTATTCTGAAGAAGACTCCAAAGAAGTCTATGAGCAATCAAGTCTGGATACCTTCTAATCGGACTTGTAAAGTGACTGTAGTGCTTGAATCCAAGACCATAGTGACCAATTATCTGTGTTGAATAAATAGCCTTCGACATAGAGCGAATTGCCAATGTAGAAATCATAGCCTCTTCACCACTACCCTGAGCCTGCTTAAGCATTTCATTAAGAGATGCCTTAGTTTGACTAATGCTTCCAGATGTATTGAATGTATATCCGAATTGCTTAACAAACAAGCTTAGTTCTTGAAGCTTCTCTTGACTTGGAAGGTCGTGTGTTCTGTATACAAATGGAACAGACTTCTTATGAGCAAATGTAGCTACATATCTGTTTGCAAGAAGCATGAACTCTTCAATAAGCTGGTGAGAATCCTCTGACTCATGAAAGAAAACATCCACAGGAGCTCCAGCCTCATCAAGAACAAAGTGTGGTTCTCTTCTATTGAAGCTAACAGCTCCATCCTTAAATCTCTGCGCTCTAATTTTTTTTGCCAAGTCATTAAGAATCAAAACAGCTTTATCTTCATTCGCATGCTTAGCAGTCCATGAACTTGTTGCCATAAATGGTATTTCATGAGCTCTACTACCTGATTCAATTATTTCCTGAGCTTGCTCATATGTAAGTCTTACATCAGAATTAATCACAGTCTTCTTGAAGCTATGTTTCTGAATCTCACCATCTTTCGAAATCTCAAAAATTACAGAGAAAGTAAGTTTATCCTCATTTGGCCTTAGCGAGCAAATTCCATTTGACAATCTTTCTGGAAGCATCGGTATGCATCGGTCCACTAAGTAAACTGATGTTGCCCTAGCAAATGCTTCTTTGTCAAGAGCACTTCCTGGCTTTATGTAGTGAGCCACATCTGCAATATGAACACCTACTTCGTAGTTACCATTTTCCAGTCTCTGAAACGATATAGCATCATCAAAATCCTTCGCTGTCTCTGGGTCAATCGTAATTGTAAGGACATCACGCATATCCCTACGCTTTAGAATTTCAGACTCAGGAATCTCAATTGGAATTGCATTTGCTTCCTTTTCAACCTCTTCAGGGAAAGAATAGTCAATACCATGCTTGAACATGATAGAGCCCATCTCAGTTTCATGTGTATTCGCCTTTCCAAGCACTTTTACAACAATCCCAGTAGGGCTTTTTTCTTTCTTATACCAACGGAGTAGTCGAACAACCACAACATCACCATTATTGGCATCCTTTATATTTTCTATTGGAACATAAAAGTCAACTGGCATACTTCCACCAGATGTTCTTACAAATGCATGCCCCTTTTCCTTATTGATTTCAATAACACCAGAGAAGTCAATTCTGACCCTCTCTACGATTCCATCTACTTTTGCTTCCTTGTATTCACCACTTTGAGAGGTAATTGTAAATGACACCTTGTCGCCATCAAGCGCTCGGTTGATGTTTTTCTTATGTACAAATATTCGCTCTTCAGACTCAGCACTTCCAAATCTTACATAGGCATTTCCATTTCTGGATAATTCAATAATTCCTTCTTTTTGTTCTTTTGTCATTTTTTTATTCTTCTTCTACTTTACCTACCAGCTCACCATTTATGATGATTTCACCATTTTCTTGCAAATAGCCTTTTCTGGATAGCAATTTCATTTCTAATGCAAATCTTCTTAAGGGTCTGTAGTCTAGGACTACACCATCAAACCTCTCAATGATTTCTTTGTTAATTATGTTAACCACAAAGCTCTCATATGGAACCTCAGTAGTATAATTGATGAAGTAATAGATGTTTGATAGGTGCTGATGGTCTATTTCACTAACAAGCTTTATATTACCCTCAAACGTGTGCCAATGTATAGGCTTTGAATATGCATAAACATAGCCCATACCTTCTGTGTAACCAACTCTTTTAATACTCATAACTTCTATTACTTAGATTTAGACATTAATTCTTCATTTTCCTTTGTCAGACTATCAACTTCAATCATTAGTGTGTACTTTTTAATTGACGCATTTGAATTGAAGTATAGAACTCAAGTATGTTTTGAAATGGAGATAACCCAGATACTTGACCGTCACCAGTCTCTACAATCATCCAAGTTCCATTTTTTTTCATTGCCACATCAATTGTAAAGAAGTTGCTATCAAGCTTTGAAGCTATTATTGATACAACATCTTTCACAAAAAAATCTGAAGGCTTAATCAGCGGCTCTTTTTGGTTGGAGTTTGGACTATTTGAAACAAGGTCTCCATTCATGAAGAATAATCTCCACTCATTCAGATTTCCATCAACATCAATATATAATTCTTCGAATTCCTTGAATACGATTCCTTCATTGAATAGACTTCCTCTATATTCTATGAACTCTTCAACCTTCTTTAAGAGGTCTTTTCCAGAGATTCCAGCTGGCATTATGAATAATTCAGGCCTTTCCTTAGCAGACTTAACAAAGTCTTTCATCAAGAAACTCTTTCCAGAGAAAGTATCAGACACATGCTGCAACATTTCTTCATTAAGCTCTGTAAGAGAGATTGAAATTGACTTTGCAGTGTGACTCTTTATCAATTCGTATGAACCAGTAAAGTAATGACAGTTAATATACTGATTAGGATTGTTTACTAGCAATGCATTATAACCTTCCTTAATAATATCAAATAGGTCTCTGTACTCAGAAGGCTTTAGCATCCAGCTTCTAAGCATGATAGTTTCCTCTTGCTCAAAAGTATTTAGATTCGTTGATAAACAGCCTCGAACAAACTTGTCGTGGTCAAAAAGAAAGCATTCAAAACCAATAAGTTTTGCTGAATTATACTCTTCCAAGTATGCATCATCTACTTTTTTAAGCCCATCTAGTTCATGACAAGGAAATAATATCTTCATGTTTAATCAATTCTTAAAATTCATTAATTATACGGAAATAATCCATTTTTGTTTCAAGAAACGATTAAATTTGCCTCTGGATGAGATGAAAACCTCTTGAATCCGTCATAGCAAAGAGACCTACTGTCTGTTCTCTTATTCAATATTTCAAGACTCATATACATGTCGCCATTCAAGTATTCCTTATCCCACTTGGTCGAAACATAGTTTCTCCTCTTAAGAATCTCTGGAACACCTTGAGTAAAATCCATATTGTTCACAATTCTGTCTGTAAGACCTGGATACTCATACATAAGAGAGTGTTCCATCTTAACTTTTTCACTTAAGTTAGGAGCGCTTCCATCGTGAGAATCCATTGTTGGGAAGTAAAGCCAATTAGGGTGCTTTGGCTCATACTCAAATGTAATAGGCTGAGAATCCATTTTTTCACTACCTTCAAAGATGCACATCAAGAAATACCAACCACTATAGTGATTCTCAAAAAAAGTAATCAACTCTTCAGATATTTCAGGACCAGTTGGCCCAAGTCTATCGACCATATTTCTTATGTCATTTGCAATAAGAACGTCATATATACCAAGATTAAATCTATCAAAGCTCTTTGAATTGAAGCTAAGAGTGCCCCTTGAGTAAATACCATGGCTTTCATCATATCCAATGTATGCCCTATTTTCAATATCCTTCAAGAAGTTATTATATCCTCTTGTATCATAGAACCATTCCTTTCTTAGCGTTCCTGGAATTGGAAGAATCATTGAATTTTTCTTGCCTGATAAATTGGTTGCACTATTGCTGTAAGATAGCATGTGTCTTCCATTATCAAGAGCCATTGAAAGGATTCTTGTATTGGATAACTTAGCTGATGCAGATGTAATACACATAATTATTGATTTTAAATTGAATTAATTAAAAACTCCGTTGGGTCAAGCAACGATTCTGGCTTTTCTTCTTCATGCCTCCACCAAACAGTCTCAGTCATACCCTTGGTGTAAAGCTCAATATGAAGCATGGTCATCGGTAAGCCCTTATCATTTGCCAGAACTGTTTGAACGTATCCTATGGTGTCACCAGCGTTAATTGAGTCTCCGATATTTACGATTGGGTCCAATTCACCATAGACAACAACTCCACTGTCACCCTCAACCCATACAGCCTTGGTTTCTCTCCACCATGGAGAACCAGCGGATGGACCTGTGAAGTTTTCGATGTGCTTAACAACACCAGACTCTACAGCTATAACCTTACAATTTGGATTGCAATATATGTCAACTCCTGTATGAATGTCATGCTTTCTTACAGCACCAAAGAATCCTTGAGTATCTTTGCCTGGGATTGACTTTTTAACAGATGGTATGGGCCATAGCCAACTCATTTGTACAGTTCTTTCATTGTTTCTTGTCTTCTAAGACTCTTTTCCTTCAGCAATTCTATTTCTTTCTTGATGGTGTTCCTTGCTCTGGATAGGTTTGACTTAGATGCTCCTTCAGATATTTCTAGGGCTTCAGATATTTCCTTGTGGCTCATCTCTTCAAATACAAACATATTGAATACCGCCTTATATCCTGGAGACAATTTTTGAATTATATCCATAACCTCGTCTGGAGATAGGTCTGCGGACTCAAGCCCATCAACCATAAAGTTGTTTTCTAAATTTAGACCAACATCCTCAGCGTTTTGAACATCTTCAAAGTAAATTCCCTTATTTCTTCTGATAACATCAATTGCTGTGTTAACAACAATTCTTCTAATCCAACCCTCAAGGCTGCCACTTTCATCAAAAGTGTCTATCTTAGAAAAAACCTTTAGATATGAGTCACTTACAACATCCATTGCGGAAGCCTTATCTGGAGAGTATCTAAGAGCTGCAGACATACTTTTACCATAGGTAAGCTCAAACAGAATTTGTTGCATCTTTCTGTCCCCTTTCTTACAACCCTCAACAATCTTTGATACGTCTCCCTTGTTCTGAATATTATATGATTTTAAACTCATATCCAAAGGTGTTAAGTTTTTTACTCAATAGGCTTTTTCTTCATCTTGGAGCGTATAACCTCACCCACAAGAAAAACGATAACGCCATATGCGAAAAAGAAGAAGTTAAGAGAAAACACAAGCAAAACAACAAGCCAGTGGCCCATCCAAGTTTTCTTGTATCTCATGTAGTAAACCACTGTAATCAATACAGCAATCGCTAAAACGATAAGCGTTGGTAATCCTGATACTATCATTGTATTTGTTTTTGATTTTAAATTTATCCTGGCATCACGTCCCTACCTGAACCATGTCCAGATGGACTAGAGCTTATTTTCTGACCACTACTAGCTGATGGAGCTGAAATGTTTTCAGATATTTTCTCAAAAAGAACTCCCATCATCTCCATCTTTGATAGCAATTCAGTGAAGTCTGTAAGGAAATCTACCTCCTCTTGAGACGCATCAGCAAAGCCTTCATCATATTCAGCATTTCCAGATGACTCCCCTTTGCCCTTCTCAAGCTTTCTTTTTCTAGCCTTAATGAGGTCAAATATAATCTTAAACTCTTTTCTAAGAGCATCTTCAGGTTCCTCAGGCTCTTTTGTGATAATCAGCTCTTGAACATTTACTGGTTGTGAAGGGTCAAAATCTTGAATTAACTTCTTGAAGTTTCTCATCACATTTTTTCGGATGGTATTTTCCTTTGCATACTCATCCTCATCAGTTGAATTAATAATAGTTTCAGAGAGACCATCAACACCATTGATGTTAAACCCAGAGTGCATTAAAATTGCACCAAGAACCTGGAATCCGATATAGCTATTGTATTCTCCAGACTTGCTTTCAATGAAGCTTACGATGTCATTAATCTTTTTAGATAATAAATCTACAGGAATAGGTTGAACCTTATTATTCTTTCCGTAGATTTCATAGTTGCAGAAGCCGTAAATTTCACCCTGCCACTTAAGAGGCTCGTCTCCTCCATAGATTGTTTGGTTCCACCATCCCATATTAAAATACTTTTAATTTGGTAGCGAATATACAACATTTTGAATATACAGCAAAATTTTTGTTAAAATAAATCATACTCGCCATGATTAGAATGAAATATAAGCCATTCAAATCGAGTATTATACGCAATAGAAATAAAAATGTTACTTTTCTTTGGTTGGTAGGAAAAAATCTAGCTCGTAGTCAAACTCTGGTGCACCTCTCTCAAAGGCAGACTTAAGACTTAAAACTGGGTCCTTAAATAATAGCTGAATTTCATTTATGTGGATGCCAAATGGAGTGCCCTTATAGTTTGTATATAGATTATAAGGGTTTGACTTGTTCTTTTTCTTTTCTAGGCCAGTGTATTTCTCAGCCTCTTCTGTGGTGATGCAAGAACTTGACTCTGGGTTAAATGACCTTAGCCCATCCAGAAACTGTCTACATCCATCAGAATCATTAGTTTCTAAGAATTCCTCTACTTTCCTATCAACCTCATATTGAGTATAGGTTATAAGTAGCACCCCCTTCTTTGTATTAAGTTCTCTCATAAGCTTCACTTTTGCAGAAGCTCCTCGAATTTCATTTTCCAGCCTGGTTGTTGAACATCTACTGAGCTTCCATTTGAATACTGCCTTATCAAATAGTGTTCCTGAGGGTCATCATCAAAATGAATATCAACTCCAAGATTATTAATAAAGCTAAACTTGTACTTTCTATTAGTAAATACAATTTTTTCTTTTGGAAAGTCGCTTTTTAACTTTTCGATTAATTCATAAACGGCAACATGCTCATCCCCTAGCCCTTCTTGAGAATTTTCTGGACCGAACCTTCTAGTTATGACCAACACCTCAAACTCCTCAGAGTTTGCAAGGCTTCTAAACAATTCCTTGACATCTTCACCTTCTGAATTTATATCTCCAAAGAATTGGTCACTTAGTGTTCCATCAAAATCAAATGATACAGTAATTTTTTTCATTATATGCAGTATTTTTGTAAAATATATTCGTATTCGTGCTTAAGACTCCCCTCAATTAATAACATAAGCATCTTTCGCTCTGTTACATCTAATTCTATAATACTTCTCTTTCTTATAATTCTGTTTATCTGAGTTCCATAAGAATCTATCCACTTCTTATGTGACTCTAATGAATTTGTATAATTAGAATGATGTCTTCCTAAGATTCCTTTTAATTTATGTGACAATTCCTCGTGTAGGTCATAACTCTTAAGTGTACCATCAAATGTTGGAACCTTTATTCTTTTTCCACTAGATTTCATATAAACAATATAGAAAAATGAAACATAAAAATAAAATAAGCGTATAACCTAGTATGGATAAAAATAAATTCTTTTTAATGTGGGAGTCAGAATTTTATGATAAATATTCAGATTCTGAAATTTTAATTGATGAGGATTTCCGCTCAATCGCTATTGGTTTTTTCATTTCAAAGGGTTTGAATATAGAGGAATCACTCGAAATGTATCAATTTTGTATATCTAAGAAAAAATGGTAATTGATAGAAAATTAAAATTGGAGGATGTTATCGGCATACTATCCAATATAAACTTCGCACAACACTCATGTATAGACATGGGCTGGGACTTTGAAGTTCGTGAAGCAAAGGGTGTAGAAGGTGTTGAAGACCTTTTCCTTATAAGAACCTCTTTCCAGAGAAAGGATATTAACACTGGAAAATTTGACACAGGATGGGGAAGATGGCATACAACACCGATTAACACAGCCAGTGAAACCAGTATCGTAATGACTGCTTGGGTTTGTGTCAAGATGGTTGTTGAGCATGAACTATTAGAAAGCTTCGAGTATAAGGGCCTTAAAGTTTTCCACCCTCACAAGTCTCTGGATGAATTAGTATATCCAAAAACTCTTCCAAATGTCTGATTCAATTGTCTACAAAATAACAGAGCTTGGTGATTCCATAATACCTAAGGGTATAGAAACTATGGATGAGTGGCTAATCTTATTAAGTCAAGGGGAGTTAGACCAACTCCACTCCATATGCAGTAAAGAATCAACGCTTAGAAGTGATGATGAAGAATATGAAATAAGTAGATATGCTATTATCTTATACTGCAGAGAACTTGAAATTGATGAGATTTCAATTACTGATGAACTAATCAATCAACTAATAGGATATTTCTGTGTAAACGTTATCCTTGAAAATCTAAGAAGAAAAGGTATGGTAACCGCCTCACCACTTCTTCTATATAAGGATTCAAAGGTTGAATTAACTGATAAGGGTAAGGAATTCGCAGAAAAAAACAACGAGCAGGGTGAAAATTGAAACATTTTTCACTTACAAACGTATAATAATCGCTAAAATTGTAAATTGATGGCAAGTAACACTGTAAAAAATAAGATGATAATCCAGCAAATGCTTGAATCTAACACGGTTAGAGCTGGTGGAGATTTTCATTCTGATGATTTTAGCAAAGAAAGCTTTTTGCAGGAGTTCAATAAGAAGTTTAGCTTAAAGCCAAAAAATCCAGAGAATAACTCAGTTGACTTAATCGAAAATATAATTAAGACATCGACAGTTAAGGTCAGGGGGCGATTTAACGCAAAAGAGCTTAAGCAAAGTCTTTTCATTAACAAGTTATTTGAAAATTTCCAAGTAGAAAGAGTATGACTAAAAAAGAGAAACAAATCGAAATCAATATCCGATTGCTTGACACAAAGCTAATCCATGATGTATTAAAACATCTAGCTTCTGCAGAAGGAGAACAAATCCCTAATGTTGAAGATATTAACAAGATTGCAAAGCACTGCATGGAGAAAGCTTTTGAGTCTGAGGATGGATATTTCGAAATCGGTGGCTTTGAAGCCGAAGTTAAGGAAGGTGCTGTAGAAATCAGATATGTGATTGCTAAAGCAAACCCTTTCCATGAACTACTTAGCTAATATATGAGTTTCTTAAAAGACCATATCAGTGAAATAAACATCCTCTTTGACATGATTAGAATTCATGTCAAGGAGAAATTTGACATTGATATTGATGGTCTTGATGCTCTCAAAAACAAGTCCAGAAAGAAACACTTGGTTTATTTCAGACGAACTCTTATGGTCATCCTTGGTGAGACATTTATTAACAGTGAGTATACTCAAGAGGATATTTCAAGTGTTGTAGGGCTGGATAGAACATCTTTCATTCACCATAGCAAGACACACTTGAATGAATACACCAGATACAACTCTTATAAGCAAGAATACGATTTAATTCGAAACGAATTTCTTCAGAAAATAGGTAAAGATTATGCGAAGTAAAAGATTTAGACTATATTACTACGAGGATGGTGTTAAATTGACTAAGTATCCACTTATTGCGCTATTTGTGGAGAGGTCTAAAGAAAATTGGCAATCTAAGATGTTTGGTATTACCATTTTGTCTTGCATATTCATTACTGCCAGCTTCTTTGTTCTTAAATCCTTTGGAATTGAGAATGTCATCCTAGACAGTATCCATATTCTGGCTTATGTATGGTATCTTATTGCATATTTGATTTTTATAAAGAAAAATGATGCATTAATGGAGGCTAAGCTGAAGGAATTGGAGGAGCTATTTAACTCAGAATCAGGCAAAAAAGAAAAAAATTACTAAAATTTTCAATTTAATTGTAACTTTTCTTCTTTTTTTATAATATTTATAGTGGAGTCTACTACAAAAATGGTGGAGTCTAAGGTAAATATTATATTATGAGTAAAAAGGTTATATTAAATTGTGAAATTTGTGATAAAAAATTCGAAAGAGAAGAGAAGGAGCATAGAAGAAATTTAAAAAAAGGAAGAAAGACTTATTGCTCTTTAAGCTGCTCTGGAAGGGGTAATATTAAAAATATACCAGAAGAAAATATAGGCAATACTAAATATTTGAATCGTTCTGGTTCTTTAAAAGATGAGTTATCTCCATTCAAATATCATTTAAGACAATCTACTTATAGAAATCAAGAAAATAATCTAACACTTTTATATTTAAAAGAAGTGTGGGATAAGCAAAATGGAATTTGTCCATATACTGGAATTAAATTAAAAGATTGGGATTATAAACCTAAAAGCAATTCTATGTATACAGCATCTTTAGATAGAATTGACAGTAGTAAAGGGTACATTGAGGGTAATGTCCAATTTATAAGTAGAAATATTAATATGATGAAAAATAATCTATCACACGAAGAAACAGTTGAGCTTTGTAAAGCTATTTCAAAATTTTGGAAATAATTTTTAAAAATTTTGTAACATATATTGTTTTTTTTCGTATATTTAAAATATGTAAGCAGCACTTAAATGTGCAATCTTTGCAGCTGGACGAGGGCTCGCTACCCTCCATCTCCACTAAGCTTCACCCTAAGGGTGAATGCACTGGCTTCACGAGGCCGTACATCGTGCTCTCTACTTACGGGGTAGAGTTAAAACTTGGGGATGAAATGATTAGACAGGGCCATGGGATACGTTTACAGGTCAGAAATGACAAAAATACAATCAAAAGCCTTGCGGCTGCTGCTATGGCAAACGCAAGCATGAAAGAGACTTCTGCGGACATCATTGAGTTCGCTGCTGCCTAATCGGCAGAACAGTCTAACAAAACCTCCAGAGAAGCACAGTAACTGGAGGTTTTTTATTTTCATAAAGTTTCAAGATGTTAAAAACTTTTTTCATTTTTATTAAACATTTTTTGAATTTCTGCGTATAAACCGTGTGACTAAATAAAAACAACAACTAATAAATTAATCCATGAGGCAATTAAAAATTACCAAACAAATTACGAATCGTGAAGACATTTCCTTTAACAAGTATCTAACCGAGGTTGGTAGCATCGGTGATATTATCACAGCAGAGGAGGAAATTGAACTTACAAAGAGAATCAAGCAAGGTGATATTCAAGCCAGAAATAAGCTGTGCAAGGCTAACTTAAGATTCGTGATTAGTGTTGCCAAACAATACAACGGACATGCACCACTTCCAGACCTTGTTAATGAGGGAAACATTGGTCTAATCAAGGCTGCAGAGAAGTTTGATGAAACTAAGGGTTTTAAGTTCATTTCCTATGCTGTTTGGTGGATTCGTCAAGCTATTATGCAGTATTTAGCTGAGCATGGAAGAATGGTGAGATTGCCTCTAAATAAAATTGGCACTGTCAATAAAGTCAAGCAAGCTGTATCAGACCTTGAGCAAGTACTGGAGAGACAACCAAGCATTGATGAAATTTCTGAGTACCTTACTTCTAAGGAATATGATAAAGGCTCAAGAGGAGATGCCACTAAGTTCAAAGAAGATAAGTTAGCTGAATTATTAATGAGCTCATCAAAGGTAGCATCACTTGATGCACCGATGACCACTGATAACGAAGCTGGCTCGCTCATTGATGTGCTTCCAGGTCATTCTGAATTTGAAGCAAATCACTTAATGGATGGCAAGGACCTACAAGTAGAAATGAAACGAGTAATCAGCACTCTTAAGCAGAGAGAGCAGGATGTTCTAATTTATTATTTTGGTCTGTTTGGAAATCCACAAATGAGTCTTGAAGAAATAGGACTTAGATTTGAATTGACAAGAGAGAGAGTGAGACAAATCAAGGAACAAGCAATCAGAAGATTGAAAGGGCGAAGTCGAAAAATGAGACTTATCGAATACAGATAATTATGAAGATAGGATTAGATATTCATGGAGTTTGTGATACAAACCCAGAGTTTTTTAAGGAAATGTCAAGACTCTTTGTTGAGGCTGGGCATGAAGTTCACATCTTAACAGGAATGCGTGTATCAGACGGTGCTCTTGATGAGATTAAGGAGCTTGGAATTAGTTACACACACTTCTTTTCTATTGCAGATTACCATGAACAGTCTGGAACAGCTATAAGTAATGACAGCAATGGTAATCCTTGGATGGATAATGAAGCTTGGGACCGAACAAAAGGCGACTATTGTGAAAAACACAAGATTGACTTCTGTATTGATGATACAGAAAGATATGGTGACCATTTCACAACCCCTTTCGCCTTTATCAAAATAAAAATGCCATGAGTACACTTTGGATTGTAGCACTCGTAGTCTGGGGAATAGGATTAGCCTTTGTAGTTTATTCAATCATTACTGCAGAACCTTATCCAGAAGAATTTGAACGGGCGGATAATGAGAAAATGCTTAAAGAATTCAATGAACACAAAAAAAGGGACAATTAATTGTCCCTTTTTATATGAAGTGCACCTTCTTGTACATATTCTATCGGAACTCCCATTAAAGTATCAGGATTCCCTTCAAACACAAATTTATTTAATCCAGCAAACTTGTTGTTTATTATGTCAACATACTTCTGTGGAAGTTGGAAGTCAGCTTTCTTGTAGTTAACTCCACCTTCTTTGATTTTATGCATGAACTTATAGTTGTACACACCATCATTCTCAAAGGTATTTTGCTTAAGTTGACTCAAGTCATACACCTTTCTTGGTTCTCCGATGAAATCATGTATATCATCAAGAACAGCTTGTGTGTTATTGGTTAGGTCATGGTATCTAACTATCATAATCCTCTTGTGATAGCCCATTTCAATAGCATCAATTAGCATCTCCACAACAGAATCAACAAGACCTCCATTAATGTATGTACCAATTCTTCTATCAAGAGTTGAGAATGCGGCTGGAACAGCTTGCTCATCTGTATTTTCTAATAATATTGTTTTTTGATACCTTGACTCAATACTACTAATAACTTCAACTGGGTCTCTATAGCACCAAATAATTTTTGTATTTTCATTTTGTAAAACTTCGTCAATAAGTGATAAATTAATTGGCCAAGACCTATTTTTATCAAATACAACATTTTTATCTTCAAAAAAACCATTAACAAAACCATTTAGACCCCTTTGAAAATCGTTCATAAGTTTAAGCCTATTTTGAGCTTTCCAGGTAACATTGTGAGAGAAATTAGCTCTTATGCTTTTAACTATGTCTATTACACCAGAAGTTGGAGTTACATGAAAATCCTCGTTCATGTTTAATATGTTGCAGAGCAATGTGGACCCCGCTCTTGGCATTCCTGCTATTGTGTGAAACTTTTTCATACACAAAAATATGAAAATTATAATTTAATGTAAAGAAAAATATATAATAATCTACCTTGATTTTGTTACACAAATCCATTACTTTTTGAATAAAAATTGAATAATGAGAAAGGAAGATTTTAAAGAATTGCTTACAGACCTATACTCTGCTTATAACCCAGATTTTATTAAGTATGTACCTCAGCTTGTTGAAAAATATAGCAGGCTTGAATTTGATGCGATACAGAATATCCTGATTAAGTATAACCACGAATCCTACGCTCACTATGACCCAACTAAGGCCACGGATGAATACGTTCATTCCCTTATAAAGGACTACAGCGAGGGAAATCGTTCTCTTAAGGATTTCACCATAGAAATGCACATTAAGAGAAACCAGGAACAAGAAGCTACAAAGACAAAGGAAGAGAAGGAACTTGAGGAAGAAGCAAGAAAAAAGACTCAAGAAGAACTTTCTGGAATTAAACACAAACTATCTGATACTGAAAAGAAAATAGAAAATGCTCAGAAACTTCTTGATACCAGACTGGAGAAGCTTATGGAACAACTTAAGACCACTGAGAAAATGGCTAATAAATCCTCGTATGATGATGTTGAAATCTCCATTAAGTCAAACTATACAGACTCAGAGCTTGTTCTTCCAAATAAGGAAGTTCTTGCTGGCCTTGGTAAGGGAACAAGACTTATTGTTAACGATGTGAATGGTAGAATGATTGGTCTTGTCGTTGAGGAAATCCTTTATGACTGCATATCACACCCAATGGGTACTCCTATTGTAGAAATAATAATATCCAGAGGATAATGGCTGATAAAAAAGAATATGTTGAGGTTGAGGGCATCAAGTGTGAAGTGAAGGACCCATCAAGAAGAGCAACTGTCTTATATTATCAAGAGAGCCTTAGAAATGGTATTTCAGACTACGAGAGGTCTGTCAGCTCATGGACTGCTGCCAAAGAGGGCTACAGAAGCATCTTATTGCTAAATGTTATATTAGCACCATTTGTTCTTGGATGGCTTCAGAGGCCTGAAGACCCAGATGAATATCGTGTTATAAAGGGTCTTATGACTCTTGATGAATTGAATAAGAAAAGAAAGAAGGACTCCAAACCAAAGGCTGAAGAGCCTAAGAAACAGGAAAAGGAAACAAAAAAGACCGCCACTAAGACGGTCTCTAAAAAATCTACCAAGAAGAAATAGTTACTTATTTTGAGATCTGCTTGCCATGTGATTGTTTAGCTCCTTTACAGCCTCATCATCACTATTTGCTTCTACAGAGAATGTTGGCTGCTTATTCGTAAAGTTATCCAATAAATTAGGATGAAGTCTTATGTTCTCCTCTTTGGTGAATAACATATCACCATTCTGTCCTTCGTATAAAACATATTTCATATTTCTAAAATTAGAGTTTCATTTCAACTGTTCCATCGCTGTAGCATACAAACTTTATCCCACAATAATTCTCATCAACTTCCTGGCCGATAGAATTTACAATATTTAAGACAACCTTATTTTTAACAGAATTATCAATTGAAACAATATCAGAGTATTTGAATGCTCCATTAAAATCTGTTTGCTTAAGTCTATAGTAATTTAATAAATTTGAAAAATATCTATCTATATATTCATATGAAACTATTGTATTACTATTTCCAGCCCCATTGACTTTTGTTATTTCTATCCAATTAATTCCATCTTCACTTCTCTCAACACTAAAGTATTCATTATTTATCTCTGAAGCAGTCATCCAGTGTATATTATTATTTTTTTCATATGAATATACATCAAATTCAAAAATCTCAACAGGAAGTGAACAAGCTAAACTATAACAAACATCAAGACTTGGCCTTCTAACTCCAGTGTTTAAAGCGGCAAAATATGGGTCAATATAACTACCCTCTGTTATTGATATATTAGCATCTGAAGCGTAAATTGTTGTTCCAGCTGTTCCAGTACCAGGAACATATAGATGTCTATTTTCAACTAAGTTATTAGGCCTTGTTAGATAAAAAGCCTGAATTCCTCCAGATGGAATAATTATATTCACAGTTATTGGAATAGGTGTTGGAGAAATGGTCGAAATCCCTGTTAACCCAGATGTTATATTTCCAACAAGAGTCCATGCGGAAGGGTTTGTTTCAAAACCTACAAATGTTCCTGCCTTAGTATAAATTCTATATCCAGAAGTACCTTGAAATCTTGACTCAAAACTATTAATAACTAATGGGCATGTTGAATTATTTATTATATTGACCATATATCCTGCCCAATAATTAGTCCATAAGGGGTAACCACTTGAAATGTAAGAACTCCCACAAGCAGTAGTTTTTAACATTAAAGCATTAGATGAATCTTTTGCTAGTAATGTGTCATTCCAATCCAATTCTCCATTAGTATGTAGTGTGTATTGACCTACAGAAGATAATGAACATAAAAATACTAATAAAAATAATATTGTTTTCATAAAAAAAGCGTAGACATTTTTGCCTACGCTTATAAATATATGATATTTTCTTTTTTAATCAGACCATGTGATTTTCAAACTCCTTTACAATACCACCTTCCTTTTTGCTAAGGTCCCAGTACATCTCAATGAAGTCAATAACTTTCTGAGGGTCAACATTCTTGTGGAATGCGATGTTTGGACCATGGTTCTCAAGGTGAACTGCATATATTCCGTCAATTCCAATACTGGTCATTCCAGTTGCTGTATTGATTCCACACTCGTTTGAACCACACTCGAAAGGCTTCTGTTCACGAATATTGAATGGGACATATTGAATATCTGTTCTTATAGGACAATGGAAGTGTACAATAGAATGTGCATTATCTCCTAGTTCATCATAAATCATTTGCTGAGTGTGTTCTCCAACTGATGGTTTACCACCTTCTGCAGTGATGATTCCATCTTTTCTGTAAATCTTTGCAACACCATCTTTAAAGATGTTGTTGTGATTAACTTTTCTAATTGATGAAACCCTCTCAAACGGCATGTCTTCAACTTTGCACCCAAAGTGACCTGATGTTTTTCCTCGGAATGGCTTGAATGCTTCATTTACAATAAGATACTTCATGACCTCAACAAAGTTGCTTGGAATATTTCCACCGTTAGCAAGTTCATTAAGATTTGCAGGCTCACCTTCAATAAGCTCAGTTCTATTGAACGTAAGCTCAAGTCTTGACATAATCATCTCCGATAGAGTTGACAACGCCTCTTTTCTTGTAACTTCTTCATATGGGAATTCCTCAGGAGTAATAACCATATTGATTCCATCTTTGATGTCATTTGCAAAGACAAGATTTGAACTATTCTTCTTAAGACTCTCAAGTCCTCGTCTGTAGGTTTCATCCCTACCGACTCCAGATGTAGTCTTAAAGGACACAAGAAACACATCCTTTCTTGTCTTTCTAATTTTAGAGACAATCTTATCAGACGGTTTGATGTCAAGGGCATAGCACTCAGAAGAACTAAGTCTAGCCTGGTCCTTACCAAAATTGAACACTGGGTTATCTACCAATCCAGTATCAACAATTGTTGCAATTGACGATGGCTCAAAGTCACATACAGCCGCTGCCATGATGATGCATCTCGTATCCTCAAGAGAAAGAAGGAAATCTACCAACTTAGATAGGTCATCATTCGTTTCAAGGTTTTTCAATCCTGCTTGAGAATAGATTGACTTGTATTGCTGATAGCAAGAGTAGTCGTCAGCAATTCCCTCGGCCATCTTTGTAGGAAGTACATGAACTTCATACTTTCCAATCAAACCCTTATCTAGGATTTCTCCAGACAATAATTCAGAAAGCTCATCCCCTACCTTACCATAGGCTGGTGCGCATAGAGAGAAGTGAGGCGAAACATGAACCATCGTTCCACCTGTAATTACATATATCTTCTTCATGGTTGCTCCACTTTTGTAGTGTTATTCTTCACAATACCGATTAAAAGCTGATTGTACATCTCTAGCTCCTCGTTTTTCTTTGAGAGCTTTGAATTCGCCTGAATTAGAGAGTCAATCTTTCTATCTCTTACCTCAATAGCCTTAACTCTTAGGTCTCTGAATTCAGTCTTTGAGAATAGGGTATCACCCACTGAGTGCTTATAGTTTGTAAGGTAATAAGTTTCACCCTTGTAGGTTTTCAACTTTACCTCATACTTGTAGCAGTCCTCACAGTCATCAGGAATGTCATTGTTATTGACTTGCTCTACAACAACTGCATCACTCATTTCAGATGCCTCACACGATGTGAGAAAAACAATAGCCAGGGCTATAAAAATAAAATTAAACTTCTTCATGCTCCTTAATTTTGTGTATATTAGTTTTAATCCACTTGTCAAGCTCTTTCCAACCTGTAATTCCAAACTCCTTTGTGAAATCAACAAAACCAGCTTCTTGAATGAATTTCCTAAGAATCATCTCAGCGTAAATTTGAGACTCACTAGGTCTTACGCCAGCTTCAGTATCATATCTTTTAACTGGTTCCTCATCAAAGAAAACGACACCAGCCTTATTCTCAATCGTACTGAATATTGGAAGCTCAATTTCCTGAATTACGTTACGTTCAATAACCAGGTCAGGATTTCTATGAGCATTATGCTTTGGAGGCAAGCTTGCAAGCTCTTCTGCAGTGAATGGCCTTGATGTTCTAACCCTCTTGACATAAGTTCCACGCTTGTACTGAGTTTCAAGCTCATTCCAGTTTATGCCTTTTTCAAGCATCATCTTATCTTGCATTTGGCCTCCATTCAAATTTTGAAGCTCTGAGTGAGAAAACAAGCTTTGAGCCAACATTGAAATACTATTCTTTGTGGCATCATTTTCCCTCCAAAGCAACTGGATTGCAGCATCGTGAAGTGTTGGAGTCTGATAGATTCTAGCATCAAATACTGCGTTCTTGTTGTGATTTGGAAGAAGCTCCTTTCTTCTATCATTGAAGAAATTTACACACTTCGCTGGCAACTTTGATAGAATTTTTTGTTTCTTTCCATCATTGTAAATTGCACTCTTTCTATCTGGAGAGTAAAGGATGAGCGTAATCTCATCACTTTGAGTGTACCCGATTACAGCGTTTGTTTCCTCAACCAAGAACTTTGTTGTTTCAACCATAAGCTGTGTCAGCTTCTTGTCAAATGGTCTACGCAAGCCCTTTGTCCAATTGTGGAAATTATTTCCGTCAAGTCGAATGATTACAGGTAGAGTTGGAATCATGACTTCTGGTGAGAAATTCTTCTCAAGCCATTTACACCAGTCTCCTAAGTTTTCAAATTCCATGATTAACCAACGTTTTCAGTTTCTTTCTTGCTGTTGTCATTCTCTGGAGTGTTGACAACTTTTGATGCTACCTCAGATGAGATAAGAGAGTCAACAATTCCAGCACCAGTTGGTGAGTGTTGCATGAAGATAACATTCTTGTTATCCTTTGCCATTTCACGCATTGTGTCAAAGTATTGTGTAATTTCTACGAATCGCATAACAGTTTCCTGCTTGATTCCAGTGTTCTTAGAGAACGCCTCGATTGATTTTTCAAAACCTTTAATAATAGCGTCTCGTTGGTCAGCCGTACCTTGACCTTGAAGTTTCTTAGACTCCGCCTCTGCCTCTGCCTCTTTAATTTTACGAATTTTTAATGCTTCACCTTCTTCTTCAGCGGCTTTACGGTCTCTAGCTGCAGCATTAATTCGGTTCATTGCATCCTTAACTCCACCATCAGGAGCGATGTCAACAACCAGGGCATTTTGGATTACGTATCCATATTTTTCAATTGCATCTGACAACTGTGCCTTAACAGCATTCTCAATGTCCATCTTATTTTCGTACACCTGGTCAAGATTATTCTTTGGAACCTCTGCACGAACCTCATTAAATACGTATGATTGAATTTGTTGCTGAAAATCAGACAACTCATATACAGCATTCTGAATTGACTCATCATTGTCTTTAACGTAATATTGAATTGCGACCTTAATGTGTACAGAAACTTTATCTTGTGTGATTGTTTCCACATTAACATTTAACTCATCAATACGAAGACTTTGGGTGTATGCCACTCGGTCAATGAAAGGCACTTTGAAACTTAGTCCTGAGCGTCTGATGCCTACAAATTTACCAAACCTTTCGATTACTTTTACCTCCTTTTGCGTTGTTACTACAAATGATGAGATTAGAGCAAATAGTGATACAAGTCCTAAGATAGACAGACCAATAATGCCTACAATTTCTGATGCTGAAATTTCCATTTTTCTACGATTTTTTAAAGTTATTCAGCTCTTATACGTAAAAAATGAAAATATGTTACAAATACCCATCTCAGGGGCGGTCTTTCCCTGCGGTCACCACCTTATATCCACTATGAGCTTGGTCCCTCAGGGATGCTATCACTACTCTACCTGATAGACTGGTGCTTTGGTTTTACAAAGTTCAGCTTATGTTATTCTCCTGTGTTTGTTTCTTTATCGCCACTCGTGCACCCTGGGCTTAGGAACGCTGGTAACCCATAAGCAGGTCCATTTTTTATAAAGGTTTAAGATTATGTTGCTTTCTTACCTTATTAATTATTTCATAAGTATTCAAATTCCAAATGTATAATTCTTTACCTCTGGTTATTATTATGTCTCCAAATCCATCCATTTCAACATCAGCACCCTTCTTAATAACAATTCCTTTGGCAATTTTTATATCTTTCAATACTTTCATGTTAGTTATGTTAATGGAATCTCTCTCCTTGGTCTCTTTACAAAATTCTTAATCATCGGCACTCCAACTTGAACTGCGTCAAAAAACGTATCCTTCTCTTCAATGACAGGAATCACGATGTTATTATAAATTGATGCCTGCGCATTGAAGAACCAATAAATACTGCTAAGAGGTGAAATAAACGCATCCTTTCTCTTCTCCATAGGAAACATGTGATAATCTCCAAACTCACCTTCTGCAGAAGGTATAACCTTTGTTTGAATGTGACTTTTCTTATGATTTGGTTGACTCCAAACGTGTTCACAAATCGCCTTATACTCCTTGAAGCATTCCATAAAAGAAATAAGACTACATGTTCCATAAAACCCGCCTTGCTTACTTATCTTGGCAATATTTTCAAGAGCCAGATAGTGTGATAGGTTTTCATCAGTCTCCGTACCAAATCCAACACAACCAAGCATCTTAACTGGCACATCCACATTTTTAACCGCAGCAAGACTTAATGAATCTTCCATCATTGTGCCACTTCCTTCTTCATCACCAACCATTATTGAGTCAACACCACCATCAACTAGAATTATGGCATCAATATCTATGTGCTTAACAAGAGTGTCTAGGGAAGAAGTGTACTCCGCCACACTTTGGTCCCTTCTAAATGTCCAAACTGGAACTTCCAAACCCTTAACATCCTTGAAGTAGCTCGATAGATACATCTCTGGGAAAAATTCAGAAGCCTGTCTAATATTACCTGTAACTCCCACACACCCACTAGACATTGGAATAACCTCTGAGTGATTGTTTACAGCATCCCACTGAACATGTGTGTAGCTACCAAGATGCAACTTCAATCCCATCTTCTGGAGTGTTAGATATATTGGGAGTCCTGCAAATACATCGAAGCCTCCACCCATACCTAGAATTAGGATGTTCTTACAATTCTTAAGGTTCATTATAACTGGAAATGGCAAATTGAGCATATCTTAAATAAATTTCTTACATTTGTAAAAGTAAAAAAAAATAGTCAAAATTTAAACAAAAAATTTTGATTTACGTATAATACTCGTTAAACAAAAAAATATGAATGAACAGCAAGAGCCTGGAATAAGAAACTTAGATAAATTTGCAGTCAACCTAACAGCAAAAGCTAAGAATGGTCGAATCGACCCAATTATAGGCCGTGAGGATGAGATTAGGCGAGTTCTTCAAATAATCTCAAGAAGGACAAAAAATAATCCAATCATCGTTGGTGAACCAGGTGTTGGTAAGACAGCTATTGTTGAGGGTATCGCCCAGAGAATAGTTAGAGGTGATATTCCAGAAAATCTTAAGGACATCGAAATATATGAACTTGACTTTACAGCTCTAATTGCTGGCGCTTCATATAAGGGTGAGTTCGAAGAGAGGCTTAAGGGAGTTGTGGAAGAAGTAATTGCATCAGCTGGGAGGGTTGTCCTATTTATTGATGAGATTCATATCTTGGTTGGAGCTGGTGGTGGTCAAGGGGCAATGGATGCTGCTAATATCTTAAAACCAGCTCTTGCAAGAGGTGAATTAAGAACGATTGGAGCTACAACTCTTGACGAGTATCAAAAACACTTTGAGAGTGATAAGGCACTTGTTAGAAGATTCCAAAGAGTATTTGTTGATGAACCTGGAGTTGATGAGGCAATTACCATCCTAAGAGGCATCAAGGAGAAGTTTGAAGTTCACCACAGAGTTACGATTAAGGATGATGCGCTAATTGCTGCTGCGGAACTATCCAACAGATACATTACAGACAGATGTCTTCCAGATAAGGCAATTGACCTTATGGATGAGGCTTGCTCCAAGCTTAGAATGGAATTAAACTCTGTTCCAGATGAAGTTGATGACATGAATAGAAAAATCATTCAACTTGAGATTGAGCTGCAAGCCATGAAGCGTGAGAAGAATGTGGTAAAAATCAAAGAGGTAGAAGCTGAAATCAAGGTCAAGAAAAAAGAGGCAGATGAGATAAATGCCAGATGGCAGGCTGAGAAAGCAATCATTGACGGTGCTAGTCAGGCAAAAAAAAGAGTTGAAGCCTTAAAACATAAGTTCCAGAATTTTGTCTCTAAGGCAGACAAGGATAATGAAGACTTTAAGCAGCTCTATGAAATTCAATACAATGAATTACCACAAGCAGAAAAACAAGTTGAGGAAGCTTTTGCGAAGCTACGTGAACTTGAGGCCTCTAACTCTCGAATGATGCAAGAGGAAGTTCACGCTGATGACATCGCTGAGGTTATTGCAAAGATGACTGGAATTCCAGTGTCTAAGATGACCCAAAGCGATATGGATAAACTTTTAACGCTTGAGGATGAGCTACACAATAGAATCATTGGACAGGTTGAAGCAGTTACTGTAATTTCAGATGCAATCAGAATCAATCGTGCTGGCCTTGGGAGTGAAAATAGACCAATCGGTTCATTCTTGTTTCTTGGAACAACTGGTGTCGGTAAGACAGAACTTGCAAAGGCCTTAGCTGAGTACTTGTTTAATGATGAGTCAATGGTCACAAGAATTGATATGAGTGAATACCAAGAGAAGCACTCTGCTTCAAGAATGGTCGGAGCTCCTCCAGGATATGTTGGATATGAGGAAGGCGGCCAGCTTACAGAGGCGGCAAGAAGAAAGCCATACAGTGTAATCCTATTAGATGAGATTGAGAAAGCACACCCAGATGTTCTAAATTTATTGCTGCAGGTTCTTGATGATGGTAGGCTAACTGATAATAAGGGGCGAGTTGCTGACTTCAAGAACACAATAATCATCATGACATCTAACATGGGTTCCGAATCCTTAATCTCAGGAATTCAAAGAATTGAGAATATTGAAAAGACTGGAGAGCCAGATGAATTTGGAACTCCTGCAGAAATCATGAAGAAAGCTGGAGAGTATGCTATCGAACTAATTAAGGCTAAGCTAAGACCAGAATTCATCAACAGAATCGACAAGACAATCGTATTTGATTATCTTAACAGAGATAACATACGAGAAATTGTCAAGCTTCAATTTAGAGGGCTTCAAAAGAAACTCTCAAGAAGCGGAGTAAATCTGATAGCTAGTGAAGATGCATTCTCCAAGATGACAGAAATGAGCTATGAGCCTCAATATGGAGCAAGACCAGTCAAGCGAATGATTCATGATGAGCTATTAACAAAGCTCTCTAAGGATATACTTTCTGGAAAGGTGGTAAATAATTCAACAATAGAGGTTACAGTTAACGGAGAGCAACTGGAATTCAATAATGTTGAGACAAAAGAAAAGGAGGCTGTTTAAGCCTCCTTTTTTATTTATGGTCAATCTTTTTAAAATAACTTAGAGCCGTCTTCGAAATTTCTAGTAGGCCATTGAATTTTTCCATTCTCATCTTCAACAATCATAATCATTGCTGTTGACTCAAACCCAGAAATAACAGCTGGAGCCAGGTTTGTAATGAATGGGAACTGGCATCCAACAAGGTAGTCATCACGGTCTACTTTTGCGCCAATGTTTGTTACAACAGTTCTCAAGTACTCCTCATTGAGGTCAACTGTGAGCTTAAGCATTTTCTTATTGATTCGCTCAACAAACTTGATGGTTCCGTACTTGATTTCAAGTTTCTTCTCAATCTCAAGAAACTCATCAAACTGAATCTTTTCCTTTTCTTCTTGCATATGTGTTTTTCTATTTATACGTTTCGATATTATTTTTTGTTACAAGACCTCAAATTTATAGGTATATTCATTGATTAAAAACTTAGCTTCAGGATTGCTCTTAATTATGTTTGATGCTAGGCTTAGAGTATACTGCAGGTAAGTCGGGTCACATTGAACCAATCTGATATGCTTTTCAGTTTCAGACATGCTTTCATATTCTTGGTCAACCATCTTATTTAACTCGTCAATGGTTACAACCCCATCGTAGTCATCGTAGTCTTCTCTATACATAATCAGCTCTTAAGAATCTCGCCTCTCTTCTTCAATTCAAAGAATGACTTAGAACACGCCTTAACATCATCAAGAGCATCGTGAGCGCCTTCAAATTCTTCACCGAACAGCTTAACGTGAAGCTCTGTCAACGATGGCCACTTGTAATTTCCACGGAATCCAGGCAACTTACAAAAGTTTGTACTCTCCTTCATTGTACAAACCTTTTTTGTCTGCTTCTTTGGAACCATATTAAGCCTGATAAGCTCTGCGCCTAGAACGTTAATATCAAACTGCATATTATGAGCAATCATGTAATCAGCCTTATCCAGGTCCTCAATAAACTTAGTTACAGCCTCTGCAAGTGGAATACCGAATTCCTCACATCTCTCTGTTGACATATTGTTGTCAATGAAGAACTGCTCCTTAGGTATTTCCCAACCATCAGGCTTGATTAAATAAGAACCCTCGCTTAGTAGATTCTCATTTTCATCATATAGCTGCCAACCCAGCTGCGTGATTCTTGGCCAGTTATTCAAGTCCTGAACTGGGGCGTTAAAATCCTTTGCCTTACCGTTTGTCTCTGTGTCAAAAAAAAGATACATTATTTATGTTTTAAAATTTTCCAATTAAATTTTCTTTTACATAGCCATTTTCTATGCCTGTTATATTTGAGAAATCTACTTCTCCATATTTTTTCCTATCTCTCAAGCAGTTTTCAACAACTCTCAATTTTGCGTCTTCTAAATTTTTAACTCCAGAACCAAGAGACATAGAATATGTACCATCCATTCCGCAATCCCAAGAATTTTCACCCTTTCCCCAATGAGGAATTGGTGTACTAACCCAGTTACCTTCATTGTCAGTATATCCAAATTCAAAACTGAATCTATGCCATGAGTTTGACCACCATCTACTATATTTTCTTGTGAATTTAGTATAATCAATCTTACATCTATACTTCCCTTCTGGCATTTCAATTTCTTCAACCCCATTGAACACTTCTTCTCTATCAACAGTATCTTTACCCTTTAATAACCTAACAAAGTCAAAACTACCATGTCTCCACTTAGGAATATCACTAGACCACTCATCTGGGTTTGTCCAAAACCTCCACCACATCATATAGTGGTGAAAACTTATTCCAAACTCTCTATTAGCAGTCCTAATCCAACCCTTTTCCCTTGTTCTTTGACTTCTTTTTAGCTTTTTATTTTTGTTAATTACCTCATAGTAAAGAGGGCTGTGTCCGATATATTTTCCCTGCTGGTCCAAACTTTCTCTCTCTTTATTTTCTCTTATATGAGAAGCTTCTTTATCTGAGAATTGGTTATATTCTCTAGGATATACCCACTCAGGAAACACCCCACTAAATGTTAAATAAAATGTAAAAAAGAACCAAAATTTAAAACTAACTTCACCCTCACATCCATCAACCTCAAATTCCCAGGCAAATCTTGGACTGGAGACTATATGTAACGAAATATCCTTCTCACCATCCCCAATAAACCAAACCCACCTAGAGTCTAACCAACGCTTACTTTTTTCTTCTTTTGCGTAATTTTTATATCTAATCCAGCCCATAACTTAACTTATTTGATTAAAATTTTTCCGCTATTAATGTCCTCACGAACCCTCTGAATTGCCTCACCAAGCCAGTTTAACCCATCCCAAGTACTTCTATCTTGAGCAAATGGGTTTTCTGCACCAAGACCAATTCCCCAACGCTTATCATATGGAGAAGCCTCAACTAAGCTTGTTCCGTTTGTCGCCATAAGCTCGCTAAGCATGCTTGGGTTTTGAGTGAACTTAGCAACGTTTGCATCGTATACAATATCACGACAATACTTCACCCAAACATCATCCTTGAATCCCTTCACTTTTCTTCCGATTGCCTTTTGCTCCTTAGGATTGGATGTCTCCATAACCTTCTTTGCAGAATCATAGTCATGAAACATAAGAGCCTTCTTGTACATCATGTACTGCTCGCAAGTGTTAAACTCGACTCCATCAATTATAAATTTAGAAGGTGCCCACTGACTAAATGTCCCTCCCCAGAAGAACGTAAACTTTTCTTTTTCCATTTTTAAATCTTTTTAGGACCATCAAGGTCAATTATTAAATTTCGAAGCCTACTATTTTCTTTTTCAACTTCCTTTAGTTTCTTGTTAGATTCTAGGTATGCATTTATTCTCTCCACATTTTCTGGAGTATTCTCTGCAAGAGCCCACCCATAGTTTGTTCTATACCTTTTTCCAGTTTCCTTGTGAGTAAACTCAAAAGAATCATTTGGAAGCTTGACAACATCTGTCATGATGCATCCAAAATCAACTGAAACTGTGTCAAATGTTCCTATAATCCATGCTACATCGAGCAAGTAGATGTATTCCATTCCAAATTTTGGCTCCTTATTGCTATTAATTAGTGCATCAAACATTCCCATAATTACATCTCTTTTTCAATGAATATAGCAGCCTCGTTATAAGCATTATTCAGACCTCTTCTTATCATCTCAAAGTTATCTAGCTCAGCCTTCTTAACTACATCGACTATTATGTCATTTGACATAGCAAACTCAATAAAGAAGTTGTATATATTTCCATATCCAGTTTGCTCTCTATATTCCTCACGAACACCCTCTTGTAGGTGCTTTAAAATCTCCATCCTATCAGCCTCGTTCTTCGAGTACTTCTTCAGAAGAAACAAAAAAATCTTTTTCATACTATCTCTTTTTAATTCTGATTCCAAAGAACCAAAGGTCTATTCTAAAAAACCATCTCCCATTGTTCTTGCCGAAACCAACTCTAAGCATTCTATTATTCCTGTCAAGTCGAATTGTTTCAAAGTACCCCCTACTATCTTGTGCTGGAGTTGGGTTGCTTCTCATAATTTTATGCCTTGCTCTGCTTTTCATTCTCTTCTCAAGCCAAAACAAGAACAAAACTACAGCTAAAAGTATAAGGGCAGAAATCCAAACAGGACTTAAAACCCATCCCCATGACCAATCTATCTTACCCATCAGCTTTAGAGCTATGAATAAAATGGTTAATAGACCAACGAAGCCTACCCCTCCAGAACTCGTATTTGAATTATTATTTGCCATCCTTATCACCCTTAAAATAGTCAACCAAGTCTCCAGCCTTTTCCTTTGTGTACTCATAGCTGTTAACAACTGCCTCCTTTACAACTGGAGCCTTATCCTTAGCGACATCATATGCACCCTTAAGTGTCTTAATGTCTTCCTTTATCTCCTTATAGTCAGGAATTTTGCTTGAAAATGTCAATATCTGCATATAGGCAAGGAATGAAATTAAAAGAGACGCAAAAAATGCAACTGAAAGTGCTATTACAGCAACTTCAAGTCTCTTAATTCTTTGTTCTGGTGTTTTCTCAATTTTATTTTGCATCTTTCAAATTTTTAATTTCTTTCTCAATCTTATTAATCATCTTATCCATACTTAAATTATCTTTAGCAATATCCATAAGAAAATTTCTAAATCTTGACTCTGGTGTATCTGGCTCTGGAGGGAAAAATTCAAGGCTATAATTAAAACGATGGCCTATATTTCCGTTATAATAACCACCAATTGCTGTTCCAACAAGAACCCCTTCATCGTCTTCACTTACATTACCATCCTCATCCAGCAAAGGCTTATATAGCTTTATCTCATAATTTACCATAGAAGACTTGCCTGCATCATATTCCCCCGTATCCTCATCAGCATGAATCCACCACTTCTCAAAACCCTTAAGAACTTGTCCACCTTCTCTAAATCCTCCATCATATCCAGAATTATTATGTAAAAACTGAATTTGCTCAGCAGTTAATTTAATACTATTCATCTTATTTCTTATTTTCGTGCAATTTACAAATTTTTTCCCAATCTACCAAAACTGGCTCATTTGCCATGTAGTATTGCAGGTTCAAAACGCTGCAGTTGATTAAGGTTGTAACCTTCTCTACACCATCATCATCTGGAATAGATTTCCTATCAATTCCATAAGCCTCGTGAATATGACCAAAGGCCAAAACCTTTGGACGTATGTCAGCAATTCTCTTCGTAAGGCTTGGACACCCCACTCTATCACCACTCTTGCATTTATCAAGAATTGTATTGGCGCAAGGTCCATGAGTTATAACAATATCTGCATCCTCTGGAATCTGGTCCCAAAAAGTCTCAAGGTCCTCAGGCATCATGTTGAATGCCCAACTGTGAAACCATGGTGTAACTGGGCTACCCCAAATCTTTATACCCTCGATTATCACTTCAGAGTTCTCAAGGTAAATAATATCATCAGGAATGATGTCAAGGTAGCTGTTGTCATTTAACTTGTGGTTTGGGCTTCTTGGGTGACTTGGCTCAAACCAAAAGTCATGGTTACCAGCAATCATCACTTTGTGCTTAGCTGGTTGCTTGGAGTACCACTCCATGAAGCTCTCAACCTCATGCTTATGACCACGAAGAGAAATGTCTCCACAGCAAATTGCTATGTCAGTCTCTGGCAATGTCATCTCATTGTGAAATCCGTGTGAATCGGAAAAAAATACTATTTTCATATCTTTTTAAAATTAGGCAAATATTCTTTTGCTGACCAATTAATTTTATGATTAGGTGATATATAAAAAAGACCATCATCTCCTTTAATTAAGTGAAGCATCTCATTGTCTGTATAAAAATCGAAACTAAGTAAATACTCACCAGCCATAAACTTACCCTTCAATACATTTAGGAAAGATATTTTTCTATTTTTAAAAATAGAATGGTAAAAAACCTCTATTTTATACGATGGACACTTCTTATGCTGATGCATCATATTGTCTGGTTTAACATCTTTTCTATGAAAAACCATTTCAATTGGAATATCAGAAAAAAGATAAGAATCTTCAATTAATATTTGAAGTGTAGGAAAAGCGTTTTTATAAGCTTGAATTCCTATAATTTTACACTTCAAAATATCGTCAGAATCTTGTTTAGTTAAAAATGATTCTTCAATATAGCAATCTATTGGCTTAATGTCTACAGTCATCTTAAAATGGATTTAAACAATCTGTCCACTCCTTTTTATCACTATCATATTCAGTCAATAAAGAAAAAACTAAGTGACCCTTCATTACCCAAGAAATGCTAGTTTCTCTCAGAACTACGCCAATTCCTTGTCTCTCTATTTTTCCATTATAGTCCTGAACAACAATATATTTCAACTCGAAGTGGTCCTCATCAAAAATATGAGTACTCAATAATCTATCAACATGCCATCCAACTTCTGTTAATGAATGACAATCTCCTTCAGTTATCGCATCATTGAATGTGATGAACGTAGTGGGAGAAGATTCAAAACCCCATCCAAGAGTCTGAGCCAGAGCTTCCTCATTAAGTTGACTTAAATATTTAAAGCCAATTGAGGCATTTTTTTTAAGAGTTCCAGATAACCTATCCTTTAGTTCAGGGTCTGTAAGCCAATCCTTAAGAGGTGTTGACCTCATCTTTTTTTGCATTGACATACCCTTAGTTAGACTATATGTATGATTAAAATCAACTACTTTTGTTTCCATTTAATTTTATTTTTCCAAATTTTTATCTACAGCTAAATACTTATGTCCAGAACCTGTCTTAACCTTTTCTAGGGCTCTATAAGCACTTGAAGATACATGCATGTAAATGGGGTCAGCAAATAAGCATACAATGTCAAGCTCTGGCATTTGGTCCCACATAAATCTAAGCTGATTATATTCATAGTCAAAATCATGACCATTTCTTAGACCACGTATTACCACAACTCGCTTACCAGTCTCAGATTCCTTTTCTCTGACGTAATCAGTCAAAAAGCCACTATAGCTATCTACAGTCTTTGATGTCAATTGCCTCTTGATGGTTTGAACCCTTGAGTCATCAACACTCGTTGTCTTATCTGGGTTTACCCCAACAGCTATAATTACATTTCCTTGTCCAAATATTCTCTCAGCTTTCTCAAGAATATTTTGATGTCCAATGGTAAATGGATTGAAGCTCCCAGGATATATTGCTATTACGTCCTTCATAAGAATTAATTAAAAAAAGTTGACCAGAAAACCCTGGTCAACCTTGTTATTTCTTAGCCCCCTTAAGAATGTGGTCTATACAACCGTATTCTTTTGCCTCTCTAGCTGTCATCCAGTGGTCTCTATCACAGTCACTCCAAATTTTATCATATGGTTGACCTGTGTGAAGTGAGATTATCTCATAGAGCTCTTTTTTAAGCTTTTGAATCTCCTTAGCTGTAATTTCAATGTCAGAAGCCTGACCTGAAGCTCCACCAAGAGGTTGATGCTGCATGTATCTTGCATGAGGCAAAGAATATCTCTTACCCTTTTCTCCAGCACAAGCCAGCACATATGCCATCGAAGCTGCGATACCCGTGTTAACAGTTACAATATCTGGCTTAACATACTGCATAACATCATAAATACCAAGTCCAGCGTAAACACTTCCTCCTGGAGAGTTAAAGTATATCGTGATGTCTTTCTTAGCATCTACAGACTCAAGGAATAATAGCTGAGCGTTGATTACGTTTGCAACAGTGTCATCAATTCCAGTTCCAAGGAAGATGATTCTGTCCATCATCAATCTTGAAAAGACATCCATCGCAATAGCGTTCAACTGTCTCTCTTCGATGATGTTTGGTGTCATAGCGAAAGGAGTTTGCGCTATTGACTGCGGCATAAACACATTATGGTTTATAATTTTAGAATAACCATCAAGCGTCAAGCTTGAAATTCCCTTGTCTCTTGCGAAAAGTTCAAAATCTTTCTTTAAGTTTTCCATTTTTTGTTCTCTTTTTTTATTTAAAATTTGGCTCCTTAAATCCAATAGACTTAAGAACCTTGTTGTCTGATTTTCTCTTAACAATCCAGTAGTTTCCAACCTTCTCATAGTAACACTCGATTACTTCACCCATCTTATTTGGGTGAGTTCCCTTAGCATACGCTTCTACAGAGTACATAGCATCTTGCTCTGTTGAGCAGAACTTAGAGAAATTTGAATCCATGACCTCAGCAAAGTCTTCTTCAAATTGCTCTTGTATTCCAGCGAAGTGAATGAGATTACCCATAACCACTCTTAGGTCTGCACAAGCATCTCTAAGTTCAGTTAAGTCACCTTCATTTCTGTTTCTACCAACCATGTTAAACTTAGCCATGGTAGCCGCTCGAATAACCTCATCAAAGAATTTATTTGCGTCTTCATCTGAAGCTGATTCAGCAGCTTCTAACAATTCTTCAAGTACCAATCCAAGCGCAAGTTGTAATTTATCACTTGCGGGGAATTGTGGAGTTTTTGGACTTTCCACTCCAGCTGTTGTCAGCCACTCTGATATTCTCTTTTGCTCACTCATATTACAAATTTAAAATTTTTTCTTTAATCAAACTCCTGAAGACAGTATTAATACCTATTTTTGATTCTATCCAGTACTTATCTCTAAGAAGGAGGTCCCCATCAATTTCATCCTTTGACTTGAAGGCTATCTTGACCTTATAAGAAACAGTTTCAACTTTATTATGATATGAACTCTCATTCTCCCAAGTATCTACATCTTCAACTGTGTATCCACTCCTTTCTAAGAATGATATAATTTCTTGTTCAGAAAAAAATAATTTTAGTTCCATGTTTAAAATCCTAAATAAAAATCACTATGCTTAATGTAAAACTTAGTTGCCTCATACTTCTTTCCATCCAGCCATTGACTGAAAGTCATCTGAGCTGTCTTAACTCCACCTATATCGTTTTTCCACTCTTCCATGTACCTCTTCTCAGCCTCTCTCATATCAACATTGAATCCAATGGTAACAAAGTTAAATTTTGACTGCTCTGCTTGCATTTCATTGATGTACTTCTCCATCTCGGAATTCATATTCTGCTGATGCTGTAAACCTTCTATCATATCCCCTTATTTTCTTCAATCACAAAATTTTCACCATTAATTATAAGTGATGTAGATGCCATAATAGGATTTTCCTGGTTAATTATGGCAACTTGATTTTCATTATGATGATATGTGAACAGGTTATTAAATATTTCCTTAATAGGAACTAATAGTCTCCAGTTTGTGTGAGGGTTTTGATGATGAACCAAAGATGTCATATCATGGAAGATGAATACATTATCAGGCTTCTCATATACAAATGGATAAAGTTCAACTGGCATCAAATTAGTGATTGGCACATTGATGTCTCCGCTGTAGATTACAACCGCATAATCATCACCAACACTGAAGTGAAATAGAAGGGCTGAGTTTGGAAAGTTGTTAACTGGCCAATGATTGCTTGTAGTGTCAATCTTGGTAATGCTTATACTCTCGTCTTCGATGAAGACGTTTCCAATTCTTATTTCGTATTGTTCTTCTGGATGTCCACAAATATCAAGGTATTGCTTAACCCTTGGGGCTACAGTATCATGACACTCAATAATTGTCTTCTGATTGTGAACAAAGAATCGCTCATAAACAAGTGTTGACAATCCATTTATATGGTCCTCATGAGTGTGTGTGATAAAAACTCTGTCGATTACATCAACTTGGTTCCATTTTCTAAGCTTAGAATATGCAGTATATCCACAGTCAATCAGGAAGAACTTACCACCCCTTGTCTTAAACAAAACACTGGCAGTTCCTTCTTCAGTATCGAAAGCCCCTCCTATACCAAGAAAGCGCACATCAAGAAGTGGTTTACCACTATTACTTAACGCAGACTGAATACCTTTCTTAATTTCAAATTTTGCCATAGCCTTGATTTGTTCGTTTCAAAATTAGTGATAAATTAATAACTGTGCAAATATTTTACACCTTATCTATCAAGAATAATCCTAACTTGCTCATTCCTAACTCTAAGTCCTCCTTCAAATTGCTGAACATTACCTCATTTTCTGGATGTCCCTCAATTTTGAACTTGGAGTATAAGTTGTTGATTAACTTGCAGTGTTCAATAAGTGCATTGAACAGGATATTTGGCTGCAGATTATGAAGAGACTTTAAATATTTGAATTGTAGCTCTGTACTATTGAACTCATCTGTTTCTAATCCTTTAACGCCAGCACTCTTTAGTCGAGCAAGTGTATACGACAAGTAAAGCCCAGGAGAGTTCTTAGGATTCTTTAGTAGCTTAAGGTTAATATTTTTATCCTTTGTTGGCTCAATCTTTAGTATGAACCCAGCAAGAACGTTATATACAAGCTCTAGGTCGTTATCAAACTCCTCAAGACATTCTTCAATCAGGTCTGAGAAGAAAATTACATTCCCATCTCGACTAGACATCTTTGTACCAACCTTAACAAGACCCAATCCAACATGATTTGTTTGCGGATAGAATTCCTTTAAGGCCTTAAAGTGGTTATCTTGCTCATGACCTGTCAAGTATAGGGTTGAATCACCTAACATCTCTGCAAGAGCCATATCTTGATAGAAGTAACTTGTTGAGCCATCACTCTTGATGCCGACTATCTTCTCACTACCAGTATTAAAAACCTTTGTTCCAGAATAATCACCCTCTCCATCTTCTAACTTATCTCCAGTATAGGTCATGTGAGAGGCGTAGAAGATTTGAGATATATCAAGACCAAATTCTTCACAATACTTTCGATACATATTATATGCCTCACCCTTTTCAACACCACCATCAAGAGTATCTCCCAGAATGGATATGAACTCACGCCCAACACCCATTGACTGAAAGGTTTTGGCTATTATGAAGTTGGACATATGCCCAATGTGCAGGTGCTTGTTAAGATTTGGGCTAAATCCATCAACATAGCTATATTCTACAAACGGCTCAAAACACTCTGAAATGTCATAGTTCTTAGGGACAATAATGTTTGTATATCCCCCTTCTCCAGAGACTATTCTAAATCCCCAACGATTAGCCCACTTAGTGATTATCTCACTTGGCTCACCATATACACAGAACCCAAATCCCATACTTGATGGGAGAGTTCGAATATCATTTACACTTATTTTCATTTTATAGTTCCTATTTTAATTGCAATACCAGGCATACCTTGCATAGCTAGTAAATCACTTCTTTTTTGAATTCCTTTTTCTCCGACAAAATCTTTTCTAAAATGCCTGCAGGTTTCACACATGTAGTGACCATCTCCCCAGCATCCTCCACTAGGTTTTCCATAGTCAAATTCTTGAGATGGACACTCTTCGTCCTTTGGTCTATATTCTTCCATCAATTTGCTTTACTATTATGTTCTGGCATCTCGCCAAGGTTTAATAAGTCACTCTGAGCCATTTCTATGATGTATCTGGAATACTCCTCAAACATACCCTTAGCCTTTGTTGCGTTTATTCCTTCGCCAGTCTTTGGGTAGAAGTTTATAGCAGTTCCAATTGTCATGTGGAAGCCGAAGTATGGCCTAGCTGGAAGCCCAAGCTCCATTCTAATAGCTCCAAGCTCATCTCGATACTCATATGGAACAGTTAGCCACCAGTCAACATAGTTACCCATTCTATTTTTAATTCCTAGAAATGGGTCCACATTCAAGTAAATGTCAATTTCCTTTCCATCCCACCTAGCCTTAACTTCCTCCCACTTACCATTTGTTTCAGATTCTCTATCATTAATAATGGTAACATGAGCGCCTCTCAAGGGCTTGTGAAGTGGTAGATTAAATCTCTTTCTGAAGAGCCAGGCATAGTATTCTGTGATGCCCTTTTCCTTAGAGGAAAGCCCTGGCTCAAGCATAACCATGGCAAACTTCTTCCACTCAGATTGACGTTCTTGCTTGTTTGTAATCTCCTCTGGGTCGAACAAAATCTTTCCTCGAAATTTAATACAATTTTCCATGC